GACACATTCTATTTGGTTTTCAATTCTATGGGCTTTAGTTGGTTTATTGTCATTAATTATAGGTATTAAAGATTATCGACACCACAAAAAGTGTGAACTTAAAAAATAATCATTACTTATAAAAACAAAATCTTAAATTAAATTTGAATATAAAAAAAATATTATTTATATTAGAGAATAAACAAAATAAAATATAAACTATGAAAAACAAACTAATTGAATTTTGGGGACTTTATTACCCCGTCGTACTTGCCTTTATTTCTTTTCTCTATTCAGTAACACTCTGGTTTAGTGGACAGAAACTAGAAGGAATATTTGTTGGAATTTGGGTTCCTTCAATACTAGCTTTTGCTATAGCCATTAGACAACGTAGAAATGATTTTTTCAAAAACAAAAAGAAAAATAAATAAATGGAGAATAAAGGAATGTTTATTATTGGTACAATTATTTTTGTACTCTATATGGTTGGATATCTGACTATGATAACCAAGATGAATAAATTACAATCTAAAGAAAATAAAGTTGAAAAAAAAAATAATAAAAAAAAATTATAGAATGGAATATATTAAAAATCTTAATGAAATATCCTTGAAAGATATAAATCTTGTAGGTGGTAAAAATGCTTCGTTAGGAGAAATGATACAAAATGTGGAATCTTTAAACATAAGAATACCTAATGGTTTTGCTATTACAACTAAGGCTTATTATGAGTTTATAAATTACAATAATTTAAATAAAAAAATATCTGATTTAATATCCAATTTGAATGCAGATGACCTAAACAACTTGAAGTTGGTTGGTTCTGAAATTAGACAATTGATTCGAAACGGATTTTTTCCTGAAGATTTAAAAAAAGAAATTTTCTTATCTTATGAAAATTTATGTAAATTTTATTGTGTAGAAATGATTGATGTCGCAGTCAGGTCATCTGCAACCGCCGAAGATTTACCTGACGCAAGTTTTGCCGGTCAACAAGAAACTTTTCTGAATGTTAGGGGATTTCAATCAATTTTAGAAGCGATAAGAAATTGTTTTGCGTCCCTTTTTACTGATAGAGCAATCTCATACAGAAACACATTCAAATATAATCATTTGGACATTGGTCTTTCAGTTTGTATTCAAAAAATGGTTAGGTCAGATTTGGCATCTTCTGGTGTTGCTTTTTCATTAGATACAGAAAGTGGTTTTAAAGATGTAGTACTTATAAACTCATCTTATGGGTTGGGAGAAATGATTGTTCAAGGTGCAATATCTCCAGACGAATTTATCGTATTCAAACCATTATTGAAAAACAATTTTTCATCCATCATAGAAAAAAAATTGGGTAATAAAGACAAAAAAATGATTTACGGTGAAGAACATGGTAAACTTACAAAAATTGTCAGCGTTTCCGAAAAACAAAAAGAACAGTTTTCAGTTACTGATTCTCAAGTTTTGGAAATTGCAAAATGGGTAACATCTATCGAAGAATATTATTCGAAAATAAAAAAAAAATGGTGTCCAGTCGATGTTGAATGGGCTATAGACGGATTGACTAATGATTTATACATTGTCCAAGCTAGACCAGAAACAATACATTCAAGAAAAAATCAAAGTAATTTAGTAGAATATAAAGTCAAATCTGAAGGGCACACACCTATTGTCAAAGGAATTGCAGTTGGTGATGGAGTATCTACAGGTCGCGTTACTGTCATGAATTCCTTAGATGAAGTAGTATTTCAAGAAGGAAATATTTTGGTTACAGATATGACAGACCCAGATTGGGAGCCAATAATGAAGAAAGCTTCCGCTATAATAACAAATAAAGGTGGAAGAACTTGTCATGCGGCAATTGTTGCAAGGGAAATGGGTTTAACGGCAATAGTTGGATGTAACAATGTGACTGAAATTCTTGAAGATGATGATTTAGTAACTGTTTCTTGCGCTGAAGGTGAAACAGGCCTCGTGTATAAAGGTATTATCGATTTTGAAAAAACTGAAACTAATATAGATGATTTACCAAAAATTGATACTCCAATTATGTTTAACATTGCAAGTCCAGAAATTGCATTCAAATTTTCACACTTACCAAATGCTGGCGTTGGTTTAGCAAGAGAGGAATTTATTATCAATAATTACATAAAAATTCACCCTTTAGCACTATTGAACCACAACAAAATTGCTGACAAAAACTTATCAAATCAAATAAAGAACATTATTTCTGGTTATAAAGATGAAGAAACTTTTTTTGTCAAGAGATTAAGTTATGGAATTGCAAGAATAGCGTCTGCTTTTTATCCAAATAAGGTGATTGTCAGATTGTCGGATTTTAAATCTAATGAATATTACAACCTGCTTGGTGGAAATTATTTTGAACCCAAAGAAGAAAACCCTATGATTGGATGGAGAGGAGCCTCGAGATATTATTCTGAAGAATATGAAGAAGCTTTTGGAATGGAAATAAAGGCGATTAAAAGAGTTCGTGAGAAAATGGGTTTAGAAAACGTTGTAGTTATGATTCCTTTTTGTAGAACAGTTGATGAATTACTTAAAGTTTATCAGACGATGGAAAAATACGGATTAAAAAGAAGAGAAAAGGGACTTGAAATTTATTTGATGGCTGAATTACCATCTAACATTTTTTTAGCTGATGAATTTTCGAAACATATCGATGGATTTTCAATTGGGTCCAATGATTTAACACAATTAACTTTAGGCTTAGATAGAGACTCTTCATTAGTCGCACATATCTATGATGAAAGAAACACCGCAGTCAAAAGAGCGATTTCACATCTTATAGAAGTTTCTAAACAAAATAATGTCAAAGTTGGAATATGTGGTCAAGGGCCAAGCGATTTTCCTGATTTTGCTAAATTTTTAGTAGATTTAGGAATTGATAGTATTTCTGTGACACCTGACTCATTATTGAAAACTTTGAAAGCTCTTCAAAAATAAAATAAATTCAACAATAAGAAATGACACACCAAATTAAAACTTCAACCAATAAAATTCTTGTGGAACTGAAAGTTGTTGAACACGGGACCGAATTTTATACTTCAAAGGAATTGTCAGAGTTTAAACAAAAACTTAACGAGGCAAATAAAGACCATGGGAAACAGTTTAACGAAGATTTGTCAACCTTAGATAAAATATATCAAGAATGTAAAAAAACAGGTGTTAATCCTGACGTAATTACAAAACATAAATTTAGTAAAGTAAGTAAAAATTGGGGATTAAAATATGAGAATAATTAAAATTTATTAACAAGAACGAAAAACAAATAGAAAAGTATGAAAAAAGAAATTTATGTGAGATTTACTAATGACGGAACATATTTCAATAAAATCAAAGTTTCATATGATGAGTTAGAGGACTGTAAAGTATATTCTAATGAGGTTTTCTGTACCATAAAAGGAATAAGAATGGCGATTAAAAAAAATGATTGGGAGGACTTAAAAAATGAATTTAAATAAAATTAAAAAAATGGTTATAGCAATGGAAGAACAATATAAGTATCCTGTTGAGGATAGTTCAATTGAGTATACGTCAAGGGAAATTCACCCTTCCTTACTTGAAGAAGAAAAAAAAGATTTAGATATCCCTTCTTGTTGGAGTAACTTAAAAAACAATGAGTACGCTCCCGCATACCCAACGGTTCCAAAAGTACCTGCAGGTGTTTATGAAATAGGATGGAATAGTAGTCTATCAACATATACCGTTAAAAAACAACCATTCAAAACAGATGAGTTATACCACTTACCATCTTATGAAATTACAGACATCTTAAAAGATATTGATAATTTCTGGAATAGAGCAGATAATTATAAAAAATATAACTATATCCACAAAAGAGGTATATTAATGTATGGTGAACCAGGTTGTGGTAAGTCAGGTATAATTCAGTTAATATCACAACAAATAATTAAAAAAGATGGTATTGTGATGAATGTAAAAGATGAAGAAGATGTTGAAAGATTTACATCATTTATTGGAACATTTAGAAAAGTTGAACCTAAAAGACCACTTATTGTGTTATTGGAGGATATTGATTCACTTAGTGGTGAAGGTAAACATCAAACTGCAAGATTATTAAATATCCTTGATGGTGTAAAACAAATTGAAGGTGTTGTATACATCGCAACAACAAACTACCCAGAAAAATTACAAGAAAGAATTACCAATAGACCATCTCGTTTTGATAGAAGATATAAAGTGGAACTTCCTAATGAAGATATTAGAAAAGCGTACATCCAACACAAATTGAGTGAAGACGATTTGAAAGGTATTGATATTGAAGAATGGATAAAAAAAACTGAAGGAATGTCTTTGTCACATTTAAAAGAAGTTGTAATTTCGGTTATTGTTATGGGTAGAACTTTTGAAGAAACAATTGATAATCTTGAGGGGTTGAAAAAAACACCAACAATAAAAGGTAGTGGAAGAATGGGGTTTGGGTCGTAATTGACTACGCCAAACCTGATTCTTTATCGATTAGATTATTAACTTTAACAGTTCCTTTGGCCCAAGCTCCGCCAAGACTACTAGTCCTACTATCTTTAGCAATTTTTAACAATTCCTTGTCAGATTTACCTTCTTTAACGGCACTTTCTATTTTTTGAGCAAATTTCTTAAAGAAACCAGGACCGTTCCAACATGCGTATGACATATGTAATAATAAACCTTTGTTACCCTCGATACGTTTTTTTGTTTCAGAGTCTTTAACAAAATTAGACATATTTCGTTGGTAAGATTTAAACATTATTTTTGATGCCAAATTTTTAAGTTTTTCTTGTAAATCACCCCCTGTGTATCCCCATTTCCATTTTTTACAAAATTCGGACATACCTAATTTCTTTTTTTCAGAATCTATAATTCTAAAAAATTCCTCACCTTCAGGTTTAACGGTTTCAATAGCCCCCGCTTTTCTATCTAATCCAAACATAGTTTCACCTGATTTATCAAACATTGCCGTATATGGGTGAGATTTACATTGCCAATGGTTCCAATACCCACCCTCAAAGTTATCAATAACTTTTTTAGTGACATCCATCCAATTAGACTCAACACTACCTGTGGCATTTTTTATTATCTTATCTTCATCTTTCTTATCTTCATCTTTCTTATCTTCATCTTTCTTATCTTCATCTTTCTTATCTTCAGTACTATCTTTTGAAGATGTCGAACTAAACCCTGAAGATAACTGTTTTAAAAAATCATTAACGTCAATACCTAGAATTGAGCCCACCTCATTTAATTGATACATTTGTTTTATTTTATTTTTTTCTGATTCAGATATTAAAATTTTCTTATACATGGTAAATTAATTTTTTTAATAAATATTTATTAAATAAGATGAAAGTGTTAGTTAAATACAAAAACTCCTCAATTGGTAAAAATAAAATGGAATTTTATAATAAATTTATTAAATTCCTACAGAAAGAATTACCATTAAAAAATGATGTTAGTATTTGTTTTTTAGGTGAGAGAGAAGGGAAAATGACTACAGGTAGTAGAACTGATAATAGTGAACTTAAAATACTATGTAAAAACAGAATGACTCGTGATATTTTAAGAACATTAGGACATGAATGGGTTCATGAGTACCAAATAAATGTTTTGGGTAGAGAACACGGTCCTGACATTGGGGGTCAGAATGAGGATGAGGCTAATGCTTTTGCAGGTCAAATGATGAAAAAATTTGAAAAAAAATATCCTCGCGAGGAGGATATGATGTACGATTAAACTAAGTAAACCCAATTTTTAGGTAATTAACATCTAATTAAGAGATGCTAACTATCTCCAAATCAAAAATTAGTTTTTTACCTGCTAATGGGTGATTAGCATCCAACTTAACGGTTTCCTCATTAATTTCTAAAACTTTAACATTGATAGGTCCCATCGGTCCAAATCCCTGTAACATGTCCCCAACATTAACACCTTCAGGTACTTGTGTTTTTGGAATGTCGTTAATCATATCTTCTCGGTATTCACCATACGCTTCTGAAGGTTCAATTTCAATTGTTTTACTTTCCCCTTCAGACATTTCTAAAAGACCATCCTCAAAACCTTTAATTAAAGAACCTTCACCCAAAATTGCAGTTAGGGGTTCTCTCCCTTCATTCAAAGATGAGTCAAATATTGACCCATCCTCTAATTTACCTGTGTAATTTACAGTTACGGTATTACCGTTTTCAACTTTTTTCATAATTTATATTTTTTTAAAACAATTATAGGGGTATTAGGGTACAATATCAACAGATGAAACTAAACTAATCTTGTGTTTATCTGAACCTGTATATTTCCAAGACTCCTCAATTAAATATTTTAAACCATCTAATTGGGTCTCCTCAAATAACTCAACACTACCTACTTTAAGAGTACAATCAATTAAAAAATCTTTAGTTGTTGTACAATACTTACATTGATTGACCTCCACAATAGTACCCTCCCCATAAAGTAATTCTAAATCTTTTCTAAAAACTATATTTAATAGGACGGTCATACAATTCCTCATAATAATAAATATAAACACTTGTTTTGGGTTGAAAAGTTCTTTTTAATAATTTATATTTTGTAAAAAAAAAGAAATATGGTACTGAATATTTTATTGTTGTTATTATTACTTTGTTTAATTACAATCACTACGTTAATTTGTGTATGGTGGGTTAAATATGGTAAAAAATTGTTTAACACATTTAAGACTATGGAAAAAACATTCAATCAGACTAAAAATCCGATAAATTCTGCGGGTAAATTAGATATGAATGGTTTATTAGATGAACTAAACAAAATAAATAAAATATTTAAAAAATAAAAAATCATGTATAGAACATCAATAAAGACTATTTTTTTATAAACATGGTATATTTATAAAACACTATCACTCTCATCACGAGAGCCTCTATATATAAAAAAGACCTGTTAAATTTGACAGGTCTTTTTATTTTCACTATATTTGTCTTATGAAAAAAGAAGAGGTAAAAAAAATTAATGTTTTTGAAAAAATATCGCTTTGGTGGAAATTTGATGGTCGGTACATGCACAGAAATTTTGCTAAAGGTATAAAAAACCTTTGGAGGTGGTTTCCTGTTATATGGGAAGATAGAGATTGGGACCATGATTATATCTACACATTAATAAGAACCAAGTTAAATTTCCAATCAGATTATATTCGTAAGTTCGGAAATCATTTAGATGCTGGAAGGGATGCGGAAAGAATGAGATTAGTTTCAAGACTAATTGAATTAGAACAAGAAGGGTTCTATACAATGGAGTATATGGGTTATCATGACACAAAGTATGATTTTATTCCGACTGATGAGACTAAAAAATTATATAGAATAGAAGACACTTTAATTTCTGAAAGCTTTGACGAATACTTTAAAAAGTATCCTCGTCAATATAAACGAGTTTTATCAGGTGAAATTAATAGATATAAAAGACCTGTAGAAAAAAAGGATAAACAAGTTATCGCAATGGAAATTGCACACGAGAATCAAGAACGTTGTAGAAATTTAATCTTTAAAATAATGAATGACCACATCCAAAGATGGTGGGATTAAAAAAAAAATAGTATATTTGTATGAAATTTAAAATCAATTGGAGTTTAATAATCGTAGTTTTATGGTTTGCTCTTATAACAACAATAGCTTATTTTGTAATATGAAACACATACACACATTTGAAAACTTCTCAAATGAAGGTCAAACTAACCAAGACATTAAAGTTGGTGATACTGTAGGTAATGCGGTACAGGGATTCAACTTTGAAGTAAAGAAGATTAGTGGAGACAAAATGACCGTAAAGGATAAAAAGTCTGGAAAAGAATTTGAGACTTTTATTGAAAATATGTACAAAACCACATTGGGTATAAAAGTATAAAGGCTTTCATCCAAACATTATGGAAGTAACAGATACTCTAAGAATTACCAAGATAGATGGTGACACACTCATTTTTAACAACGGAGAATATCAGATAAGCAAAAAATATTTTACCAAAACAAAAATATGAACCCAAATAAAGATTTTGAATTTGTGCTTAGAGTATTAAACTCAAGTGAAAACAGTGACCACATTAAAACCACAGATAAACTGTTTGAGAACTTCAAAAATAAATGGAAAAAAAGAATGGAATGTTATGAGCTTGTAGATTACATGTTCAAATACAAAGTAGAAAGAAAAAAAAATAAAAAAAATATATGAAACTTACAATAATATCAGATACTCACAACCACCACAAAAGAGTTACAGATGATTTACCAGGAGGTGACTTATTAATTCATGCAGGTGACCTTAGTTCTATGGGGTACGAACATGAAATAACTGAGTTCGCTAAATGGTATAATAAACTTGATGGTTATGACCATAAAGTATTTATCGCAGGAAACCACGATTGGGGTTTTCAGAATAATACTGAAAAAATCAAAGGGTTACTTACAGGGTATAAAAATATAGATTACCTTGAAGACGAATTCATGGGAATCCAAGAAGGTGACGGTCCTGAAATTAAAATTTGGGGTAGTCCTTGGCAACCTGAATTTTACAATTGGGCATTTAATCTTCCTCGTAATGGTGAAGAATTAAAAGCAAAATGGGATATGATTCCTGATGATGTGGATATCCTTATAACTCACGGCCCTGCTTGGGGATTTGTTGATGATGTTGAGGGTTGCAGAGGAGAACACTTAGGTTGTGAGTTACTTGCTGAAAGAATTAAACAAATCAAACCTAAAATACATATCTGTGGTCATATCCATACAGGTCACGGACACTATTTTGATGGTCATACTCACTACTTTAACGCATCTGTGTTAAATGAAAGATATCTATATTCTCACACACCGTGGGTTATTGATTGGGACCCTATTACAAATGAAGTAAAATTTGTCTAATATGAAAGTGTATATAACTGAAAACAAAGAAGTGTACGAAAAAATTAGACAGATTTTATCGGGGATTGCATTTTTTAGACACACGGATACGGAGTATTTCATTAAAGTAAGAAAAAACCCAGTGATAGAAAATTTTTTAGAACTGGGTTTAATTTCTGAATACAATGAAGTGAGTGAAGTTACTCCTTAGTTTTACGTATTGAAATTATCTTAACACCTTTACCTTTATTTTTTAAGGTAACTTCATTTTCATGTGGATATAAAACGTTGTTATAGACTGTTTCACCAACATCAACTAGTTTTTTAGGTGCTAATACGGTTATTATGTAGGATTGGTCTCCGACACCATCGGCATATGAATGATTATTTAATAAATCCTTTTTACTTGTTGAGTAATGGGACCCCAACTCGTTAGTGTTAATATCTTCTTTACTTTCGACATGTATTATCCTGAATAATCTTATTTCTTCAGGTAAATTTTTTACACTATGTATAATATCTTCTAAAACTTCTTTAGCCTCATCTTCATCATAATTCATATCCCGTTTTAATAAAGAAAGATATTTTTCTTTATTAATTTTTTCGGTAAGCAACTGAAGTAGTTTCATATAGATAAATATGGAAGACTAAACCTTTCGTCTGGTCACTGAAGGTTTTCTCTCCACCTTATATTTTATTTCGACCTCGCAAGGATTAACCATACTCTTTTTACTATCATATCTCCATATAGTGATTGTTTCATCGTCCTCATAACGACGCTCCCATTTTTTATGTTCGATTTGCTCCTTTTTCTTACTCATAGAGCTAAGTTACGTAAAAAAATAAATATATCCAAATTGAGATATTTATAATAGAATAATGAGCAATAGTCAACTTAAAATATTAATGACCGAAGAACAATTCAATCAACTATTGAATGAGGATAGGGGGGTCAACAGAGCGTCTATATCGTATAGTAATATTATATTAGAAAAAATTGAACCTTATATTTTAAACTCATTAAAGTCTAAAAAATCTGAAACGATTAAATTTAAAATCCCATTGAATGATTTATCGAGCGTGTGGGAGAATGATTTAGAAGGTTATTCCGAATTCCCCATTTTTGAGATTAGAGTAGAGTTGAATATATCAATCCAAACGAAGAATCAAATGGATTACCTTTTTAGTACTGGTGGAGGGGCTGAACAAATTAACGATAATAGTACTGAAGATTCTTTTGTATCATTACCACCAAGAGGTTTACCTAAAAATGTGAAAGAAATGATTGATTCTAGTTTAAGTGCAAAATTTAGTTTTGATGTTTTCTTAAGGAAAGATGTTGGTGAAAATGATAAACAAGATTTAATATACGATTTAAGGGATACAATTTTACACGAAACAAATCACATGTTAGAATTTTTCAAAAAACATGAGAATAGTTCTGGTAATATTGACGTAGCATTAAGTTACGCAGGTAAAAGGAATTTTAATGTGCCTAATCACATATATGAAATATGGAGAGAATTTCAAACAATGGTGTATTTCTCGGAACCATATGAAATGAGGGCTATGGTACAGGAAATGTATAGTGTTAGATTAAGAAAACCGTTTGAAGCGTTTAAACAACATAGATATTATAAAGCGGCAGAAATAATGGAAAATTTTAACGCTGATAAAATGTTTGATGTTCTTATCCAAAGAATAGAAGATTACAATCCTGATTACCTAATACCAATATTAACTAACTTATGGAAATGGTTTATTTCTGAATATTTTGCAATGTTAGAAGCTCAAGGATTCACACCTAACAAAAAGTTAGAAAAATCAGTACATATTTTGGATATTATGAAATTATTACAACCAAGGATTAATAAAGCTGGTTCAAGACTAAAAAGAAAATTTAATACCTTATATTCCATATCACCTGATTGATACATTTTGTCATAACACCTCATTTTAAAAATGACATTTTGTCATGTTTTTTTGTTTGGTATAAAATTTAACATATGTGTATGGACTTGATTCCATAATTTATTTTTTATATAATTAATCAAAAAAAAGTATGAGTAAAATTATTGGTATTGACTTAGGTACTACAAATTCATGTGTTGCAGTCATGGAAGGTAGTGAACCTGTAGTAATTACGAACAGTGAAGGGAAAAGAACCACACCTTCAATTGTAGGATTTATTAATGGTGGTGAAAGAAAGATTGGGGACCCTGCTAAAAGACAGTCGGTAATTAATCCTGATAAAACTGTACACTCAATCAAAAGATTTATGGGGTCTAGTTTTGACGAAACTAAAAGTGAAGTCAAAAGAGTACCTTATAAAGTTGTTAGTGAAAAAAACAACCCTAAAGTTTCTATTGATAATAGAAAATACACCCCACAAGAAATTTCGGCAATGATTTTACAAAAGATGAAACAAACTGCCGAAGATTACTTGGGGGAAACTGTTACTGAAGCGGTTATCACAGTACCAGCATATTTTAATGATGCCCAAAGACAAGCAACTAAAGAAGCAGGTGAGATTGCGGGGTTAAATGTTAGACGAATAATTAATGAACCTACGGCCGCTGCGTTGGCGTATGGTCTTGATAAAAAGTCTAAGGATATGAAAATTGTGGTATTTGACTGTGGTGGAGGAACTCACGATGTTTCTATTTTAGATTTAGGTGACGGTGTGTTTGAAGTACTATCAACAGATGGAGATACCCATCTTGGGGGTGATGATTTTGACCAAGTAATTATTGATTGGTTAGTAAGTGAATTTAAAGATGAAAATGGGTTAGACCTTAAACAAGATTCAATGGCCTTACAGAGACTTCGAGAATCTGCGGAAAAGGCTAAAATTGAGTTATCATCCACAAATAGTACTGAAATAAATCTACCGTACATTATGCCTGTTGACGGTATTCCAAAACACTTGGTTAGAACTTTAACAAAATCTAAATTTGAACAACTTATAGATGGTTTGATTTCTAGAACTATCAATCCTTGTAAAACGGCATTAAAAAATGCGGGTCTAAAGGTTAGTGACATAGATGAGATTATTTTAGTTGGTGGGTCAACACGTATTCCTGCAATTCAGGAGGCGGTTAAAAAATTCTTCAGTAAAGAACCATCTAAAGGGGTTAACCCTGATGAAGTTGTTGCACTTGGGGCGGCAATTCAGGGAGGAGTTTTAGGCGGAGATGTTAAAGATGTTCTATTGTTAGATGTTACACCTCTATCATTAGGTATCGAAACCATGGGAGGTGTGTATACAAAATTAATTGAGTCTAACACGACAATCCCAACTAAAAAATCACAGGTATTCTCAACTGCAGTTGACAACCAACCATCTGTTGAGATTCACGTATTACAGGGTGAAAGATTAATGGCTAAAGATAACCGAACTATCGGAAGATTCCATTTAGACGGTATCCCACCATCAATGAGAGGGGTTCCTCAAATCGAAGTAACATTTGATATAGACGCTAACGGTATAATTAATGTATCAGCGTTGGATAAGGGGACAAACAAACAACAAACAATTCGTATTGAAGCTTCATCAGGTTTATCAAAAGATGAGATTGAGAATATGAAACGTGAAGCGGAGTTAAATGCGGAATCGGATAAAAAGGCAAAAGAAGAAGCAGAGATTTTAAACGGGGCTGATAGTACGATATTTAATGTTGAAAAGACACTAAAAGACCTTGATGATAAAATCTCAGAAGAACAAAAATCGGAAATAGTGGAATCACTTGAAAAACTAAAAGAGGCTCATAAAAATAAAGATATTGAGTCTATCAAATCAACGACAGATGAAGTGAACACTAAATTTCAAAAAATTACACAAGACTTATATAGTCAGGTAAATGACCAAATGGGGGACATTAATTTTGATGGGTCAGATGTGGAATTTGAGGAAGTTGGTAAATAATCCGAAAAAAAAAATAAAGGACCCTGAGTAATAATTCAGGGTTTTTTATTATCTTTGTGATATGAAAACAAAGTTACCATACGAAATGACAGGAATAGCGATTAAAGGTTATAGTGATTCTTTAACCGCAAGAACAGAAACAAATGATTGTGTTGTTAGGGCTTTCGCTTCCTCTTTTGATGTAACTTATGATTATGCTCATAAATACGTGGCTGAAGAGTTTAAAAGACAACCAAGAAAAGGTACATATTTCACCGCATCTAAGATGGTTAAACTTTCTGAGAGCATGTTCAAGGTTAACGGTAAAAAAATACTCCCTATTGGGACAGAAATTAAAAGTGTTATATACCCATTTTCACTTTCATATGATGTTAAAGTAAAAGGTGAAACCAAAAAAAGACAAATGACTGTTGGTACATTTGTAAAGAAAAACCCGAAAGGAACATTCTTCGTATTAGTTAGAAGACATGCGTTTACAATTAAAGATGGAGTTGTTATCGGGAACCCTGAAGATGCGATAAAAACAAAACGTCCTATGATGGCGGCGTTCAAAATTAAATAAGTTATGAAAGTATTATTTTTAGACCATGATGGAGTAATTTGTCTCTCCAATAATTGGGGTGGACGAACAAAGAAATGGGCAAAGTATCGTAGTGAAAACCCTGATAGTAGTAAAGATAAAAAAGATGTTCCTGTAGAATATCGTTTTGATGACTTCGATAAAAAGGCAATTAAGATACTTAATGAAATAATAGAAGAAACAGGTTGTGAAATTGTTGTAAGTTCTGATTGGAAGTTACACGCAACATTAGAAGAACTTGGTGATTACTACGAAAGTCAAGGGATTATCAAACGACCAATTGCTCTAACACCAAACATACAAAATTGTAAAGATTACGATAGTAATTTTTTATGGTCACGACGATGGGAGTCGGAACAAATACGAACTATTGAAATAAAACAATACCTTCACGATAATCCTGAAGTAACACATTGGGTTTCTGTAGATGATTTGAATATGGGAAAAATTGGTGAGCCTTGGAAAGATGAATGGGCAATTGATAATTTTGTTTTAACACCAAAATCTAATGAAGGGATTAAACAATCAGGAGTAAAAGAAAAAATATTAAATTATTTTAAATAAAAAACCCCTTTCGGGGTTTTTTTATTCTTCAGTAGTTTCGTCTTCCTTAAAAAAGTTAGTTAAAAACTTACCAACTACACCTAAAGCGATTGAAGCACCTATCATGGCTCTTAATTCAGTAACCGTGAATAGTTCTTTTAAAGTATCCCATTGCCAAATACCACCGATTGCGATAACGGTAGCAACTGCCAATAATGAATCACCTAATTTTCTCCACTTTTTAGGTGTTGGTGACCAATAATGTTTCATCATGATTTTTATTTTAATTTAGTTTATTATCTTCCTTGACCTTTATAAGATTTTGGTTTTTCTTCTTTTGGTCCATACTTTTTTTTAAGTTTACCAACAGTTTTTTTTCCAAAGCTTACTTTCATTGAAGATGATGAGGTTGATTTTCCTTTTGCCATTTTATTGATTTTATACGGTTTATTTTAGTCATTTATAAATATCAATAAAAAAGGGGATAGTAGCGAACCTCCCCTTTGTTTTATTACCTTAACAGTAACGGTCCTAAAAGTCCTCTGTAAAGAGGATTATTTTTCTTTGACTAATACCAAACATCTTTTCAGATACTCTTTAGCTCTTGGAGCGGTATCTGAATGTTTAAGAACCTTCTCGATATCCTTAACTAAATCTTCTCCGTGTTCGTTTTCCTTATATAACTCAACTACCTTGTCCATAGCTTTGTTACATTTACCAGAGGTCTCATCAAAATAATTTTTATTTCTAAATTTATTAATGTGATTCATTAGATTATATGCCAAATGTTGACCACCGTCATCCACATCGTGAAGTCTTAATGTTCTTAACATATCTAAAGTATCGACCATACCATTTATCCCACCGTCTCTTTTTAACATAGATGTTGTATAATTTCTAAAGTTGTCTGAAGGACCAACTATTTCATCTAACGGTAATGAATTTTCAGGAACACAATTTAATTTTTCCTCAGTTGTTTCACTTTTTGGTTCCATACTATTTTCTTCGTTTATGTATTTTTTAATAATACTTCGAAGTTTAGCCTCATGTATCAAGTATTTTTTCATAAAATTCTTTTTATATAAATATATTTACAAGATGATTTATTCGTAAATAGTTGTATTTATAATTTAGATAAATTAATCTGCGAGTTTTATACCATAAATTTTAAATCCATTTAAATGGAAGATGACAGTAGCGATAAAGACGTGGAAGAAAATCTTCAAAGAAAATCTTTCGGTAAAATTTTTAATGATGGGAATGTTCTTCAATCCATTTGGGTTCGATATCATTCAGTATCAACTGTACTCACTGACAGGAAGTTTGTGGTGGGCAAATTTAATTTTATATTGCGTTTCGGCTCTTTGCTTTGGGTTATATTTTTACTTAAGAGAACCCTCTAAATAATCGTCATCATCATTCTCCTTTTTCTCATCGGAAATAGGTGGCATCATACCTGTAATCCAGATATCAAAAATCATGAATCCTGACCAATATATAATCTCGTTGATATTGTATTCTGAAGGGTCTGTGGTGTACATAAAAAGTACGTATACAACTTTGAATACAATGTATATTTTAATCGCACCAACTATAAGACTTAAAAATTTTATCATAACTTAAATTCAAAACGATTTTTCATTTGTTCTAACTTGTCTTCAGGAACCCCGTGTTTATTAACACCACCGTGCCTATTTTCAACCACAATACTGAAGACCGTATATCCATGTTCTTTTGCAAGTTTGAAATATGGTTCCATTTCCCAATCTTGTGTAAAGGTATTGGACACCGCAATTTCTTTGATACCCGATGTCATAGCATGTCCAACAAACTCTTGACATTCTTTATGAGCCTCTTTTATTTCTGAAGGGACAAAATTATAATTACCATCGTTATCATAAAAATAGTGGTCGGCCTCAAATACGTTCGATGTCAATTGTTTAGCAAATGTTGATTTTCCTGAACCAGGTATCCCGCGAACAATATATAAAATTTTATCCATAGTACAAATATAAACACTTTTTGTTTAATAAACAACTATTTATTAAGAAACGTTTTTGTATGAAAAACATCGACTTAATAATTTCAAAAGTTCTCAATGAATATAAAAATCCTCCTATGAGGTTAACTGAAGATGTAAAAGTTTCAGATAATATGAGATATCACCTTAACAATAATTTGAGATTAAGTGAAAATGTAAACAGAATTTATTCTGATAAGTTTTTTAATTTAATCAACGAAGCAAGAAAATTATATTTTAATAATAAACTCTCGTTGAATGAAAATGATATTTGGATTGTTGAGTCTGATTTAGGTAAAAAAGTGATTCTTGAAAGTGGTGAAAAAGTTTGGTTAAATGTCCCAATTTATGAAGATATCCACGGTTCTGTGGAGCGCACTTATTTTGAAGAAAGTGGTTTTTTAAATGAAGCCGAATACCAAGGAAGAAAAGTTCAATTAGGTAAAATAATGCAAGGAGATATTAAAAAGTTCAAAGTGTACGTTAAAAACGACAAAGGAAAAGTTGTAAAAGTAAACTTTGGTTTTGGTGGAAAATCTGCTAAAGGTAAACGAATGACTATTAAGAAAAATAACCCACAAAGAAGAAAATCTTTTAGAGCTAGACACAATTGTGCAAATCCAGGACCAAGATGGAAACCAAGATATTGGGCATGTAGAACGTGGTAATGATTTAAATAAATAAATGTGAGATTTCACTAACTTTTATTGCAAAAAGATAGGCTTTACAATACCCAAATTTTCCGTATCTAACCAATTTGTGTTTCATACTAATAAATATCACTTATGATATCTATCTAAAGAATTTTTTGTTATAAAAATAACCTCAGATTCCTTAAATTCTTCTAAATTTTTGGAGTTTGTGTAAGACATAGCGGATTTTAAATAATCTATAAAATTTTCAGTCCATGAACTCAAGGTTGTTTCAACCTTGTTTAGTTTAACAATACCTTCAGATGTTGTTAATTTTTTCTTACCCCATTTCTTTTGGACTTCTTTAGTACTCATTCCTCTAAATTGTTTATAGAAATGTTTTCTAAGTTTTGGGAAATTATCCCATAAATATTTGGACTTAATCTCATCTAATGGGATTAATTTAAATAGTAAATTCTCCGAACATGATTCGAGTGTTTTATTTAACACTCCACCTAACATAACATAATCCGACCCTAAGGCTAATGCCTTAATTATATCATCATAATTTCTAAATCCACCATCGGCAACTATTTTTGTTTTATATTCACCTGAAAATTTGATTCGATAACACTCGTTAATTAATGACGCCATTGGGTAATGTACTCCAGTGTTTGCTGATGTTAAGCAACCACTACCACCACCAATCCCAACACGAACATAGTCAACACCAATCTCCGCAAATTTTTCATATGTTTTTGGATTGGCAATATTACCAACCATTAGTTTATGATTTGGGGTTTTTCTATTCTCAATAAATTTTTTACAAAGAGTATGTAATTTTTCCATGTGACCATTTGCAATATCAACAAGAATTTTTATTTTCTCATTATTAAACACAGGCCAATCCTCCCAACTAACTATAGTTTCAAATTCATCTAAAGAAAGGGAGATAAAAATTTCTTGATTATTAGGGTTTAGTCCTCTTGGTAAACATACTTCAAAACCTTCCTTAACAAACTTTTTGTAATTATTTAAATCAACTACTGTGTCCATGGGAGACACAAACAAAGGTAAGGTACCTTCAGAATTATATATGTCTATCTCCGACCTACTATTAATAGTTGATATAGTTTCGGGAACTAATGTAATATCTTTAAAATCAAATCTTTTTTCCATAATTTATTTTGCTTCTATCATTTTAATAATTCTATTTCTACCTTTTTCTCCGATTGGTATCGGATGACCTTCTTCATCAATATGTACAAATTTGATGTGTGTTTTTAACACTAAATTTTGTTTTCCAGTGTAAACATTATGAGCTCTTGCTTCCATATATAATGTAACTGATGTATTTCCCACTTCTGTAGGATACCCATAAATTTTAAGTAATTGACTTTCTTTAGCGGGTTTCTCAAAATTACATTTATCTATTGATACGGTTACCATTCTTGGGGTGTCGCACAACTGCATTGCATATCCCGCGGCAGACGCGTCAATCCATGCTAATAATTTACCCCCAAATAAGTTACCGTGAAATCCTAAATCCGATTTTTTGATTGGGTGAGAGTTTAATAATTCCATGTAACAATTATAATAAAAATGGACTATAAAGACAATACAAGTATTTATTAATATGTTAACGAAAAAAGAAATAGATAGAGTAAACGACATACTAAAAAATAGAATATTCAAGTATTCAAAAGGATTATTTGATTACGATTTACCAGGTGAAAATGATTTCGATTTTAAATTCCAAATTTTAGGTTATAAACAAATGATTAGTGTTGGGGAATATTATGACTATCTTCGTGTATCGGTAACACTTTTAAATTTTAGAGATATATTAAGTCAAAAAGTTTTTCTAAGATTGGGTAAACAAGGTGATTTCTTAAACAAATATTTTAAAGAAAATATGTATTTTTTTAGAAATAATTTACGTGAGGAGATTAGAGCTATAATGTCTATGTTTGAACCTAATGTACTAATAACAATTGAGGATGTAAGTATTGATACGGGTAATGAAAAAGAATCATTACAAGAACAAAAAATGACTAGAGAGGCTATAAGAAATGTTGTAAAAGATATTACCTATATTTTAAAAAGTGGTAGAAAAGGTGAGTTTACTTTACCTGATAATGATGAAGGTGTTGGATATAAGTTTAATAGATTTCCCGTAGAATTTACACTTGAACTATCAGTTGAAGTGGATAATAACATAGATAGGTTTCAAATAAATGCCGAATATTCAAAGAGTGATGATGTGATTGAAATGATAGTTAGGTATAATCCATCTAAATTAAAAACTCAGATGTACGACATTATTGGAGAATTAAATGAAACAATTGCTCATGAGTTAGAACATAGTTTACAGGGATACCGTAACGAATTCCCAACTAAAAAAGGTAGAAAAGTTACAAATCCTTTAAAGTATTATTTACAACCTCACGAAATTCCTGCGCAAATTGCGGGATTTAAACGACTATCAAGAATTCAAAAAGTGCCATTAGAAGATGTAATTAGACAATGGTTTGACACTCACACTGACATTCACAATTTAAATAATAACCAACAAGAAAAAGTAATTCAAACACTATTAGATTATAGTAAATCTTAATTTTTACTTTTAAATCTTTTTACAATTTTGTTAATTAATTGTTTTATAATAATACCTGAAACAGTTAATAAACCAAACGAAGAAATCCTCACCACTAATTCGTTGATATCTTGGTCAGTAAATGTCATATTTTTTGAAACGTTATATAATATACCCAATAAAGGAATTATAAACGTGTAACTTAACATATTAGTCATTTTATGAAATTGTATTCCTAAACTACTAACAAAATCTAAAAATACTGCTAAGAATGAATCCGTTTTACGTAAAACTTGTTTTAACACATCAGATAGACCCTCCTCTTTAATTTTATTAAAAATTTTATATATCATATCTTTATTATCGATATAATAAGATGCGATAACACCCGTCAGAATTAAACTAATTTGTAAATCGTTTATCTCAGGAAATTTACCACGTACAAAATCTTCAACAGGACCTACAAAACCACCAATACTAGCACCCCAAGTTATTAAGAATTTTAGGTTCATACCAATCTGTTTTGAAGAATCCTCAATAATCTCTTTCACTCTACTGTAGTTTTTTTTAATAATATCAACAATATTACCCCCACTAGCTTCAAGTAGGATTCTTCTTTTTTGGGATTCACTTATTAAAATACTAATACTCATTGACTATAAATACTTTTATTATATTTATTGTTAGTAATATTTTAAAAAAATGATTAATCCTGAGTTAAATATTGGAGATAAAGTAATCCTTTTACATATGGATGGAGACACTAGTGTTCCACCAGGTACTAAAGGGGTTGTTATAGCACGCTCTGTTTTTCAAGGGGAGAATCAATACACTGTTAGATGGGAAAGTGGTAATACATTAGCCCTAGTTGAGGGGTATGATTTATGGGACACCGAAGAAAATAGAAAAAACAGTAAGAAAAAAAATATTAGAGAAGATGAAATCGAAAGGAGTAAAAAGTTTATGAAGAACATCAACGCTTTCAGATTCTTCAATATGAAATTTTTAAATGAGTATCTAAAGAAAGTTAGGGAATCAAGTATTGTAAACATGTTTGGGGCGGCACCTTATTTATATATGGGTAAAGATAGAATAGAACATGAATTTAAGTATAAAGATATTGGTAATGAGGAAGCATTTGAGGAAGTTTTAGAAATGGCCAATCTTGCCCAATCAGAAATGATTCGTGGTGTTATGAACGTACTTGACCACGAAGGTAAAGAACACGATTTAAATACAATAAACAGATATATACAAAGATATTCTCATATGGTACTTGAAAACTATATGAATCTATTCTAATAGAATAATATATTTATTAAAAAACAAAAAACATGAACGCATATTTTTTCAAAATGTCAAAAGAGGAAAGAGATAATATCCTTGACCAACATAAAGAACCTTATAATGGTTACGTTATGCAAAATCAAACATCATCTAATGAACAACCATTATATGTCCAAGATTTTGCAAATGATAAACAAGGTATTAATATTGATATCCACGGTAATGCAAAACCATATACCAATTTTAACATTAATGAATCTCACTCAGGTTTAGATATGATTGGTGATGGGGATGTTGATTTGAAAAATGGTACAGTTGACTTTGAAGATGTTTTATCACATGAAGATGATTACGATTTTGGGTTTGATTATCCTGAGACAGACTCATATGAAAATAATGTAACAGTTGGAGATGATGATGACTCCATCTATGTTAGTATTGGGGAAATGAATGATATGATTGGAGGTGGTGACGATGATTTAAAACATGGTACTTTTGGATTTGAGGAAAGGGATGATGATAAGTTATTTGATGATGACGATTTGTTTGATGAAGAAATTTATGAAACAGAAGGTGACGAATTTTCAGATGTTGATGATTTAGGAATTGACCATGATTTAGACCAAGGAGAGATAAATTCAATCACCGAAAGTATCGACAAAACATTAGATATGTTTAGAAGATTTAAAAAATACTAAAATGGAAATAAAGGAGATTGTTTCATATTATTTAAACGATACTACCAAAACTTTAGATGTTACTTTCAGAACTATATTAGATAGTGATGATGAAATGAGGGAAGATAAAATATATTTTGAAGAAATCTCTGACTTTGGTTATGAATTTGCAAATAGTGAAAACATATACAAAGGTATATTAGATGAAGAATACGATGAAGATGATTTTGATTCTTACTATGACGATGAAGTCGATGAACAAGAAATCATGTCATTTTTAAACGAATATTATCTAATATACCCAAGCAAATTACCCAACCCCGAAATATTTTAAGGACCAATCCTTGTTAAATAAAGAGTTACATTTTGATTGTAACCTGAACTACCGCCAACCCAAAGACCTGTAGTTCTTAAAACCAAACTTTCCGCACCATCACTAATTATTTTAAAGGTTCTCTCACCATTACCACAATCAAATTGAATATACCCTAAATCATATACGTTATAATGACCAACAACATTATAAAAGTATTGTTGTGACCAATGAACTTGACCTGAAGGAAGTGGGATTGGTGAAAATGAAATAACACTATAATCTAAATGCCATTTAGTGAAACCAACATAGATACTATCGACAGGAAATTTATCGTGAGGATTTATATATAAATCACCAGGGTAATATGTTGTATCATTTGGTGATGTTGTATTCTCATCTTCGGTATATGTTATCTTATCAATTACATATTCACCACTTAAACTTAATGAAGTTGGTTCCGCATATTTAATACAAGAAGTTAGAAATAAAACTAATGTGGATAGGTAAAAAAGTGTTTTCATTGTAATTATCTTTATTTGACTACAAATATAAGTATATTTTTTTAATTACAAAAATATTTATCGATATGAAAAACGATATTGACTATTTAATCTCATTAATGACGGAATATACATTCGACCCAACCAATAAAAATGAGATTGGGGAACAAGAAGCGGCGGCTTCAGGAGGTGGAGGTGGTTCTAAGCCAGCGTACCCTACAGTCACAAAATGGGAGTCAGGTGTTACAAGAGGTCCAGCGAATCAAATTGGTATCACTAAATGGCATGAAATAGTTAAATTAAATAGAGGAAAGGCTAACACTTTATTATAAAGATTAATATTTATTAAATATGAAAAATCAAAACCATACCCAAGTTATTGCAATGTCCGCAAATCTCGGATATCTTTTTACAAACAAAGGAGTTTCTAAAGTATCCTATGAATCAAATGATTTAAACGGTAGAAATTTTGTCCCTTACACCTACGAACATTTAAATGTCGCTAGCAAAATATTACAGGAAAACATAAACTTCAAATATAAAATAGGTTCACTCTCGTTAACCGAATACACATCTGAACCAAGAAGGTTTTTAAATCTATTAATGGAAACTTTTGAAGTTAATAATGGTATCGCCATAATTAAAGAATGGGAAGAAAAATTTGGTAATAAATTATTATTAATTAATGAATCTACGGATAATTTACTAATTGAGCAAAGAGTAAACAATTCTTGGGAAGGGATTTATCAAATCATATCAGAAGGTATTTTAGGTAATATTTGGAGCGGTGTTAAAAAGGTGGGAAGTGCCGTAGCCACAGGAGTTTCAAATGCCGCTGGATGGGTTAAAGATAAGGCAGTTGCTGCTAAAGATTGGGTAGTCGACCAAGGTAAACAAATTAAGGATAAAGGATTTCTTGGATGGGCGGCCGATAAAGCAAAGAATGTTTGGAATTATGTTAAAGATAAAATAGCCGCGGCTTGGAATTGTGTAAAGGCTGGTTTAGAATGTATAATGGAAGGTATCCGAAGTCTTGTTACAAGTGCTGCAGGTACCGCGGTTTTAACAGGATTATCTTTTGTTCCTGTTGTAGGTCAAGTTACAAATGCGGTTATATTCGGAGCATTATTATTATATGATTTATATCAGATGTCTCAGGGTAAAGGTGATTGGATTAATATTATTGTAGACTCGGTGGCATTAATATTACCAATGGCAAGTAAATTACTAAAAAGTGCGTTGGTTGGTGTAAAATCGTTCAGTCAACTCGGTGCGGCGGCAGCTTCTAAAGGGGGTATTTTAGCAAAAGTAGTAAACGCGTTTAGGTCAGGAATAAGTACATTGGGTGGTTATGTCACAAAGGCGGCAACTTGGTTAGGTGAAAAGTTAGGTATGACAACATTGGCTAATTGGGGGAAAAACGCAACTTCAAAATTGGCGAGTTTGAGTGATGAATTAGCCGCGGGGGCGAAAGGTGTAAAAGGAACCGCTAAAACTGCTGCAACTACAGGAGCTAAGAAAACGGTGACCGCGGGGGCTAAGAAAACCGTAACCGCAAACGCAAAGAACGTAGCGGCATCAAAAATTGGGGCTAAAGCATCTCAAGAATCAATTAAAAAAGCAACACCATTACAACAATTAAAAACAATATGGGCAAAGAACCCTAAAACACCAATTCCTCCAACAGGTACAATTGTTAAGGCTTCAGGTAAGGCGTTTTTACTTACCACTGGTATTTGTGCAGCGTTAGGGTTAGATGGTTTTACATGTTCTTCTAAAGTGGAGAATGGTCAAGTAACTCCTGAACAATTAAAAGTTGCGGAAGAAAAAGCACAAATGGAATTAGCTCAACAATTAACTACAAACCCTGAAGGTACAAGTTTAGGTATTAGTGATGCTGATATCGCAGCACTATAATTTTTATTTAAAGTTAATATATTTATAGATATGAAAAATAACAATTTAATATTCGAGGAAATAAAAAGAGCCCAATTACTGATGGGGTATTCTTCTAAAAGTACTTTAACAGAAAACGAAATTAGAATCCAAAATAAACATAAAAAGTCTTTAGTAGAGAACTATAATAGATTAGTTTTGTCTGAAGGGGCTGGAGATAAAATTTTAAAATCTTTACTGGGTGGTGCTGATGACGCGGCAAGAGTGGCATTAAACAGTGCTGATGACGCGGCTAAAGTGGCGATAAAAACACAATTAGATGATGTTGTTAGAAGTGCTGGAGGTAAGATTGGTAAATTCTCGAGTGCTGATGACATATTAAAACATTTAAAAAAAGGTGGTGTTCTTGACGATGTTGCAAGACAAGAACTTAAGATGGGTTTAATGAAAAGTCCGAATACCGCTAAAAATGTTAAAAACGCATTAGCGGCTGACATGTTAAAAAACGCCGATAATATAAAAAACTTTAATAAAATTATTGCGGCAGGAAAAGGTGAAGCAGGGATTTCTAAATTATTACAGAAAAAAGGTATTCCTGCCGACATTGCGGATGATATTGCAAGAAAACATGTATCCAAATCGGCAAATAAAGTTGCTGCAGGTTCAGCCGCAGGTAGTGGAGTTCAAAGTACTGTTAGTAAAGTGGGTAGTAAAACAAGTAAAAACGTTGGAAAAACAACTAAAACCGCTGGAAAAGGAGGTGTTGGTAGAGGTAAAAATGTAAAAAAACCAACAAAACCAAGAGTAAAAAAACGAAGCTACACACCAAAAGGAGAAACAAATTGGCAAAAGTTTAAAAAGGCCATGGTAGGTTTTAGTAGAACTAAAATATTTAAATACCTTTTAATTGCGGGTGGTCTTTATTTAGTATATAAATGGTGGACGGATGAAGGTTCAGCACCTTTCCCTGATTGTATTGGTAAAAATATTCCTCAAGAAGATTTTGAGCAAATGGTTAATAGTGGGGACGGGTCAGTTATTATCTCTGACACAGGAGTTGATGCTATTGATAGAGCAGGTGGTGGTAAATTTTATGACGATAAGAAATTTGTGACAGGTAATGGTAGATATTCAGGAACTTGGTCTGAAGTTCCAGGTGTAGGTGTTGTTATCTCAATTGAAGGTCAAGAATACACTATGTCATGTGAAGGAGTTGTGGATGAAGAAGATGGTGGAGGAACAGGTGGTGGTGACGGAACAGGTGGCGGAACAGGTGGTGGAGGTGGATATACACCTTGTTCAGGATTCCCTCTTAAACAAGGTTGTAAATCAAGTGATGTTAGAAAAGTACAAGAATGTTTAGGTATTGGAGCCGATGGTCAATTAGGTCCTAAAACCGCAAGTGCTATTAAAGCGAAAGGTTATAGTATGCCATTAAGTCAATCTGATTATGATAAAATTGTTGCTAATTGTGGAGGTAGTTCATCCTCATCAACTACAACAACAACTACTGTATACACAGGAGGAGAGTCGGGCTCAATTGAGAATTTTGTTTAAAAAATAAAAAATATATATATGAAAAATATAAGATTTGAGAATAGATTAAGAAAAATGTTATCTGAATCTTCAGGTAGGGAACATGTTAAACGAATGTTAAATGAGGCATTAGTTAACAAAGAATCTGAATGTAGAGACGCTTATGGTGAAACTAATTGGACATTGGCATGTTCTTATGGTTGTATCCCGTCAACAGGAAAATTATTAACAAACATAATGATTCCTGGACAACAAAAACAAACAGTGGTAATGTTTGACGCTAAACAACCTGTCGGTTATTATAAAAAAGTACTTGTTACCCAACCTAATGCCGAAACAGGTAAAATGACTGTTTATATGTCAAACGACAATGCTAGTGAATTGTTAAAAAACAACAAACAAGGTTCAGAAACTTTATGGTACGCGGTAAAATCATGTTCAGATTTATTACCAAGTGTAAATCCCCAATTAAGTAAAGAAGCGACCGCATTAATCCAACAATTGATAACTTTAGAAACACCTCCAGGAGGTCAACCAAAACTTAAATTTTGGGCTGATGGTATGAATGACCCTAGCTCAGTTAAAACTGGTTGGATTCCTATTAAATTAAAAGATTTTATTGATAGTTACGTTAAAGCCGATAAAACAGGTAGATTTAACGCTATTGCTACCATGATTGAAGCTCAGAGAGAAAGTCCTGTAATGATGTGGTATCAAGCGGGTGGAGTATCTCAAGCTCAAGCAGAAAGGAGTATTGGTGGTTTAGATGCTTGGTTAAAATCATCGAATGGTTTATGGAAAGAAGGTCCATGTCCTCCAGGTAAAGAAAGAACATGTACTCAAAAAAATCTAAAAACTGACCCTGCAACGTCCGCAAATTTTAAAAATTCACCAACCGATGTGTTTGTTCATATGATGGAGGAAGATTTGTCAGGTGAAAATATTGTTAAAGCTATATATGACGCATATAGTGGAGTTACCCAATCTCCTGATGAGAAAACAAAAAAAGAAAAATGTAAACCATTATTACAGGCATATGCAAAGGCATACGAATTAGGTACTCAAATCGACCCTCAAAATATTGAGGCATATAAAGGAGCGGTTAATCAATGTACTAAATATAATTATTTATTTGGTGTTGATGAAAAACTATTTAGAAACCAATTACAAGTGAATGCGGTTAAAGGTAAAACTGATTATAGTTTGGGTAGTGGTGCAACCAGAACAACTTTTAGAGAAAGTCATCGAGATAGGGAACTTAGAAACTTAATCCGAGAAAGTTTGCTTGATATCAAGCGAACCAAAAAAAAAATCGGCTTGGGTGAGAGTAAGATAATTAACAGTAGAATTAAGTTAATTTCTGAACATAGAACTCTAAAAACAAAATCTCAGAAAGAAAAGTTTTTCAATGAGTTAATGATGGAAATGGCTTACCTTAACTCACAAGGATACGATTCAAAATTAATAAATGAGAATTTCCTTGATATATTAAAAGGTTTGTTTGGTACGGCTGCCGACTCAACGTTACAATATTTTAAAGAGTCAATCGCCAAATGGTTAATTGAAAAATTAACACCAATGGACCCTAATGGTTGGATGGCTAACATTATTATTGTTGCGGTTGGTAACGTTCCAATTGGTGAAATTACAAGATTAACGGAATGTAACTATTTAAGTGATGTTTTAACTAAGTCAATAGTGGAAGGTGCAGTTAACAAATATAAAAACGAACAAGGTCTAACGGGACCGTTCTATGATATTTTAAGAAATGGTATTGTAGAAATGTTGGAAGATACCAAATTCGGTCAAGTCATTGAAACCGCAATCGGTGATTTAGTTTGTCCGTTACTTGGAGGAATTAAAGATAAGATGGGTTCAGCAGCGGATACAATGAAAAAAGGAGCTCTGAGTCTAACTTAAGAAACCTACGAGGTAGTTCTCGTATGGGATAAACCAATAAAAGAAAGGGGGTATTCCAAATCTAACAAAAAGGTGTCGAAAGACACCTTTTTGTTTTTAACTAAATGACTTCTTAAAGTCTTCCCAAATATGTTCTACATTTGAATTTATAATTTCAGAAAATATTGATGGTTCATAAGGTTTAAACCTTAACTTCATATTGGCTTCTCCAGGAGTTCTATCACCTTTTTGTCGATTACAAGTACCGCAACAAGTGACAAGATTTTGCCAAGTATTTGAACCACCTTTAGATTTAGGTTGTGTATGGTCAACAGTTAAGTTTTTTTTACTACCACAATAAACACACTCATGATTATCTCGTTTAAATAATCTATGACGGTTAATTTTTAATTTGTGAATTCTATGTCTAACATAGTTTAGTAGTCTAATTATTAGAGGTCTAACAAACTTATTTGCACCTGCAATAATTGGGTTTTCAGAAGATTTTAAAATTTCTGCTTTACCTTTTGTCACTAAATTAAAACCTCTGTATACTGTAGTTATATTTATAGGAGTATAGTCCGAATTTAAAACTAATACTTTTTCCATAATATCTTTCAAAATAATTTTTCTTTTAAATATAAACAAAGATAATTATCTTAACAAGAGATTAAAAAGTGAGTTTTACATTATGTTTGGTTTTTGGTTCTAAAAATGGGTTTTTGTAAGTGGATTCACCGTATTTTATGGGAAAAACAACCAATGAAGTTTTCCAACTTGCATACATATTAGACAATTGGTCTCTACCACTACCATTATTAATCTCATTCCACCATATATTATTAAATTCATTAACCTTATCAACATTCCTTCTAACCATAAACCCTGTTTCAAATAAACCAAAATTTTTAGGAAAACCCTCTTCTCTATATTTTAACATTTGATTCTCGACTACTAGCTTAGAATCAAGTTTTTGTTCTAACACTTTTTTTGACTCCTCATATATACATTTTCTCCAACTATGAGGAAATATCATAATATTTTTATCTTTAGTAAACTCCATCTTTTTAAAAAGTTCATTTACGTTAGTAAATTTTGGTATAAAACAATGGTCAATCCATATGTTTATATCGTGTTTAGGAAGAACAATATGAGGATTGACTTTAATGTATCTAGCCAATTTTCGACTATCTAATGTCTCATTTATCAAATCAGTATGGCAAATTTCCCACACATCTGATTTAATATATTTATTATCAGTAAATAATATATATCTTACATTTTTATCATAAATCACGGGGTTATTAAAATTATCGTAATCCCCAATATTTGCACTATAAATTATTGTCTTCATTATTATAAAACAGGTTTTATGTAAGAGGTTTTACCTTTACCAGGACCCCTAGTTATCTTCCCGACAAAAAAATCAAAAACACTACCTAAATCTAAAGAAACCCCATTTAATTCTGAAAATACAAACCCTAAATGTTTACCAAATGCGCCCGCTCCAAAAATTAAAAGTTGTCCCGACCTATCTACAGAGTTTAATTTTTTTGTTATTTTGTTAATTTCCTCAAATATGTCAAGATTATTGTTTAATACTTCTTCGTATACTTGTTCTCCAGGTATTAAATATTGCTCAACATGATTAATATTTGGGAATCTTTTTTTAATTTTATCTTTAACATCTCTACAACTAACAATTACAATGCTATCTATAGACTCAAAAATTTCAAATAAATCACCATTATCGACTAACTCAAAATGAGAATTAATCGTACAATAATTTTTATCAATCCAATTAGTAGGGTTATCATCCTTAATTTTTTCATAATAGGTGATTAAATCGGACCATAAACTATTTTTTATAATGTGTTTTTCAGTTGGTAATCCAAGTATATTACATTTCAGTACTGAATTAATTAAATTAATTTGTGTGTTATTAATTTCATCATTTGTCAACCTTCTACCAATCTGTTTTTTTGAGAATTTAGTTATCCTTTTATCATCATTTTTACTTGTATTATTTTTATCGTAATTGGCTAAAATCATTTCTCCATCACCCATCCTTAACATGAATAATGGTTTTCTATTTAACAAGGATTTTAAAACTTCGTCTTTAATTTGTTTTGATGAAAAATTTATTTCCACAATTATTATAAATCTTTTATTATCGACTCTATTTGAGAGGTATTTATATTACTTTGGTAAGTAAATTTAGGATTTTCCATAGTTGATAGGGTTGGTGTAAGATTAATAGACATAAAATGGTCTTTATATTTTGTATCATCACCAATTATAATGTCTGAAAACTTGACCCATGCGGATGGTATACCATATGCGTGTGAACAAATTAAACCATGTAAAGAACTTGATATAGTTTGTCTACATTCCGTAATTTGTTTAACAACTTCTAAAGGGTTTGGGTTATTTAAGTTAATTACGTTATGATTTGGGTATTTTTCTTTAATTTTATGATACTCTTTCATATGCGGTATTATACCTAAATCGTATTTTTTTTTACTTTCATCACAAAAATTAGGAAGTAATAATGCTGCGTCACCATAAATTTCAGGGCATTCCCCCCCATTTTTTAACACTAAATTTCTTGTAATAGGTCCCCTAACAAATTTCCATATTGCTTTTGGGTTTAATTTACCATTTTCCCACGCGGAACCTGAACCAATAACTAAACAATTTTCAGTTGCTTTATTCGCAATTGAACCAATAGAAATTAAATTATAATTTTCTTTAGTGTATTCGTATTTTATTGAGTAATGGTCGAATAATTTTGGTGTTAATACATCACCAAAATTATGAATTTTTTCACCTACCATCCACCAAACTTTATAAGTCATCTTTTTTAAAAATTATTAGATTATTATACACGTATTTTGGAGCTTTTAAAGTTTTCCACTTTTCAGAAACCTCCTTAGTCACTTGGGAATCCACGCCAAAACCATAGGTATTAAAAAGTTCAATCCAAAATTCTTTGGTTTGGCAATTTATATGACCTGTCCCATTTTGTTCTGGTTGTGCGGCGGAAAAAATAATTAATGAATTTTCATCTGCAGAATTAATTAAGTTCATGACAAACACCTCACTTTTTAATGGATTAATGTGCTCCGCAGTTTCTATTGAAATTATACATTCGTACTTATCAGTATTTATTTTTTCCGTACAATCGGTATAAGTTATAAACTTACCTATTAACGGGTTTGTATATTTTTTTAAAATCTCACCATTTATATCAAACCCTTGAAGTCTTTCAACCCCTTTGTTAAAACCTGACTCTAAATAAGCCCCAATACCACAACCGTAATCAATTATTGATTTTGGTTTATATGTATCAATAAACCAATCCATAGTGGTTTTAATATAATCTTTAGTGTTTTTTACAAACCAATTATAATATTTATCATCATATTTTGATGAGTCAAAATTATTTTCCATTTATGTATGTTTTTTTGGAGTCAATATCTGATAAACCTAATGTAAAATATCCAAAAGGTATTTTATTGACGTTTATTTTATTATAAATCTTCATAAAAGCAGAGTGGGAACCTGATTTAGTTTCATTAATCTCCTTAATCCATTCTAATAAAAATTGTTTATTTTCTTTCGTATTTTTTATTATATGTACATAATCATGAGGGGAGCCATTTTTTTTAAAATCCACTAACCAATCAGAATCAATTGGGAAGTCTATATTTTTATTGATTCTACAATCAATATCCAACCATAATAAATCTTGATTAAATTTCTCCATCATCTCAACTATAAAAGTTGGCTTCGCCCTAACATTATCTATCCATGAAGTACCAAAATTATATTCATCAATGTAGTAATCAATACCAAATTCAATACAATCCTGAATTAAATTTTTTGATGAGTTTTTATAAAAATCACCTCCATCTACATCACAGTAAAAACTAATTAATTTCATAATAAATGTTTTTTATCGTTCATATTCCCACCTCTATACCAATGTTGGACATAAATACCTCTCATTAAACCGACTTTGAGTCCTGCATTTTTAAATCTTAAGTGTATATCATTATCAACACCCAACATACCTATTTCTTTAAAACCACCTACCCGCTCCCACGAAGATTTTTTAATTAGAATTATAACTCCACTTAGTAGAGTTTTATCAGTAATATCTAATACATTGGTTTTATTCGTGTTCCATAATTTTTCCCCAAATTCTCTATGATATTTTTGGTCATTTGAGGATTTATTGACATTCGGAGCTAACTGATAAAAACAACCTATCCTGTTGGTATAACAAGTAAGGAGTGAATACTCGGGATTAGATTGGATTACCTCCTCGATATATTTACCAAAAAATGGAGTGGTATGTACTGCGTCCCCATCTAAAAAGCAACACCAATCGTTGTCATCAATTAGATTCATTATTTCATTGTATGACTTGCCAATCTTTTTTTCTGAATTCCACGGAATAACATGAAAAACTCTTGGTTTTGGTACTGTAAATGTTTTTTTTTCCATATTTTAATATATGATTAAGATAAATAATAGTTATCTTACCCTATTTATAAATATAGAGTTTAAAATTTATGAAAATAGTTACAATATCAACTTTTTGGAATTGTGAAAAATATGTGAAAGAGTGCATACAATCATTAAAAAACCAATATTATACCAATTTTGTCTCATATTTTATTGATGATATGTCAACCGACAATTCTTATGAAGTAGCAAAAAACGCTATCGGGGATGACAAACGATTTATCTTAATCAAAAATGAAAATAAAAAATACAAGACAAAAAATTTTATAGATGTTATTAAGGATAACCCCAAAATAAATTGGAACGATGTTATAATTGAGATTGATGGGGATGATAGGTTATCTGATAATTATGTTTTAGGGTTAATTAATAAGGTATTTTCAAATAATGATATTTGGATTTGTGGTACAAGATGGTCCGATAATAAAGGTAGACTTGGTAATTACGGTAAACCTAATCCAGAAAAAGCAAGAAAAACTTCTTGGAATTTTTCACATATGAGGTCATATAGAGCATTTTTATTTAGGTCAATAAATGATAAACATTTAAAATTTGATGGTGAATATTTTAAAGCCGCTTGTGATTTAGGGATAGGTATACCTATGTTAGAGATGTCAGGGGAAGAACATTTCCACTACATTAATGAACCATTATACATATATAATTGGCATGACAAACAATCATATAGTGATAATAATTCCTTTGGTGATAAAACCCTACAAGGACGTACCGCAAAATATATTTATTCATTACCTTCTTATGAAAAATTAAAAATAATTAATGAAATTCCAGTACCTAAAGAGCGGGTTGAGACTAAAACTAATAAACAAATACTTGATGAAATTTTTGATGAGAATAATCATAAAAAATTAACACCAACCATTGAAAAAACAATACCGATTAATTATGATAAAATTAATGTTGTGAATAATAAAGGAATCTTCAACCCAAAAGATTCTATTAAACAACAAATAATTCCAAAACCAAAAGAACAACCAATAATATTAAAAGAAGATACAATCGCAAAGTTAAAAAGGGAAATGTTTAAAACTAAACCAAAAAGAAAAGGTAACAGTCCTAATATATTTGGTAATAGTCAAAGAAGAAAGGGTGGTTTTAGTATTTGACCTATAATATTTTTTATCTTATTATTATTAAAAAAATATGTACGTTATAATCAAACATGTTAAAATGGGTGACGATAAAAAAAGGATACCCGTTATATTATTAAATACAGATACTGAAATTTGGGAATTCGATTCTATAGAAGAAGCGACAAAAATGAAAGATATTTTTGAAACTAATTCTGATTCAGGTCATAAGTACGAGGTCAAAAAAATTTAATTAAATGGTCCTGTAGCATAATTGAATAATGCAACTCACTTCTAATGAGTAGACTCCAGGTTTGAATCCTGGCAGGACTACAACTTTAAAATATGGAAGATATACACCAACAAATTCACGAAGATTTCATTAATTCAGAAGAATACGAATCTTATCTGAAAGAAATGTCTATTTGGGAAGAAAAATATTCCTGAACAATACCACGCAATTAAAAAATTATTGTATCTTTGTGATATGAAAACTTACTCATTCTTAAAAGACGTTGTATATGTGGCATTGGTAATGATTGTTATTGGTGGCCTTTATGAATACTTAGAAAAACATAATTGGGATTATTCATCCATAATCACGGGTGACTTGCTTAAACAAAGACCTATTGAGACTACAAGTATGAATACCTATGATGATTTGGGTAACATTGTTTATATAAAAGGTTTAGGTAATTTTAGTCACTCTGATTTGTTAAGAGCTGAAAGTGTAATCGAAGGATATTACAACACGCACTGTACTATCGAGAGTCCTGTTATGTTAGACGACAAATATTACAGTTCAAACGTGATTAAAGGCCACGAAGCTCTTGACCATTTAAGAGTTTCAGGTAAAAAAGTTATTTATGTGACTAATGATGAAATGATGTCGACTGAAACCGATAAAAGTATAAAAGGATGTGCAAGAATTAATGGTAACACTATAATTGTTAGAACTAAAACATTAAAAAGAACTTTAGTTCACGAATACGCACATACTTTAGGTTTGGACCACTGTGATAATAATGGTTGTGCGTTAGCGAAGGGCCATGGAGAAGAACTTTGTTTTGAGTGTAAAAGTAAAATTAAATAATAAAAGTTATGACTCAGGTGGGATTTTTTATTGTGGGAAAACCTGTAGATGGTGAAATGGAAGATACTATCTTCAGTGAAATGAGAGATATTCTAACAAGTGAAGACTTTAACAAGATTGCATTTTGTGAAAATGAAGAAAGTCATGACATTTTGTATACTTTTTTAAATGAAATCAAAAATAAAAAATTGTTTATTCTGTTTGAAAAATATGAAGTGTTAGTTCATTTTTCGGATATTACACAAAGTGTGCTGAGACAAATTAATATGAACAAGACTTTGACCGAAGGGGAATTTAAACCTTTGTTTGATGAATTTGTAAGTGAAAACTTAACTATTGATTTTATTCTTGACAAAATTAATGAAACTGGTATTGAATCTTTAACTAAAATTGATTATAAAGTGTTAAAATCATAAAATATAAAAAAATGAAAGACTACAATAAATTTATGAATGAACTTAATGTATATAAAGGTTATTCAGTTACAAGAATTAAATTTGCAATCTTTATACATAAGTTTTTTAGAACATTCACCACTAAAGGATTTGAATTCATTGCTACTTTAACTTTAATGTTGGTTTTAGTTAGACTGATTATGGGTGAGTTAACTATTGGATATATAATGTCAACCGCAGTTGTACATTTTTTATATTGGATTTTGGTTTATCCGATACTATCGAAAGTTTTTGAAAATGATTTATACAAATTATTCTCACTTCGTATTAGAATTCTTGAGGATATCTTGGAAACAAAAAAGAGGACCTAAATCCTCTTTTTTAATATTAATAGTTTTTATAATTATCTACTACTTTTTTTACCTGCGTTCCAGTTGGCTACAACAAATATAATTGAGAATATTGAAATCATAAAAGTGAGAACCGATAAAGGACCTCCATAGTTACCAACGGCACCGTCAATTAAAAAGTGCATTCTAGTTAAAAATTCACTACTTGCCCAACCAGTATTATACCCCATTGCCCCAAAACCAATAATACTAGCCGCAACACCTGAAGGAATTCCGATAAGACCCATAAATCTGGCTAACCATCTTTTACCTGTATCAGCCCAAAAACCTTCAGCCATTTCACCACTTGGTTCTTGGTTAGCCATTTGACCTAATTTTTCAGCCTCTCTGTCGGAGATTTCTTCTGTACCTAACTCGATAGTTGACGCAATTTTACCAAAATTAGAAACACCTGCTTTATCTTTTAAAATGTCTAAACCTTCTTGAGCTTCTTCATCATCAAACTCATCTCTAAGTTTTGAAGTTACTCTTGCCGCGATACTTTTAGCTTTATCAATTGCGGACATGATTTTTTCTTTGAAACCAAACATTTCATTTAATTCTGATTCATTTAATCTACTATATTGTCTTCTTGAAGACCTATTACCATATCTCATTTGTTCTCTTTGATTTTCAGAAATAACTCGTTTAACAATTCTCATTAAATCTGATTCTGTTAATCTTATAACTTTTTTCATTACGTTTTTGATTTTTCTTTTTTTATTTTATTATAAATATTTTAAATTTCGTAAAATATTTTATATTTACCCGATTTAGTCATTTTTTTGGTTATTTTACCTGTATAGTCAGTATCAGATGCTTTATCCATAATTCGTTGCCTAATCACATCCCAATTGTTATAGTCAACAAATTCTTCAGGATTTTCTTCCATCTCATCTTCTATTTTTAATATATTATCGATAAAATATTCTCGTGGTGGAGTGTCTTTACCTGTGGTAATTTTTTTAATACCCCTACCAGCATCTCTAAGTTTGTCACCTAACCATCCTTCCTCTACTTCAGGTTCGGATTGAGATTCATTAACAAGTTTACGGATTAACTCCGTTAACTCACTTTCAGTAAGTCTTACTTTCTTTTTCATATATGTATAAATATTCAAAAATTACATAATGGGTATTGTAATAATAAAATATTTTTCATTGTTAATGTTGTGGGAATGGAAAAAAAGTTGTATCTTTGTCAAACAAACAATTTAAAACTATACACCATGACATCTACAATCATCAACGTAACAACAGGAACAATGGCAGGAGACGTATTCTACGGAAACTTCAATACCGTTGTAAAAGGTAAAAAAATTTCTGTAATGGTTTCTAACCATTTGAAGGATTCCAATAAAGAATATGAGTTCCGTATTGCTGGTAAATGTAGAGCTGGTTTTATTAATATCCATGACACTAAAGGAACTGCGGAAGGTGTTATCCGTGGATACAAAAAAAACACATTAGTTAACATCCAAGTGAAAAACGAATACGGGAATTGGGTGAACGTTTACACTCTCAAAGGTGGTAAATGGAACTCAATCGACAAAGGGTTTTTGGATGTGTTGACTGTTGGAACTATGAGAGAATCTTTCCCTGACATGTGTGACATGGAACTTTGGGGTAGAATGGGAGCAAAAACTTGGGCGGACAAGGCGTTTGCACAAAATTAAAAATATAGGTTGATTGGGGAAGGGTGATGCTAATGACACGAGAGTGTATATCGGTCAGTATCATCGGAGTTGGAAGATATACACCAAAGTAATGCCAATCGTAAAATCAGATGTCCACTCAACCATCTTCTGATTTCCTAACTTGGGAGTGTTGAGCAACGGTTGCTTAGCTGACTGTAAATCAGTGGTCTACGACATTGGGGGTTCGAATCCCGCCCCGAGTACTATCAATCGTAAATCCAAGTAACCCCTTGGTAGATGTATTGGTACGTAGCTCAATGGTGAGAGCACGACGCTTATATCGTCACGGTTATGGGTTCGAATCCCATCGTACCAACAATATTTGCCCGAGTGGAGGAATTGGTAGTCTCACTTGTCTTAGGAACAAGTGCTCTCAGAGCGTGTGGGTTAGAATCCCACCTTGGGTACAATAAACACATAAACTTTGGTTCCCATACAGCGGTGAGGTGGGCTAAGTTATATACAATTTCTCGGAGCTGGAAGTAGAAAGCCAAAGAGTGTGTTTAAAATAATATGGTGTCGGTAGCTCAGTAGGTAGAGCAGAGGTTTGAAACACCTTGTGCCGAGCGGTTCGATTCCCTCCCACACCACAAAACGCCTTCGTAACTCAATAGGTAGAGTACTTGATTTGTAATCAAGATGTTGCAGGTTCGATTCCTGTCAGTGGCTCCAACAAACCAATATGTTTGATTCCCCATCTTTATAGGTGGGGTTTTTTATTTGAATAAATTTTATTATATTTGTATTTGAAATTATGAAATCAATAAATCAAATATTCAGAGGTAACGAACATCTAATGGATTTGGGTCCTGTTGAAGAGTTAATTGAATACGCTCAAGAGCTTGAGGATAAAGTTGTTGAAAATACTCAGGTAATTGACCAAACTGTAATATTAAAACAGTTAATTTCCGAAATTAAACAGAGTTGTTCATCTATGATGGAAGAAGATGAAAAACATAAAAGATGGCCGAATGATTTCGAAGAAATGGATTTTAAAGATGCAATTAAAAATTTAAAAAATTATATTACCAAATATTGTTTTGATAATAAAATTAGACTATAATCAGAATATGAAAAAGAAAAGAATATACTTGGATGACGTAAGAACACCCGTAGACAAAGAAAATTGGGTTGTTGTCCGCTCATATGATGAGTTTGTTCAGAAAATAAATTCAATCGGATTAGAAAACATTGAACTAATTTCCTTGGACCATGATTTAGGGGACAGTGCTATGAATGAATGGTTGTACGGAGTAACTAAAAATTACACAATTAATTATGACAACATTACTGAAAAGACAGGGATGGATTGTACTAAATGGTTGGTTAATCAATGGATGGACGGTAAACCATTAGTTGATGTTGTTGTTCATTCGGCAAATGCTATCGGTAGTGCGAATATGATGGGTTATATAAATAACTACCGTCATCTTAATCGTTTACCACAAAATTGTGTTAGAGTGCAAATTGAGCACACGGTTTAAAAAAAAATTGTATATTTGTGGTATGAATATTTTCTTTTTGGATTTTGATGTTAAAAAGTGTGCGGAGTATCATTGTGACAAACATGTTGTCAAGATGATATTGGAAACCGCACAACTTTTATGTTCGGCTCATCATGTTACAGGTGGGACTGCACCATATAAGTTATCACATAAAAACCACCCATGCTCAATATGGGTGAGGTCGTCATTATCCAACTACCTTTATTTATGTGAATTAGGTTTGGCTTTAGGTGAAGAATATACATACCGTTATGGTAAAAAACATAAATCAATTGAGGTGATTGAATGGTGTTTACAGAACAGACCGAATATTCACGATATTGATTTTACATCCCCACCATTAGCAATGGGTGATGAATTTAAACTTGGTAATGACGTTATTGGGTCATACCGAAATTATTACAAAGGTGCCAAGTCAGAAATTGTTTCTTGGAAAAATAGAGAGGTCCCTGATTGGTTTTTACAAAAAAAAGAGTTAGATTTGCGATATGATTAAAATACCTTCAAATAATAAAGGACGTTTTCCTGACGTGTGGATTTTTTCGGACCCACACTACAACCACAAAAATATTTGTCGTGGTGTAACTAATTGGAGGACTCAAAATGGGGGAATTCCTATTGAACAAACAAGAGATTTTCTTGATTTGGATAAAATGAACGCAACTATCGTTAATAACATTAACGAGGTTGTAATGCAAGATGATATATTGATTTGTCTTGGTGATTGGTCTTTTGGTGGATTTGAATCTATTAAAGAATTTTGGGACCGAATTGTTTGTAAAAACATTCACCTTGTTCTTGGTAACCATGACCATCACATTGAAAAAAACCGTGAAGGAATTCAAGGACTGTTCAAATCAGTAGAACATTATAATACTCTTGTGGTTGGGGGGTATACTTTCCGTTTAATGCACTACCCAATCAGTTCTTGGGATGGTCTTAACAAAGGAATAATGCACCTACACGGTCACTGTCACCTACCTACAAATAAAAGATTTGGGGTTGGTCAACGTATGGACGTGGGAATGGATGGTCACCCTGATTTCCGACCATATCACGTAATTCGTGAGTGTGTTCCACTTCTAAAAAGTAGACCTGTTAAATCAGAAATACGAGAAGACCACCATGTGGATGAGATTGTAAATATAGATGCAGGTCAATGAAAAAGAAGTTTAAGACTATAACAATTAATATTGAGTTGTCTAGCACTGATAATTTAGAAGAAATAACTTCTAAAATGATACAAAATTTATCAGATTGTGCGGTGAAAACTGTAAAATCAGAAAAAAAATGGTTTAGTAAAAAAGAACCAATAAAAATTAATTCAATCAGTGTTAGACAGTTCCCTTTAAATATTAATTAGTTTTTGGTGGTAAAGGAGGGTCAAGTAAAAATTTCTCATTTAACCAATTCCTAAGTTCATTCTCAACAAAGTAATCAGGAACTACCTCATCATCAGGTGTTTGACTTGCAATTTCTGATATGTATTTAGCAAATTTAACTTTGTATTTTTCATTCATTAGAGTCATTAATCCATCAGAAATAAAAAATATTTTAGATAGAGGGTCCTCAACACCAAGTTCTCCTTCAACAACATCGAAAGATTTCATTATTGCTTTACCCCACCAAGTCTTGTAGGTTTCGGTATCCTCTAATGCAGGTCTAATTATTTTGTTAATTGCTCTTGTTATAGAAGCCGCGGCTCCTACAAGTAACAATTGTGGAATGAACCAAGGTAATAATCTTAAAGTTGCTTTATAACCACCTTCACCTAGATGAGTGAAAATTCGTTTTCTTGTTGCCGAATCAACAATAGCTTTTAATTGACCAAAAGTTATTCTACCTTGAGCTTTACAAAATTTTTCAGAATCACATATGTTCTTAATTGCTTCACCTGAAGGATTTATATCCTCAAACAAAGTAATAAATTGAGATTCTGTAATTAAAACTTTCATGACAATAAATATTTGTCAAAATCATTTTAATTTAGTACTTTTGTACTGTATGAAAAAACCTTGTAAAGAATGTCCCCATCTTATTCGTAATCGTCATAATGATATGATTGTGGAGTTCGGAAAAAGAACTGGAAAAAAACACAACTGTCATATGACGGAAGGAAAAAAAGATTTGTGGAATGTAACGGATAAAAAACATGAATGTTATGGAAGTAGAAATGACAACAGATAAAAACGGAAGAGACATCAAAGTAGGTGACTATGTTAAGGTGGTTAATAGAATTACTGGCTCTGTAGAAGATTCTGGTGTGATTACCAAAATTGAAGGTAATTATCTTCATCTTGGTAATGGTAAGAATATTGACGGAATGGTAATTAGTGATGTTTATTTTAGAGACGAAGTAATTAAATGGTGATGGGAGAAGTAAAAACTAAATTTGGAATATATACAATGGAAACAAAAAGTAACACACAAATAAGTACAGATAAACTCGGAGTGTTTATTGAACGACTTAAAAAAATAGGAATAGATGTAAAACTATCAGGAAACTTTCCTTGGGTTTATCTTGATGAAATCTGTGGTATAAGAGTTAAAGAAAATTTTCAAGCAAACCACGGATTTACTGTGATGTTTCTTCCAGGAAGAAATGACTCACCACCATCCGACTTTACAGACATTAAGGAAATTTTTAATTTAATAAAAAAATATACAAAAAAATAAATTATGAAAACATATCGTCAAAATCTCAATATATGGTTAGAACAAAAAAAGAATAATACATCAAATGATGAAATCAAAGATGTATTATCTGAAATCCAAAAACATATTAAAAATATGGAAAAAGATGAAGAAGATATGGTAAACTTAGCATATGATTCTGGATACCACGATAAAGAACTCAAAAGAACCAAAAAGGGTAACTACTACCAAAATTATTATAAATTACACGATAAACTCAAACAATTTGTAAAATTTAATTGAAATAAAAATTAAAACAAATCAATAATTAAATATAATATGGACTTATCAAAACTAACAATGAAGGAACTTATTTCTTTAAGAAATAAAATTGAAGGACTTATTCATTCATATGAAGATGGGTATATCTACATTTGCTCTGTTCGTCAGTTTGGTAGTGTTTGGGAAGAAAGACCTAAAAGTTTACATTCATTAAGGGAGCTTTGTAGCGAATATAATGGAGATAATGGTATTGTTGATGTATATACTAACAACCCAAATTTGAGGTTTCCTGAAATGGAATTTTATAACTATGGGGATGTTATGTATATTCGTTCAGAAGGTGATTACAGACAATGGATTGAGTATACTAAAAGAAAAAACCTAATTGAGGATGTAACGAAACGACTTGATGAATGGGATGAGAGTAAAAATTTACCATTTAAATACCGTCCATCTTTTGCCCCAATATGGACAAGAGAAGATGTTAGTGAATGGGTTACAGAATTTGAGAATGCAAATTGGGATTTTACCCCACCAAACTCAATGAAGTCGGATGATTTTAATGAAGATAATATAGAATCATAATATGGAAAGAAAATTAGCAAGTGTTAGAGTTATCGGGGATATCCAAAGAATCCCTGATGCTGATATGATTGAATTGGCCATCGTTGATGGTTGGAAAGTTGTTGTTGCTAAGAATGTTGGTCATAAGGTAGGTGATAAAGTTGTTTACTGTGAAATTGATTCATTCTTACCAATCAGAGACGAGTTTGAATTCTTAAGAAAGAGTTCACACAAAAAGATGGGTGACCAAGAAGGTTTCCGTTTAAAAACTATTAAACTTCGTGGTCAAGTATCACAAGGTTTAATTTTACCTTTATCTGTTTTAAAAACTACTGATATTCCTATGATGACAACATCAAAACAAGAATGGGGTATTCAGTATGAAATGTTTGCAGAAGATGGTTTTCCTATGGTTGGAATTGGTGATGATGTTACTGAAATATTAGGTATTGTTAAATACGAACCACCAATCCCTGCAGAACTTACAGGAAAAGTAAAAGGATTGTTTCCATCTTTCTTACGTAAAACCGATGAAGAGAGAGTCCAAAACTTGGCTAAAGAATACCAAGGATACAGATTCACCTCCGCTCATAAATTCTACGTAACTGAAAAGTTGGACGGTTCTTCAGCAACATTTTACTTTAAAGATGGTGTATTTGGAGTGTGTTCTCGTAATTTAGAATTAACTGAAAGTGAAGGAAATACTTTTTGGAAAGTTGCTCGCGAATTAAAGTTAGAGGAATTATTAGGTGAATTAGATAACAATATCTGTTTGCAAGGTGAGTTAATTGGGGAAGGTATTCAAGGAAATCCGTACAAAATTAAAGGTCAAACAGTTCGATTCTTTAATGGTTTTAATATAGACACTCAAGAGAATATTCCATTTTTAGAGTTTGTTGAGTTAGTTCAAAAAATGAAATTAAAAACGGTTCCAATATTAGACTTTGAATTTAATTTACCTGACACGATTGATGATATGTTAGAATATGCCAACCAAAAGTCCGAATTAAATTCTAACTTTGATAGAGAAGGTGTGGTTGTTCGTTCTTACGATAGAAGAATTAGCTTTAAAGCAATTAGTAATAAATTTTTATTAAACGAAAAATAATACTATATTTGCAACATGTTAGAATTGTTGAACAAATATTACGAGGATGGGTTGGTGACAAAACAAGTTCATCCAACTCTTCCTTTGTCTATATGGAACTACACCCCAAAAGTACAATATGGTCTTTTATATAATCAATACGCTTTATGGGATGAGGTAACTACTCAAGCAAGAGGTTTAGTTGTTGATGAAAATAGTAACGTTGTTGCAAGACCATTTAAAAAATTTTTTAATATAGAAGAAAAAAGATTCACACCAACTAAAGAATTTGATGTGTATGAAAAAATGGATGGTTCTTTAGGTATATTATTTAACTATGAAGGTGAATGGATATTTGCATCTAAAGGTTCTTTTACTTCAGACCAATCAGCCGAATTCAAAAAAATATTTGATGAAAAATATTCGACTAATTTATTAGACTTTTCTTGTACTTATTTGTTTGAAATATTATATCCTGAAAATAGAATAGTGGTTAACTATGGTGATTTAAGAGATGTGGTATTATTAGGTAAAATAGTAACTGAGTCTGGTGAAGAACTTGACGTGGAATCATATCGGAATAACTTTAATGTTGTTAAAAAATATGATGGAATAACTGATTACACTTTTTTGAAAAAAATGGTTGCCGATAACCATGAAGGTTTTATAGTAAAATTTTTTAATGGAAATAGAATAAAAGTGAAAGGAGAAGAATATCTTCGATTACATAAAATAATGACTAACATATCAACTACTTCTGTTTGGGAAGTTTTAAGTAATCAAGGAGATATAGGTGAATTATTAAATGATGTTCCTGATGAATTTTATGATAAGATAAAATCTTATGAAAAGGATTTAAAATACCATTTTCATCAAATAAATGAGTATTGTGGTAAACTACATGATGGTTTTAGATATGGTAAGTATGGTGATGTTGACCCTGAACCAACTAAAAAAGAATTTGCAGAATTTGTTATGAGAAATGTAACAAAAACTGGTTTACGTCCTGTACTATTTGCTATGTGGGATAAAAAACCATATGACTACATAATATGGAGATTATTAAAACCTGAGTTTAGAAAACTATAAAAGTATGACGAAAAGTCATACTTTTTTTTTTTATAAAGTATTTATTAAGTAAAATTACTTAAATGGTTAGTATAGAAATTATTGTTGCCTTTATTACAGGTATATTTGGACCTTTAACGGTTATATTTATAAGACATTTATTAGAAAAAAATAAGAAAAAACCTGACATGGTTCATGATACACTTAGAGTCAGTGAATTAATAAATCAAAAAATAGAACACATTAGAGAAGAGTTTAATGCCGATAGAGTATGGGTTACACAATTTCATAATGGAGGTAATTTCTACCCGACAGGAAAATCTATGGCTAAGTTTTCAGTTATGTATGAATCTGTAGGTTCAGGAGCGTCATCCGTACAGTCAAATTTTCATAACATACCCGTTAATCTATTTTCAAAATCAATAAATCAGTTATTACATAACGATGTTATAGAAATTCCTGATTATAAAGACGAATCAATTGCAACATATGGTTTAAAATATATTGCGGAAGATACGGGATGTAAATCAGGTTATCTATTAGCAATAAAAACAATTGATGACAAATTTATTGGTACATTAGGTTTAGACTTTATCAAGAAAAAAACTAAGCTTGATATAGAATCTATAAATCATTTAGAAGTTCACGCATCTCAAATAGGAGGCGTTTTAATGACCCATTTAGAACAATAAAATAAATCTCTATATTTATTAGAGATGATAATTTATATTTTAGAAGGACCACAATTAGTAGATACTTCAAAGTACACAGGTATTAATTTTAAAGATAGAGTAGTTGGTAGTAGTACACCATCTAAAGACAAAATTAATCCATCTTTATTAGCTGATGTTGACAAAGCTGCAATAATCGCGGGCACCAAAGCAAGTGTTACAACTGCGGTTACAGGGCACAGACCTGGGTCAAGACACAATCCTGGAGGTTTGGCGGTTGATTTGGCGATGTTTGATGGTAAGGGTTATGGTAGTAAAGAGGATGCTAAAAAGAAAGGTATATATGATAAAATAGAAAAATTTGTCAAAGCCTTAGAAAGTATGGGTTATAAGGTAAATTCAGAAAGGGGGAATGACAAGGCTGTTTTATGGTTTGGTTTTCCTAATCACCATCATCATGTTCATGTCTCAAGACTATCGGATGATGGAACCTCAACTTCATCTTCATCCTCATCAGAAGATTCTGATAACAATTCCGATGATAGTAGTGAAACTACAAAAACAACAACCTCACCACCTCCAACAGACAGTAAACCAAAGGGTTTGGATTTCAACACCCTTGGGTTGATTAGTGCTTTAGGTAGATTATCCGAAAACAAAAAAAATAAAAACATGGGTAGATTATTAAATGAAATAGAAAAAATTAATAGGATTAATAAAGTAGTTATTTCCGAAGGTGCTTTACAAGTTTCTTATCCTAAGATTGTTTTTACACCGTCTGAATCAAATTTCCAAAATACAAATAAAAATCTTTTAACTGATTTAAATTCAATTGGGTCTGAAAAAAATATTACGGTAAATATAACTGGCAGTACTCCCGATTCTGTATATGTAATTTTAAATGATGTTATAAAAAGTAAATTAACTGAAAAAGGATACGGAGGCGGTAAAACTCAAAACCCTAATAAATATTATATGGATTATAATGGGTCAATTTACGTGTTTAATAACACAGTTACTTCACAAACTACGGATTCGGCAACAACCACAACAACAACTAAATCATCAACGAGCTCAACAACTAATACAACAACTTTAAAAATAGATACTAGTAGTGCTCAAACGGCTGCCGATTCATTAATTGATTCTGTATTAAGTGGTTTTGTGGCACCATTCGCAACTTCTGAAAGTGTTGGTAATAAAAAAGAAAAACTTCTAAATGAGATTAATCGTATTAAAAAAAATATGATATAAAAAACCCCACCTTTCGATGGGGATAACCAAATTACTTAGTTTTTACCGTGTCTACTTTGTTTGTAGCAGTTGAGTCAACAACTTCACTTGTTGTACTTACACTGTCAGTTGCAGGAACTTCGTTTGAAGTTGCTCCACCTCCGCATGATGCTAACAAAACAATAAGACCACCAAAAATTAACTTTTTCATATTATTTATTGTTTTAGATACAATAAATATAGGTTTAATGTTTATAAATCAATAACCAATTAATTAATTTTTATTAAATTAATATAGAAACCAATATTTCCGAAATGACTGTTTCGGAACTTTTTTATTTTTTTTTTCTTAAAGTACTTGTCAGAAAGAAAAAAATGTTTAACTTTGTAAAACAAATCAGAAATAACTGATAACGTTCTTTTAAATAATTTAGTATTAACTTTTAAAAACTCGAAAAATGAGTGAAGGGACACAAGTTCTTGATAACTTGATTTTTTCCTACATTGGAAAAAACGGTGTTAGGTACCACACCCCAAATCCAAATTTAGCACAGGCACGTGCTAATTTTTACGAGACATACACTGTCTACGTAACTAAAGTGGAAGAGGTAGAGGGAAAATGAAAAAAGTTAACAAAGTACTTGACAATTAAAAAAAATTGTTTAACTTTGTAAAACCTTTCAGATAAAGGTTGGAATTACCGTAAAACAAAGGTCTCCTAAATCTGAAAAAAAAAGTAGAGAAAAATTTGGAAGTTTAAAAAATTGTTCTTAACTTTGTAAAACAAATCGGAAACGTCCGATAACGTTCTTTGAAATTTTAGATATCCATTCAGGAGTAGATTAAAATCTTAGGATTTGAAACTGAAACTGATAAAGATATTGGGCCGTATATAGTCCATAAAATAAACCTCGAAAGGGGGATAAAGTGGAACCATCAGTGTTAGTGGTTCTGCGGTTTGGGAAACCGAACTCGAGTATACAAGTGGGATATCAGTGAGCCTGTAGTACCGAGGATAACTTCGTAGGGAAATGGAAAACTGAATAGGCAATGTGGATTGTCTGTTTGAGGTGGGAACACCAATAAGAATAACCCATAGGAATCAAGTGAGAAATGTATTTCCAAATACATGATTGCGGGTTCCAATATGAGAGGTGACTTAAAACCGAAGGGGTAATACCTGAAGGTAAGATAGAGAACGAGTGGTGTCGCTACTATCCTTACCACAGACCCACCAAGGTCTTGGTACGAAGTAATCTTAAAATATGGAGGTAGGGATATCTCACGGAGTAGTATAGTATTCTGTTTCTCAAAAGGAAATGGAGCTTAAGGTGGACCACTACTTCGATTCATCCACGACACAAAAACTTTACTATTATTGAAGTAACATTTAAGAACATAAAGGAAAAGTGTCCATCAGGTTTTGGTGAAAGGTGACTACATAGTAATGAGCCGTTCATTGCACACAAGGACCCCAAGTCTGAGTGTAGTTTTACCAAAGACCTCTAGTCCCGCAAGGATTTATTGGGGAGGCATCCTCGAAGAGAGTTGAGTAATAAGAGAGTAACCAAAATCTCAAGGAGTGGTAAACCTAAAAGACCGTCACTGAGGAATACTTCTTAAAAGGAAGTGGATAAGAGTAGAAACAATAATGACTCTAAAGGTTCTCAATTAACAGGTGTAATCTCAGCCTTTTTTTAGCTATACATTGTTAAACGTAAAAAGGTAGTTCGTTAGTTTAAAAATGATATATTTATATATATGAAATATACAATTTACAAAATTACAAATACGTTAAATAACAAAATTTACATAGGTAAGCACCAAACAGAAAATATTAATGATAGTTATTTTGGTTCTGGTGTTTTATTAGAGAAAGCAATAAAGAAATACGGTAAAAAATTTTTCACTAAAGAAATTTTGTTCATATTCAATACCGAGAATGAAATGGATTTAAAAGAACGAGAGATAGTTACCGAAGAATTCATTAAAAGGAAAGATACATATAATAAATCCTTGGGGGGTGAAGGAGGTTCTAATTTCAAAGGAAAAAAACATACTAATGAAACTAAACAAAAATTATCAGATATTAGTAAAGGTAGAATTTTTTCTGAAGAAACAAGAAATAAAATTTCTGAAGGAAATAGAAAAAGAGTTCTTAGTGAAAGTACAAAACTAAAACTTTCCGAAAAGGCGAAATTAAGATTTCAAAATGAAGAAACGAGAAAAAAACATTCTGAAATAATGAAACAGTATTATACAAAAAATATCGTGGTGGTTTCCAGCTCGGTCTCATAAGCCGAATACGGGGGTTCGAGTCCCTCACCCGCTACTAAGTGACTCCAAACAAATGATAGGTCGGTAATTAACGATATCCCGTGAAGTTATGAGTATAAACTAACCTTCAAAATTCTCGTAAAGGTTTTTGGTGATTGTTCTGTAGTTGATAACGACCAATTTTAATCCTTAAAAATTAATAAAAAATGAATTCTACCTTGAGGTGTCAATCCAAAGACTGAAGAAGTTTGAGAAAAAAATTGGTAAGGGACCTCTTTTTAGATGTGGGTACTATGATAACCACAGTGTTTAGGTCTTAAAACGGAAAACACATAAAACAAATAGTCGTGAATACTAGTCACCACCCAACGTCACAGGGTTCTGTAGTTGTCTCACTAACAACTCGGTAGGTTTAGATTCCTAGGACAAACAAGAGGGAAGAACTAACGTAATGTTAAATTCTTCCCTCTTTTTTTTATTTTATATTAATTCATAAGGTAGACTTGCTCATTCAAAACATTATTGTGACAACTTTTAAATCTTAGTTTTTGTATTTATTATTATGAGAAATATTTTAGCACTTTTAACCTACCTAATTAGTTTTGTCGGTTTCGGACAATACTGTCCATATTTAGGTCCTGACCAATTATTACCTTGCGGGTCCAACTCAACAACACTTACCGCGGACTTAACCCAATGTGGAGTTGGGGGTATTAATCCAAATCAAACAACAAATTATAATGTAACAAATATACCTTACGTTGCTCAAGTAAATAACGGTACTAATTTAACAATGACCGATGATTCCCAACAGGGTCCGTTTAATATAGGTTTTAATTTTTGTTTTTTTGGTACGACGTATACTCAATTTTGGATAGGGTCTAACGGATGGATATCTTTTTCGCCAAACCAACCAACAACATTTACTTCTCAATCAATACCAACAACTAATGGCTTAGTACCAAAAAATTGTATAATGGGTCCTTGGCAAGATTGGCACCCTGGAATTGGTGGTCAAATAAAATACCAAGTTCAAGGAGTTGCACCTTGTCGTAAATTAATTGTTAGTTGGGTTAATATGCCAATGTATTCATGTACTTCTAATCTTGGTACGTTTCACATTATAATTTATGAAACAACTAATATCATAGAAAATCACATTCAAAGTAAACCTGCATGTCTACAATGGCAAAATGGAACTTCTGTTGAGGGTATCCATAATTTAGCAGGTACAATTGGGATAACAGTACCAGGAAGAAACTCAACCGCTTGGGTTGCACAAAATGATTCTTGGAGATGGACACCTTCAGGACCTGTAGTGACTCCGACATTAACTTGGTATCAGGTTGGTAATCCTATACCAATAGGGACGGGTCCATCAATAACGGTTAACCCACCTGCCGCGGGAGCGAGTTACACCTGTCATTTTGTATATCCGACATGTAATGCAGGATGGGTAACATGTAATGGTTCACTTGGTTTAGGTCCTGATACTGTATTAGTTGTTCCTGGTCCACCTAATTTACCTTTACCAACCATAATATCTAATGAACCAACTTGTAACGGGTATTGTGATGGTAGTCTTATAATAACTCCGAATGGAGGTAATGGAGCTCAAACAATTTCATGGAATGGACCCCAATCTGGATTCAATCCAAACAACCTATGTTCAGGGAATTATGTTTTTACTTTAACAGATGCTTTAGGGTGTACAATAACAAGTAACGTTACATTAATGGACCCTCCACCACTAATTATAAACCCTATTGTTGGTGAGGATACTATATGTATTAATTCTATTAGTGATTTTTATAACACAACAAATTTAATTACGGGTTTAAATTATGTTTGGTCAACAACCAACGGAATTATTAATAACGGACAAGGAACAAATCAGATTACTGTTGACGTTAATGGTACCCAATCAGGTTTTTACAATAACATGATAACTGTATACGGTATTGACGGAAACGGATGTCAGTCTCAAACAGAACTAATCGATATAACTATTTTTAATCTTACACCTTTTATAAATCCTGTCGGTCCATTCTGTTCTTATGACGAATTTGTTACTTTAGAATCATCACCTATTGGTGGTTATTATACAGGAAATGGTGTTATAAATAATGATTTTTTTCCCATAAATGCGGTTGGTAATAATCTTATAACGTATACTTACACACAAAGTGGATGTTTGTTTACAACAACCGAGACAATTATTGTTTACCCACAACCGATAATTGAAACCTTAACACCGTCAAACCCATTTTTTGAAGTTTGTATGGGAGATTCGGTTAACATCAATTTTGAATTGACATCAAATCCTCAAGGAATTAATCAATGGTCATTTATTGATAGTATTTATAATACCCAAGCATACAATCAAACTTTTAGTAGTGAAGGAACTTATATAATTTCAGTTACCACAACAACAAACGGATGTATTTCTAACCCAGAACAAACTACAGTTATTATTGACGAATGCCCTGAAGAGTTGATATATATACCAAACTCATTCACACCTGATGGAGATGAACATAACAATATATGGAAACCTGTATTTACATCAGGACTTGACCCATATGATTTTAGAATGGAAATCTATAATAGATGGGGAGAATTAATATGGGTTAGTGAAAACCCTTTAGTTGGGTGGGACGGTACTTTTAATGGTAACTACTGTCAAGACGGTGTCTACTTATGGAAGTTAGAATTTGGTATACCCGAAAATGACGGAAGAAAAAAAATGTTTGGACATTTAACAACTTTTAGATAAAACAATAAACCCCATCCTGAAAAGGTGGGGTTTTTTAATTGGTGGAGGTATGCGGAGTCGAACCGCGTCCTGCTCACATTACCTACTAAGGACTACACGCTTAGGTCAACATTTGAGCTAATGTTCCGAAATTTCACAATTCCCTTATTTTTAAAGTGGTTCGGTTTACTGAGAACTAATCCTCCACTTGTTCCTTTTCGGGTAGAAACCACACCTTTGTAAAGACTTCTGTTCCTGGGTTATATGTCCACCGACCCGAAGGTTTCGCTTAATCTGATTAAGCTACCGCCACTTCCTCAGTACGAACAAGTCCTACTGCAGAAAGTTTGTTGATAACGTTGCCGTTTATCGATTTTGAACCATTTTAACAAGGTTAGATTCATCCTTGACGTGCCCCGAGTAACTAACTATGACAGTCAATTTCCAAGGTTACCCCCATATGTTAAAGAACTTTTGTTTTACAAATATACAAAAAAAATCCTTATTATCAAATTTTTCAATATTTATTTGTATAAATATGTCAGAACAGGAAGAACTAAAAAATGATGCCTATAAAGGTAGTAAAATCTTATATGAAGATGATAATATTATCTTCCTGAAATGTCTTTCCTATGAATCCGCAAAATATTTTGGACCTCCATTCTTATGGAAAAAATGGAACACTCATAAATACGGTGACACTTTTATAGTTGTTGATAAAAAAGGTAACGATTGGTCCCCGACAAAATCTTATGTTATTAGTGTTAGTGATTATGGTACACATTATTTAGATGATGAAGACCAAGAAATTAAAACATCAACTTTTTTTCATTGGTTCCCACAAATAGAAAACCTTGTTTATAAAACAATTCCAGCACAAAATATTTACCAAATTTTAAAAAAAATAAAAAATGGTGAAGAATACTCAAGTCACACATTAAATAGGTATGATGATTTAATTAGTGGTTTTCGTTTTAATAAAAATTCACCTGGTAAAAGTATGGTACAATTAACATTTGACTATAATGAAGATTATTTTAAATTATTTGACTTGGGTGAAGGTGATATTTGGTTTTTAAGAAATTTGTTTTCTTATTATGATAGTGATATGGGATTTTACCAATCTGATTATGCCTACGAAGATTGGGGGAATGGTTATTTATTGTATGAATTTAACGAAGAAAATAGACGTAAAGTTTTGGAGATAATGTCATTTTTTAACCCAAATTTAAATAAAATGGAGGACTCAACAAACCCTCAAATTGCCAAATTACTAATTGGTACATTCCAAAGACAAACTGAAAATATTGTTGATGATTACCAATCAGAAAAAGAATCGTGTATGTCAAGAACCGCTCAAAAAGAAATAACTGATGACTTAAAAGATAAGTTTACTAATTATGGTATTTTTGAAAAAAATATGTTTAATAAATATGTGACAACGGTCAATGTTTTATTATCTCTTTATAAGAAATATGGAGACCACGATTTAACAATACAGGAATTAATGAGTAAATTAGCTCATGAGTTTAGTGTTGGTCCTTATGAAGAATATATGTACGAGTATGGTTGTGATGATTTTGATAGTGAATCATTTAATAATTACGTATCAGGTCAACTAGATAAAATATTAGAAGAAATTGAGGAGAGCGACAGATTTAGTAATTTAGAAGAATTTAAAAAGGTTAGTAGCGAAGTCCGTAAAAATTACGACTTTGATAAATGGTACTCAACCCCAAAAGATAAATCCTTAAAATTCAATATTAGGTTTATAGACCCATTCACAAATAAAATTACAATAGTCACTCAAAGACAATTCGAATCCACTCAAAACAGGAATCTAACTCTTGATGAGTTTAATTCTTTTTTATATAATTTGGAATTATTTGAAAGAAAATTTTTGAAATCCCGAAAAAAGTTGTAACTTTGTAATATGCAAAGAGATTACGAATTATTAAAGAGTGTTTTGTCCGTTCCATCTAAAACGTATCAAGAAGAACGTATGATTAAATTCCTAACCGAATGGTTAACGGAAAACAACTTCCCATTTTTTGTTGATAAAATGAACAACATCTATGTTACAAAACAAACAGATGAAAATATTGAGTATTTTCCTTGTGTAGTTGCACATACGGATACCGTTCATAATATTGACACGATTAATATACGTGAAGGTAATTTACCAAACGCTCAGAATGTTTTAAAACCCGCATTAAAGGCTTATAACAATGAAGGATTACCAACAGGTATTGGTGGTGATGACAAATGTGGTATATACGCTTGTTTAGAATTGTTAAAAGAAATACCGAATCTAAAAGCGGCTTTCTTTGTGTCTGAAGAAACAGGTTGCCATGGCTCAAGAAATGCCGATAAAGAATTCTTTGGTAATGTTGGTTACGTTATTGAATTTGATGCTCCTGGTAATTGGATGGTTAGCGAATATTGTATGGGAGTCCAATTATTTGAACGTGGTACCGAATTTTTTAAATCTTGTAATGAGGCTTTAACTGAGGGGTTCGAAAATCGACAAAAATACCAAGCACACCCGTATACTGATGTTTACGCTTTAAAACAGTTATTTGATTTTGCTTGTATCAATTTCTCTATTGGTTATTACAATTATCACACCCCTAATGAATATGTTGTTATTGAGGATGTTTACAGTGGTATCGAAACGGGTAAAAAAATGATTGAGAGGTTAGGTAACACTAAACACACTTTCATTCCGAAACGAAAACAACAACAAACATTGTTTGGATAAAAAAAAGGGGGATTATTCATCCCCTTTTTTCTTTCTACCCTTTTTAACAGGTACTGTCTTTATTTTGATTTCTTTTTCTTCTACGTATAGAATATATTTTGTTTGTTCATTTATATTACCTTTTAATACTTCTTCGGAAATAAAGTCCTCAATCTTATCTTGTATTGCTCTTTTAATAGGTCTTGCCCCGTAAGTTTCATCAAACCCAACTTCAGAGATTAAATCTAAAATAGTATCATCATAAGTAATCTGATATTTCAGATTAACCAACCTTTCAAATAATTTATCAAGTTCCAATTTAACTATCGATTTAACTTCATCCTTTTTAAGAGAATTAAAGATAACTATTTCATCAATCCTGTTTAAGAATTCAGGTGCAAAAAACTTCTGTAATTCCTTCTTCAACAAGTCTCGTTTATATTCCTCCTCAATATATGTATTGTTATTACTTTTAAATCCGACACCAGAACCAAAATCCTGTAATTTTTTAACTCCCAAATTAGATGTCATAATGATGACACAATTTTTAAAATTAATCTTTCTACCAAGACCATCAGTAATATGACCATCATCTAAAACTTGTAATAGTGATGAAAAAATATCTTTATTCGCCTTTTCAATCTCATCAAATAAAATAACAGAGTACGGTTTATTTTTAACTTGTTCAGTTAGTTGTCCACCTTCATCATAACCTACATATCCTGGAGGTGCCCCGATTAATCTTGAAATCGTATGTTTCTCTTGAAACTCCGACATGTCAACTCGAATTAAATTTTCTTCACTACCAAATATTTCTTTTGCTAATTGTTTTGCCAAATATGTTTTACCAACACCTGTGGACCCTAAGAAAATAAAAGAACCTATCGGTTTATTAGGGTCTTTAATACCTAATCTATTTCTTCTGATTGATTTTGCAATTTTAGAAACCGCTTCAGATTGACCAATAACTTTATTACCTAAACTCTCTTCTAATTTAGTCAATGATTGAGTCTCATCAGAATTTAATTTTGAAATCGGAATTTTAGTCATGTTTGAAACTACTTCATAAACTAATTCGAGACTAACTTCTCGTTTTTGGTTTTGTAATTCAGATTCAAATTTTTTCTTTTCGGAGTCTAATTTATCTAAAATTCGTCTTTCTTTATCTCTTAAATTTGCAGCCTCTTCGTAGTTTTGTTTTTTTACAACTTCAATTTTTTCTAATTTAATATCCTGAGCTTGTAATTTTAATTTTTCAATAATTTCAGGCATTTTTATATCAACTTGACTTCTTGCGCCAACCTCATCTATAATATCAAACGCTTTATCTGGAAATTCCCTATCTGTGATATACCGTTCAGCCAAATCAACACATAAGTTAAGTATTTCATCAGTATATGAGACTTTATGGTATGTCTCGTACTTGTCTTTTGCATGTTTTAAAATCTCTAAAGTTTCTTGTTTTGTTGCAGAATCAACAATTACTTTTTGAAATCTCCTTTCTAATGCTCCGTCCTTCTCGAAATTTTTTCGATATTCATCAAGTGTTGTGGCACCAATACATTGTATTTCACCTCTCGCTAATGCGGGTTTAAATATATTTGACGCATCCAAGGAACCTGAAGAATTACCAGCACCAACTATTGTATGAATTTCATCTATGAATACAATAATATTTGAATTGTTTTGAAGTTCATCAATTATTACTTTCATTCTTTCCTCAAACTGACCTCGGTATTTTGTACCTGCAACAATTGAGGTCATATCTAATGATACAATTCTTTTATCAGTTAAGTTTCTTGGACATTCCCCATTGAATATCTTAATAGCTAATCCTTCGGCAATTGCAGTTTTACCACAACCTGGTTCGCCAATAATGATTGGGTTATTCTTTTTTCTTCTTGAAAGAATTTGTGCAATTCTTGTTATCTCACGTTCTCTACCAATTACAGGGTCTAATTTACCTTCTTCCGCTAACTTTATTAAATCTCTACTAAAATTGTCCAAAACAGGTGTCGGGGAATTCTCGTTACCTTTACCTTTGTTTTGGTTACTACCATCCTTAGATTCTATCATACTAATACGTTTTCAAAAAATATAATATTTAATTTACTATTTTCAACTCAATTAAAATATATTTATGAATATGAGTATAAGGAAACATTATAGTAAATACGTTGAAACTTTAAAAGCCGATAATGACTTATTGGAGACTTATAGAGATTTAAGAAGAGCGTTTCAAAGAGAAGGGTGGACAGAGAAAGATTTACAAAATCCTCCTTATTATCCAAACGATATCATGAGAAATTTTCAAAATTTTAGTATCCTAAGAGATAAATTATTTTCTGAGTTAAGAAGTTTCTTTGATATTGACCATAATGAATTTGTAGATTATCTTCAAGATAAACTTAAAATAATAAATTTAGAAATACCATTAGAAGATGGCAATATTGAAAGAGGAAATCAAGGGGACGAAGATTATTAATGAAGTCCAATCATCAAATTTAGTTAAGACTGAATATGATACCGAAACAAAAAAATTGGTTGTTGAATTTAAAAACGGCTCTAAATACGAGTATGATGAAGTACCTCATCAAATTTATACTCAATTTAGATTATCCGAGTCACAAGGTAAATTTTTTACAAGCAAAATTTCAAAAACCTTTAAATACAAAAAATTATGATATTTATGGGTAATGAGCAATTTACAATCTATCTTAAAAAGTTTTAATTTAAAAGACAATCTTAACCCAAAGATATGGGTTAATCCAAAATCTTCAAATACAAAAATGGTCCCTAAAGTTAGAGAGACCCTGTTAGAGATTGCTAATGATTTTATAGAATTTTTAGATGTTGATATTATAGTGTCTGATGTTGTAATGACAGGTTCATTGGCCAATTATAATTGGTCTAACTATTCTGATGTCGACATCCACATAATTGTTGATTTTAGTCAATTTCCTGAAAATGTAAAAACTTTATACGAAGAGTTGTTCTACTTAAAAAAAGCAATTTACGGTAATAAACAAAATATTAAAATTTTTGGGTATGACGTTGAGCTTTATGTTGAGGATGAGAATATTGAAAAGGATGTAAAGAACATTGCAATCTACTCAATATTATATGATGAATGGAAAAGTTCACCTAAAAAAGATTTAGTTAATATTAATAAAACCAATGTAACTGAAAAAGCTAAACAATGGATGAGAATAATCGATGGTGTTGCGGAAAACATACAAGACGAGGATATTGACACCGCAAAATCATTAATCAAAAAATACGTTAATAAAATCAGAAAATATAGAGAATGTGGTTTAGAGTCTGGTGGGGAATATTCTGATGAAAATCTTGTATTTAAAATATTGAGAAGAAATGGTTACCTTGAGAAAATTAAAAGTATGAAAAATAAATTGGTCGATAAAAGATTATCCTTAAAAGAAGCGACGACAACCATCGGTGGTAAATTTAAAGTAGACATTGAAAATGGTCCATCTAACCATGGTAAACGAGCCTTTGGTAATTGGCAATCGGATAATGCTTGGGATATATTCGCCCCTGCAGGTACTGTGGTTAATTCATATACTGAAGGTACCGTAATAAAAATAAGGGACACAGGTAAAAATTCAGGTAAAGTATTTGGTACACAAGTCTCAATAACAGGGACTAATGGATATCCTGATATTTTTTATACTCACCTGAAGAATGTAAAATTACAAAAGGGCGATAAAGTTAAAGTGGGTGATGTTATTGGGCTTATATCTGAATGGGTCGGTCATGATAATATGACTCACGTTCATATTGGATTACCAAGAGGAAAACATTTAAGAGATTTATTAAAGAATTCAGATAAAATATTTGTTGGTTCTGCAGGTGGAAGTGGAAAAACTGTTCCACCACCATCAGACGATTCTTTACCATTAAAAAGAGATAGTGAGATAGATAAAAAAATAGTAGATTCTGCAAATGAATTGATTAAAGATAATTCTGAGTTTGCTAATACTAAAAAAGAAAATGTTATCACAACTTTAGAAAATGCCGAAGAAGGAAAAAATAAAATTTTAAGTGAGTTTTATAAATTAGTACAATCTAAAAAAGAACTCAAAAATCTTAAAGGTGTTGAATCAACAATCCCTGTTGACAGAGGAGTTGAATTACTTCAAATAGCACTACAGTTTTTAGGGTTCCTATTACCTAAATGGGGTGTTGATGGTAAATTTGGAAATGAAACTGAAATAGCGGTTAAAGACTTCCAAAAGAAATACAAATTGGATGGGGATGGAACTATGTCAAGTGAAGACTTAACAAAATTATTTTCCATTTTAGTTTTAAAAGATTTTAACGATTCTAATATGTCATCAATTGAAAAAGATGAAGACCCAAATTTAACAAATGATTCTAAAGTGATGGGGAATGTTAAAATAGTTGGTAGTTATAATAGTTCACAAAAAAATATTATTTCATCATTAATTGATGAAATGAAAAGAGTGGGTATTACTGATTCTTACGCTCAAATAGGTATTTTATCGGTTATTGACAAAGAGAGTAATTTTAAAAGTTTTAAAGAAGTTGGTTATTGTGGGACTTCAGATAGTAGAATTGTTAGTATCTTTGGTAACAAAAGAGGTAACATGTGTAAATCTCTTAAATGTAATGACGCGAAATTTTTTGATTGTCTTTACGGATATAAATCAGGTTTAAGTTTAGGAAACGACCAACCTGGTGATGGATGGAAATATGTTGGTAGAGGTCTTAATGGTCTTACAGGTAAAGCAAATTATCGTAAATACGGTGGAATGGTTGGAGTGGATTTAGTATCTAATCCTGAGTTAATGGAAGACCCTAAAATTGCTGCTAAAGTTGCAATTACATATTTTACTAAAGGTAAATCAGCAAGTTCTCTCCCTAAATTTAAATCAAAAGAAGATTCAGTTAACTACTTTGCGGATTTAAATGCTGGTAGGAGGAACTCTTCATTTGGTAGAGGTGCTGCAATTGTGTCATCTAAAAAATTTGACGTAGATAATAATATCACCTAAATAAATCGATAATTAAGTTAAACGATATATTTATAAATAAAATAATTTAAACAAAAACAAAAATAAAATGGGAAATTTGAGACCAATTGGTAGTGAAAAACTACAAGGAATGGACAAAATAAATCGTATTTTACAAATAGCGAAATATAATGAGCATATCCCAACTCCAATCAATGAGAATAAATCTTTGGAGTATCAAAAAACATTATCAGATGGTAATACATATGTTATTGTAAAGGAGAATAATGGTTACATAATTAAAAAGGGGTTGAATGAATCGGTTGCTGATTATATGGAATCAATGAAAGATAGAAAATACTACCCATCATATTCTCAAGCTCTTAAGAGATTAAACATTATGGCCAAGGAAATTAATTCTTCTGAAGGTTATATTAAAAATATTTCTTTATTTGAAAGTGAGGATGATGTGGAAGAAAAATATTTTCTTAAGTTAGATGGTGGTGAAACTAATGAACAGGATGTTCCCGCTCCTGCTCCTGCACCCGCACCCGCTCCTGCACCCGCTCCTGCACCCGCTCCTGAAGCACCTGTAGATGCTGATATGGGAGGTGCTGATATGCCAGATGAAGAACCTGAAGATGACATGGATATGCCAGATGAAGAACCTGAAGATGATGAAGATGTTACGTTTAAAATGATTCAAAAACTAACAGGTAAATTGGCTCAAAAAATTAGAACTTTTATGGAAGACGAAGAAAATGAAATGTCTTCTAAAGATATTAAATATGTAATTAACTCCGTAGTTTCCGCAATTGATTTAGATTCATTAGAAGATGACGATTTAGATGAAATTATTTCTAAATTAGAAGGTGAAGAAGAAGGTGAAGAAGAAGGTGAAGAAGAAGGTGAAGAAGGTGGTGAACCAATGCCGTCACCTGAAATGCCGTCACCTGAAGTGGCTCCCGCACCTCCAGCGGCACCTGCGACGGGTGAAGTTGCCGAGTATGATGACTTAGACGATGGTAAAGAATTTGTTGATGATATTTTTAGTGAAGAGGAAGATTATGAAAATTACGGTAAAAATCGTGGTTATAGAGGTAAGAAACACAGGTTTACAGAACTTGGAGAAGATGAGTCAGGTGCGGTAGAAGGAATGATTGAAGGTTTATTTAGTGAGTCTAAAGTCGACAACATTTTGAAAAAATATTTTAGAGTTGATGAAAAGGAGAGAGTTATCTTAGAAGAAAAGAAAAAACAAAAAAGTGTTTTAGCTGAAAAAACAAATAAAAATATTGTTAGGATTAAAAATTTATCTGAGACAGTTGCTCAAGAGATATCATCAAGTAAGTTAATTAAAAAATACCCAAATTTAAAGTTTGTTGGAAAGTCACAACAAAATAATTTAATATTTGAGAATAATAGTAGAAGAATTAAAGTAACTCCTAAAGGAAGTATTTTATGAGTTATTTAATTTATGTAAATGAATTAGGTGCAAATTATAAAGGGGAAACAACTTATGAATTCATTTTCTCCGATAATTTGGAAAATGTATGGGGAGATTCTTGGGAATCAAAACCATCGAATGGTTACCCATCTCCACCCGATTTAGATTACATAGAAAAAGTTGGAGTTTTGAAGACAGATAAGACAACATTATCAGTTATTCAAAACTCTGATTACTTTTCAATGGTTGACGCAATTGATAGAGTTATAGCGTTGGCGTGGGAAGATGAAAACGAAACAACCAATTTTGACTTAGTTAAAAGATTGGTATTTAGTTTTGGTCAAACTGAAGACTCCGTAAAAGATAAATTATATGAACGAGATTTCGTTCTTGAATTTGAGAAGAAAGTGGTTTATGAAAAATAATAAAAAAATACTATCTTTGTTAAACCATGGGTTTAAAGGTTCGTTACTTAATACGCTAAACGAAGCTCAAATCAATTCAATGTATAGTAGATTAGTTGAAAATAAAAAAGAAACTAAAGAACAACAAATTGTAAACACTCAAACAATGGTTTTTGATTCTTCTAAAGAAGACCAAAAGGCTAAATTAAATCAAATGTTAAAAGACCCTTCTAAATTACAAGGTCAAAACATAGAAGTTAAAGAAGATGAAGAATCAGATATTAATTGGGGATTAACAGGTCATGACCAAGAACCAATTCAAAAAGGACCTACAGGTGACGGGGACCCAAATTCAATCCAAGAGAAAGAATTAATGGAAAAATTCGTATCTAAAAAACAACAAAAATATTTTTTTGCGAAATGTGGTGATGGAAAAACAAAAGAAGAAAAAAAATGGTGTAAAATGGCTGAAGAATTTGCGGAAAAAACAAATTTTAAAAAACTACCTAAAACTAAAAAGAAAGAAACCAAAGAAGAATTCACCATGAAAAATTATTTGGATAAAGTGGGTAGTGCTTATGCAAATAACATGAAAGGACAATTAAGTAAAATGGCAAAAGAAAGTATCAATAAAAAAGAGTTAGAAAAAGGTATTATGTCTTTGGTTGAAAAACATATTACACCTAAAATGAGTAAAAGGGATTTACTAAATTTGGTTTTTGAACAAGGAACTAAAGAAAAGGAGAGAACTAAGGAAAAAGAAAAAACTAAAAGCCCTGAACGTGATAATCCGTATGCTCCTAAACCTGGACCAAAGAAAAGTCCAAAAGCGGGAGATACCAAGATTGCACCTCCAATACCTAAAACACCTACAAAACCTGGTAAACCTGATACAAATACCCCATATAACCCTAAAGTTAAACCCGCACCAAAAGCTGACAAGGGAAAACTACCTAATTGGTTGACATTTGATGCTATTGGAATTAATCTAAAATAAGATGAGTGTTAATTATAAAATGGAAAAAATATTAAGAGCAAAAACTAATTTAGAAAAAAAATTAGTTAGAGAAGGTTTAACTTATAATGAGAAATCATTATTAAATGAAATCAAAAAAAGTTTAACTGAGGCACCCATAGATTATGAAGGTCCTGAAAGAATGGGTCAGGATGTTGAGAGAAAAATAACACAGAGAGAGACTCCATTTCATGGTCACCCCGCAATACCTCAAGAACAAAGAGATTTTATCGAGGTGATTGCATCAAAAAGATTTAAAGACTCAGTTGATAAAGTAAGAAGATTTTTAGGTAATACCCAACCTCTACAAGGACCAAACTCTTTTATGAACTTGATGATGATGGGTATGCAATCATTACAACAAATTTCATCTATTGAATCAAGAAATAAACAAAGACTTGAAGAATTAGCGGTTGAGTTGGTTAAAAAAGAAATGGGGATTCCTGAAGGAGCTTTACAATTCGACGCCGAATTAGTTAGTGGACCTATGAGTGCCGCTCAAGGGATGCAAACCCAATCACAAAATCCTTCTGAAGATGAGATTAAAGATGCTTTTAAAGAAGGTGAAGAACATACCGAAGATTTATTAAACTTTGTAGATGAGTTCGAAAAATTCAATTTAGAGAAAGCAAAAAGACGATTTATAAATTCTTTAATACAAGGTGCGGCGTTCAAGGGTGGACACATGTATGTCTTGGCGGCTGATGAAATAAACAATATTGACCCAAGATTATTACAGATGTATGGTGTTAACCAATCATTAATGGAACATCTATATTGGGTTTTCCCTGATATGGAAAATATGGCGGGTTCGGGAGGTGGACAATTAGGTCAAAGTGAAATTGATGATGAGACCGACCCACCAACAGTAAAGGCTAGGGCAGGTACTTTTCCGTTATTAATTCATGAATTGGTAAAAGGTGTTTATGAAGTATTTGGTACTCACGGATTACCTGATGACCCAAGACAACAAGAAATGGTTATGGGTTCTGAAGATACATTACCTGCTGAGATTTGGGATTCAAGATTAGGACCTATTTTTTGGGAAAAATTTGTTGCGACATACCCGATAGAATTATTCGAGGATGATATGAAACACATCCAACATTATCTATTTATGAGATTTTCTAAATTAGATGCGAATGAATTCTTTAGAGTTGCCAAACTTATATTACAAGGAGACCCTAAAGGACAACAATTCATTCAAAGGATGGTTGATGAAATAGTTTCAGAATTAAAAAAACAAGAATATGAAAGAAGTATGAATCAATATGACGATGACGATGATGATTATGACGATATCGACCTTTCACAATTAGGATTATAAAATACAAAACAACAAAAATAAACCCTCATTTATTAAATTAAGTGAGGGTTTTAATATTTATAGTAAAATAGTTTTATGAGTTTAACAAAAGAACAACTTCTTTTAGAGTATGTTAAGTGTATGAGAGATACTCCATACGCATTAAGAACCTATTTGCAAACATATGACAATACAGTATCAAAATATGTACCGTTAGAATTATTTCCAGACCAAGTAACATTACTTGAAGACTATGAGCAGTATAACGAAAATATCGCATTAAAGTACAGACAGGCAGGTGTATCAACAGTTACAGGTGCTTGGATTTCTAAAAAATTAGTTTTTGCTAAAAAAGAAAAACCTGAAAAGATTCTTATTATCGCTAACAAATTGGACACTTCTATTGAAATGGCAAATAAAATTAGAATGTTCGTTAGCCAATGGCCGTCTTGGACGGGTGTTGACATTGACCCTAATAAAAAATCAACTAAACATTACAAATTAACCAATGGGTGTGAGGTTAAGGCGGTTGCAACATCTAAAGACGCCTTACGAGGATTTACACCTACTGTACTTGTATTTGATGAGGCGGCTTTTATCGAAGCGGACAGTGATTTTTGGGCGGCTTGTATGGCCTCATTATCTACGGGAGGTAAAGTAATCGTAGTTTCCACACCTAACGGATACGACCCAATCTATTATGAAATTTATGACCAATCATTACGTAACATGAACGATTTTAAGATTACTGAAATGTATTGGTTTAGAGACCCAAGATATACCAAAGATTTATTCTTTATTAAAACTGAAAGTATAATACACTACTTATTAAATAAAGAAGAATATAATGAATCTGATTTTATAAAGTGGGAAGAAAAACCTTTTGAGAATAGGGATTATAAAGAAGTAAAAGAGTTAATGAATCAAGGTTATAAACCATGTTCTACTTGGTTTGAGAACATGGTCAAAAAACTTAAGTATGATAAGAGAAAAGTATCTCAAGAGTTAGAATGTAACTTTTTAGGTTCGGGTGATAACGTATTCGATTCTTTAATGTTACAAAAAATTAAAGAGAATTCTATTAAACCCCCGACAAACAAAATGATGGGTAATGCTTTATGGATATGGAAAGAACCCATTGTAGGTCACAAATATGTTATGGGAGTTGATGTATCAAGAGGAGATAGTGAAGATTTTAGTTGTTTCCAAATCATTGATTTTGATAATAGAGAACAAGTTGCAGAATACGTTGGTAAATTACCTCCTGACACAATGGCTGAGATATGTTATAAATGGGCCAACATGTATTCTTGTTTTGTGGTGATTGATATTACAGGTGGTATGGGTGTTTCTACCGCAAGGAAAATGCAAGAAATGGGTTATAAAAATTTATACGTTGATGGTATTGATGTTTCTAATAAATGGAAGTATGACCCTAAAGCATTAGAAAAAATCCCTGGAATAAATTTTAATAATAAACGTGTACAGATAATTGCTTCATTTGAGGAGGTAATGAGACATGAGTTTAAAATATACAGTTCCCGTTTATTTAACGAGATGAATACATTTGTATATATTAACGGAAGACCTGACCACCAAAAAGGTCATCACGATGACCTTATTATGGGTATTGCCATGGCAACCTATGTTGCTGAATCGTCATTTAGTAATTTAACAAAAGTAACTGAACATACTAAAGCAATGATTGATTCATGGTCGGTTAGTAATAATGAAAATGTATCACAACAAATAGCGTTTAATCCCGTGATACCGCATTACAATGAAAGAATATCACAATTTAATTCAGGTCATATACCAAGAGAAGAATATATGAAACACGCTTGGTTATTTGGTGGTAGACAATATTTATAATAAAATAAAACTATGGGTCTAACAAGTAGAAAAAGGTCGGGTAAAAAATTTAATGGAAGTAAGCTAAATGTTCCTGGTCAAGGAATTAGTTCTGTTAAACCTGGCGGTGATAATAAAATAAATCAACAAAAAGGTAGTGATAGTAAAGGTAATAATCAATAACTATTTATATTACTTCTGTTTGTGATTAAATTAATTATATGGAAAATAATAACAATAATCTAACGGTTTGGCAAAGGTTGTCCCATGCACTCGGACCCAATGCCTTATTGAATCAAGATTACCCAACGTACAAATTTGATAAAAAAGATTTATTAAAAACTACTTCAAAACAAGAATACGATAGAGAGTTATTACAAGCTCAACAAACTATGTATTTGTCGGGTCAATGGACCAAGATTGAAAGTAACTTATATACTCAGGCGGTCTATTACGAACCAACAAGGTTAGCATCATTTTATGATTATGAATCTATGGAATACACTCCTGAGATTTCAGCCGCGTTAGATATATACGGTGAAGAATCAACAACTGTTGACCAAAATGGTTATATGTTACAAATTTATTCGGAATCTAAACGTATTAAAGGAATATTAGCCGATTTATTTAACAATGTGTTAGATATTAATACTAATTTACCAATGTGGACAAGAAACACATGTAAATATGGTGATAATTTTGTTTACTTAAAATTAGATTCAGAAAAAGGTGTGGTTGGTTGTATGCAATTACCAAATATCGAAATTGAAAGACTAGAGAGAGGTATGCCTGCACAAGCAACAAGACAGAATATTGAGGAGCCTGCAGAGAATAAAGGTCTTAGATTTAAATGGAAAATTAAAGACATGGAATTTAATGCTTGGGAGATAGCACATTTTAGATTGTTAGGTGACGATAGAAAACTTCCATACGGAACATCTATGTTAGAAAAGGCAAGACGTATTTGGAAACAATTATTATTATCTGAAGACGCTATGTTAATTTATAGAACATCAAGAGCGCCTGAAAGAAGAGTATTTAAAGTTTTTGTCGGTAATATGGATGACAAAGACGTTGAGGCATACGTACAAAGAGTTGCCAATAAATTTAAAAGAAATCAAATAGTAGATGACAAAACAGGTAATGTTGATTTAAGATTTAATCAGATGGCCGTAGACCAAGATTATTTTATTCCTGTTCGTGACCCTGCACAAGCATCACCTATTGACACTTTACCTGGGGCTCAAAATTTAGCTGAAATTGCTGATATTGAATATATTCAGAAAAAATTATTAACCGCATTACGAGTACCTAAAGCGTTTTTAGGATTTGAAGAACCTGTTGGTGAAGGTAAAAATTTATCGTTACAAGATATTCGTTTTGCAAGAACTATTAATAGAATACAAAAATGTATGATTGCAGAATTAAATAAAATTGCGATTATACATTTATTTCTGTTAGGTTTTGAAGATGAGTTAGGTAATTTTACATTAGGATTAACTAACCCATCAACACAAGCTGATTTATTAAAAGTTGACGTTTGGAAAGAAAAAATATTATTATATAAAGACGCAGTAACCGCAATAGAAGGTATTGCTCCTGTATCAGTTTCATGGGCCAAAAAACATATTTTAGGTTTCTCAGATGAAGAAATAAAACTTGATTTACAACAACAAAGAATTGAAAAGGCCGTTGGTGCTGAATTAACTAATACTGCAACAATTATAAGTCACACAGGTTTATTTGATAATGTTGATAAACTTTATGGTTCCAAGTCAGGTGATACTGCGGGAGGAGGGGCCGCCCCACCACCTCCAGGCGGGGGGGATATGGGAGCACCTACACCACCTCCTGGACCTGAACCTGGCGGTGATGCGGGAGTAACCCCTGAATCATTAAATAGAGATAATTTAAAAATATTACTAGAATCTGATTCTTTAACTGACGATGGTTCCTACATAGATTTATCCAAAGCGAAAAATTCTTTGGGTGAAATTGAGGATAGATTGAATAAACTTTTAGGTGATTGATATTTATAATAAAAAATACAAGATGGTTAAGTTTGGATTATTAAAATCAAAGATAGAAAAAGTATTAGTTGAGTCGTACTCAAATGATACTTTTAAAGAAGAATTGAAAAGATTTAAAGTATATGTTTTAGAGAATAAAAACATTAGTAAATTATTTTATCTTTATGACGAATTAAATTATAAAAGAGGGTTAAATGATATCCTTGCAAATGATTATATAAATGAATGTATAACCATTTACGAAAACACAATTAATAAAGTTAAAGAAAAAGATATTTTAAGATTAAAAAATTGGGTAAGTAACGTCAATTCAAACAACGACTATCCTGAAATTGATAGTTTATTTTCCACTGATGTTTTAACAATTGAATCTAAAATAAAAAGTAAAAAAATAATTAAAGAATCGTTAACAAAACCAAAACCTATACAAAAAGAATATGTTCATCTACCATTAAGTACTATGGTTGGAATAGCAAATAAAACAATTTCTAGTTACGTTGAAAGTTTAAATGAATCTGAAAAGAAAGAATTAATTGATTTTTTAAACACTGACGATTCATCTCTAAATAATGATTTTAATGAGGTTAAAAATCAGGTAATTAATAAATTATCAAATCTTAAAAAAGGTTCCGATTCGGAAACATTATCCCGAATAAACGAAACTATCGAGAGAGTATCATCAGAAAAATGTAACAAGTTTACACTATTCAAACTGAAAAAACTAAAAGAAAATCTTTAATCTAAATTAGATTTAAATTTTTGTTGTACGTATTTAGCTTTTTGAAGTTCCTGTCTTTTTATAACTGATTTCTTTATAAAAGTTTTTCTATTATTTAATTCAGACATTTGTCTTATCTTAATAATTTTACTTTTGTATTGTTTTAGAGCTTTCTCTATTGAGTTTTTATTATCCACTTTAACTATTATCATATACTACATATATCTTAAAAATTTTCTTTTTTTGACTATTGATACAAATATACTTATTTTTTTGAAAAATAAACTTAAAAATATGGAATTTAATGAAAAAGGGGAAAACCTCAAAAATCGCAGGGTTCAGAACTGCCAAAGTTATTTATGGTACAGTGGACTCATTTAATCTAAGGTCACTGTATTTAAACATTCAAACATGGGTAGAACCAATTATAGACTCGGAAAATTGGAGTCGAGTCGTACAAAATCTAAGTAGAACAATAAAACATGTTGTGTTAGATTCATTAGATAAATCAATCTTTGATGATAAATTTATTGTTGATTTAGATTTAAGGTCGAGTGGGTTAACATTAGGAAAAAAATCATTTCTTAACCTTGAAATAAATTTATACTTAAAGGAAGAAGGTATTGATTTTAAATCAAATAGTTTAAGAGGTTCACTAAAAAAATTATCCCGAGACGTTTTCCAAAAAGGATTTTTAGAGAGTAGGTATTTCACCTATTATTTAAGCAAAAAAGATAAAGTAAAAGTATAAACTCAAATACTTCAATATTTATAATTAAAATTGACAATGAGTTTACAAATAATACAACCAGGCCAAGTAGGTAAAGGAATTCTTATCGAATATGACGCAGGATTTATTAATCCTAAAGATAAGTATAATTCTGAACTAATCAGAGAATCCAAAAATTTCATGGACCATACAAAACCTTTTGAATTTTATGCAGTATTACAAAAATATAATACACCAAATAGGAACGGTAGAATTTACCCTGAAAGGATTTTAAAAAGAGAAGCTGATAATTACAAAAAAATGATTGAAAAGGGGACATCATTATCTGAATTGAATCACCCTGAATCTTCTCTTATAGACTTAGATAGAGTATCTCATATTATAACTGATGTATGGTGGGATGGACCAATATTAATGGGTAAATTAAAATTACTTACAAGCCCAGGATTTCATGAAAGAGGTGTGTGTTCCACAAAAGGTGATTTAGCGGCAAACTATTTAAGACAAGGGGTAACTCTTGGTATTTCTTCTCGTGGGGTAGGTTCATTAAAAAAGGTTGGGGAACAAAATGAAGTGCAGGATGATTTTGAATTGATTTGTTTTGATTTAGTTTCGTCACCATCAACACCTGGGGCTTATTTATTTTTAAATCCTGAAGACAAAAATAATTTCGAGGAAAATCTTGATGAGGAGAAAAAAATGTCAATTGAAAGAAATGTTGGACAGTCAGGAAATAAATCACTTGACTTAATGAGAAAGTTATCCGATTATTTAGGATACTAAAAAAATTTATTTATGGACGAAAAATATTTCATTGCCCGAGTTACCATTGATATGGTAGATTCAGAATCAGGTAAAGTAAAAAAACAAAAAGAAGAAAAGTTAGTTAAGGGTTATAACCCAACTGATGTTGAAGCTAAAATTACTAAGGTGTTTGAGCATTATACACAAGATTGGCGAATAACCGCTATTGTTGAAAGTAAAATAGATGAGGTGATAGAATAATTAGATTTCAATAGTTTAATTAACATAGAAAAGGGGGTCAATAGACCTCCTTTTTGTTTTTTGTCAAAAATAGAAATATTTATGGAATATAAAAACTAATTGTTGAAACAGTTAAAAATAAAACTTTTTTAACAATTGGTAATATTTATTATAAAAATAAAAAACGCAAAATGGCAAAAGAAAAATCATTAGTAGAAGAAGCAATCATCCAAATGAAGAATTTGGAAGAGGCGGTTGCCGAAAATGCAAAAGGAATACTTGCATCAACGATGAAGCAAGAAATCAAAGATTTAGTAAAAGAATCTCTATCTGAACAAGATGAAGATGAGGTTGAAACAGATGTTGACATTGAAGATGACGCAGACATTGATATGGATGCCGAAGATGATATGGATACAGATAACGACTTAGGTGATGAAGACATTGACGTTGATGTAGATGCGGATTCTGAAGATGTAATTGACTTAACAGGTCAACCTAGTTCTGAAGTTCTTAAAGTGTTTCAATTACTTGGACCTGAAGACCAAATAGTGGTTACTAAAGACCCTAATGGGAACATAAACTTAAAAGATAACGAAACAAACAAAGAATATATGATAGTAGGTGAAAACATTGAAGAAGAAGATTATCTGAACGAATACTCTGAATTAGGTGATATGAATGAAGAAGATTGGTCGACAGATGGAATGAATAATGAAGATATCGATGCTCTTGTTGAAAGAGTTTTTGGTGTTGAAGATGAATATTCTGAAGATTCTGACTATGATGACACTTCTGACTTTGTTGGACTTGGTGGTATGGACGAAGGTGTTTACGCTGCCGTTCGCGAAGATTATGACGATGAAGCAAATATGGGTGCCTTAGATGAAGATGATTTCGATAGTATTGATATGAACAAAATGTACGGAGACGAAGGTGCTGACCAATTAGGTGAGGATAACGATGATATCGTTTACGAAATTGAATTTGATGGAGAAGAACCTGAACTTTCTGAACGGGGCCACTCTAGATATCGTGATTTAAAATACCATTTTGGTAGACGTGGTGAAGATGAAGATGAATATGACACTACGGATGACTATAAAGATGGAGATTATGATGAACTTGAAGAATGGTCTTGGGGTGGTGCTTTAGCAGGAGGAATATCAGGAGGATTAGGTATTGATGAAGATATGGAAGAACCTGTAATGGAAAGTAAAAAAATGTCACGTAAAATACCTGGAGTCGGAATGGGTAAACCTAAATTTTCTTATGATGGCAAACCTAACCAAAACTTACGTGTGAAAAAACAAGGTTACGGTGGTAAAGGAATTGGATTTGGAAACGCTAAAAAAGCATCTAAGTTTGACGCTGACAAAGATAATGGTCAAATGGATGGAGAATTTAGAGTTAAACCTAAAAAGTTTGAAGCAAAAGAAGCGGCACGTACATATGGTAATGGTTCTAAATCAGGAAGAGGGCTTAGAAAAGGAATCACTCCTAATAGAAACCTTACGTTTGAAAACGTTGACGCGAGAGAAATACAAATCCTTAGAGAAAAAAATGAAGAATACAGAAAAGCATTAAATATCTTCAGAAATAAATTGAATGAGGTTGCGGTGTTTAACTCAAACTTGGCTTACGCTACACGTTTGTTTACAGAACACTCAACGTCTAAACAAGAAAAAATAAATATATTAAGAAGATTTGATTCTGTAGAAACTATTAAAGAGTCTAAGAATTTATATCACCAAGTTAAGGATGAATTATCTGTGTCATCAAACCAATCACCAATCAACGAATCATTTGAAAGAGTAATTGAAAAAACTCCTTCTACAGGTTCAGCGGTTAACTTGATTGAGTCTAAGACATATGAAAATCCACAATTCTTAAGAATGAAAGACTTAATGTCAAAATTAAGATAATAAAAAATAAATAAACAAAAAAGCAAATAAAAAACCAAAAAAAATGGGAGCATTATTAGAATCAGGTCTTGTTGGTAACATCGGTCTTAAGCACCTTAAAGTTATCAAAGAAGATACAATTAACAAATGGGATAGATTAGGATTCCTAGAAGGTCTAAGAGGACATTTAAAAGAGAACGTAGCTCAGTTATATGAGAACCAAGCGTCTCACCTAATTAATGAGGCAACTTCTGACGGTTCTTCAGGTTCATTTGAAACTGTTGTTTTCCCAATCGTTAGACGTGTATTCTCTAAATTATTAGCTAACGACATCGTGTCTGTACAAGCTATGAACTTACCTATCGGTAAATTATTCTACTTCGTACCTAAAATCCAAGGGTATAAAGATGGTAGTTATGATGCGGCGACTTATTCAGGTGGTTCAGGAGAACATTACGGTCCTGTTGGAGCAGTAAACGGTTTAACTGCTGACCAAGCTAAAGCTGGTCAAGGTTATACTACAGGTACTGCGTCTAATTACAATCCTACTTACAAGAAAAATCTTTACGATTTATTCTATGAAGGTAATGAAGGTCAATTAGACCCTCCAGGATTATTTGATTACTCTAAAGGTCAGTGGTCGGCGATTACTGCAACTACAGACGTACAAGTTTGGAATGGTTCTAACTTAGTTGACGCTGATGGTCAATACAATGGCGAAAACGTAAGAAAAGTAATCGTTAAAATGTGTGGTTTTGCTAACACAGGTAATGGTAAATTAATCGGACCTGATGGAAATGAGTATGATACTGAATCATTCTTAGCAGACTTAAGAGTATTCGCTAACGAAAATTTCACAGATGATGATTCACCATGTAATGTTGTTTTTGCTGACGACGCTAAAACTATACCAAATTCTTTATTGTTCCGTGTAGTTACACAACAATATGGACAAGGAATTGTTTCTAATTTATCAACAAGAGCACAAGCATCTTGGCCTACAGAAGGAAATGGTGGATACTTTAATGATATTTGTACTCCTGATGGATGTATCTTTTTAGAAGTTGACCTTTCTTGTCCTGTATGTGCTAACTGTAACGCAACATCTTTAGATGGTTACACAGGTACTACAATCGATACATTAGGTCTTAATGACTTCACTGCAGTATTTAGACGTTACAAAGAACTTGAATTCGAAGACAAAATCGGTGAGGTTTCTTTCGACCTTGAGTCTGTAACAGTTTCTGTAACTGAAAGAAAATTAAGAGCACAATGGTCACCTGAATTGGCTCAAGACGTAGCGGCATTCCACAACATCGATGCTGAAGCTGAATTAACGGCTTTATTATCTGAACAAGTTGCGGCAGAAATCGACCGTGAAATCTTAAGAGACCTTAGAAAAGGTGCGGCTTGGAACTTACGTTGGGATTACAACGGATGGAGAAGAATCAACGCTACTACTGCGTATACACAAAAAGACTGGAACCAAACATTGATTACTGCAATCAACCAATTGTCAGCACAAATCCACAAATCTACTTTAAGAGGTGGAGCTAACTGGATTGTTGTATCTTCTGAGGTTTCTGCGATTTTTGATGATTTAGAATACTTCCACGTATCTAACGCGTCTCCTGAGCAAGACCAATACAACATGGGTATTGAAAGAGTTGGTACATTATCAGGTCGTTACCAAGTTTACCGTGACCCTTACTTCCCACCAAACCAAATCTTAATTGGTCACAAGGGAACGTCATTGTTAGACACAGGTTACATCTACGCACCGTATGTACCTCTACAATTAACACCTACAATGTATAACCCATTCAACTTTACACCTATCAAAGGTATTATGACAAGATACGCTAAGAAAATGGTTAACAACCGTTTCTATGGTAGAGTAACTGTTGATGGTATCCGTACATTCGACTTAAGAGAATTGAGATAATCAAAATCTTAAAAATAAGAAAAAGGTCAGATAAATCTGACCTTTTTTTTTGTTTGATAATTTAAATTGATACTTTGCTCATTTAACTAAAAATTAATAAAACTTATTAAGTGTTTATACTTATTATTAATTTAATTTAGAATATTTATAAATTACAATAATCTTAAAAAAAATAACTATGAAGTTTATATTAATGATATTAGTTTTTTTAATGTCATTTGTAACTGTAGGACAAGTATCAGGTAGGTATTCTTTCTCATCATCAAGTGGAACATATACACCAATAACAGGTGGTGTTAATTATGATAATTTTACCAATTGGAATAATACCGCGTATTCAGGAACATTACCTAATAGTACCGCAGGTTTTTTAGATGATAATGTATCATCCGCTTTATTACCTATAGGGTTTAATTTTTGAGGTGTATGAAGACGGGACAATGAAAAAAATAATTAGGTAAAGTGGGGAAACCCACTTTTCTTTTTAGATAATGAATTCTAAATGTTTTTTTTTAACTAATAAGATATTTATTTATAAACAATGTAATTATGAAAAAATTGTATTTTCTAAATGAAGAAGAAAAAGAAAGAATTTTAAAACTTCATAAGAGTGCCACAAGAAAACAATACATAACCGAAGACATGGATAATAGAATGTGTGAGGGATGTGGTAAATCAGATATGTATGAATATTCTGAATTAGATGAAGCTGATGCGGGAGCGGTAGCGACAGGACTTGCTTTAGGTGGTGTTGTGGGAGCCGCTTTGGCTTATGTTAATTCATCTGCAGGGTCTTATAATGGTGTTAAAAAAATATTTGACGCTTGTAATGCTTCAGGTATGGGTAAATCAACAATGAACGGAGGAACTCTCGATAGTATCTCAAAACAAGTGAGAACCGCAATTGATGGATGGGGTACCGATGAAGATGCTATTAAATCGGCATTAGGACAAATCGCAACAATTCCTGATTTATGTGCGGTTAATAAAAGATATGCTGAAAATTACCCTGGTAGTACATTATTAGGTGATTTAGATGGTGATATCGATAGTGATAGTGAATGGAATAAATATGTATACCAACCATTATTAGCAGCTAAAAGAAAATCAGAAGAACTTGGAGCAGGAAAATCTTCAGGAGGAGGTATGTTCGGAGCAATTTCAAGAAGTGCTAAAGCCGCGATGATTGCGTCTATGGTTAAATGGCAACCTTCGTGGGCTAAATATAAATGTATCCTTAACAATAAGGACGCTAAACCAGGTAAAATGTCTAATGGTAGTTATGCAATCACAATCGGTGGTTCTGTTTATTATGACAACGGAAGATATAAAGCTCCTGATGGTACTATGAAATCGTATACATGTCCTGGCTCAACAGTAACCCCAACAACCTCAAGTAAAACTTCTACATCAAGTAAAACCTCAACAACAGGTAAAACCGCAACTAAAACACCAAGTCCTGTGGCTCAATCCAATGTAAAACAAGTCCAAAAACTTGTTGGAGTTGCGGAAACAGGTGTGTTTGATGATGTGACTGCTAAGGCAGTTAGAACTAAATTAGGAATTTAATAAATTAAGAAAAATATAATCATGAAAAGATTAATTATAACTGAAGAAGAAAAAAGAAGTATTCTTTTAAAACACGGTAGTAAATCATTTTTAAATGAGGCTGCTAAAGACGATATTATGGCAATACAAAAATCTTTAGGTTTAACTGCGGATGGTGTGGCAGGACCTAAAACAATCTCATCTATTATCGCAAAATTAGGTGGAGGTTCATCAGCGGCGGCGACCAATAAAACCGCAACACCTACGACACCTGCAACACCAACAACCCCTACTACACCTACTACACCAACAACCCCTACTACACCTACTACACCAACAACCCCTACTACACCTACTACACCTGCCGCGGCTACCACTACAACATTCTCAGCGGCACCTGTTGCGGGGGCAACAACTTTAGAACAAGCTTGTGGTACAAGAAAAACTAATAAAGACTATAGACTTTGTAAAAAAGTATTTAACAAAACTACCAAATAATTATGAAAAATACTAATATACTTAAAGAAATAAATGAAATGAAATATCTCTTTGACTATAGGAGAGGTAAAGTTATTTCTGAACAAGAAAGTTCTGATGTGACAGATTTTGTGGTTGGTGGTAAACAAGAAGTTAGTGTTGGACCTAAAACTGTTGCTCCGACCGTATCAAGCACTCCTTCAACAACTACTAAAACAACTAGAAAAGCCACAGGTTTAGAAGTTCAAAAATTACTCAATACAAAATTTAGTGCTGGTTTAAAAGAGGATGGTAGAGTTGGTCCTTTAACTCTTGGTGCAATTATGAACGCTCTCGAGGGTTCATCAGGTTCATCTGCAGGAACCTCAACAGGAGTATCCACAACACCTACTACTACAGTAGCGGGTGGTTCAGTAACTTCAACAACTACGGTTGCTGGCTCAACAACACAAACTTCAACCGACGCAGCATCAGGAGGTGGTGGTATAGACCCTAATGTGGTGGGACAAGAATTTAATTTTGGTTAAAAAATAAAATATAGTATAATAAAAAGACCGACTACAAATCGGTCTTTTTTATTATATGTCATCTTCAGTTCCCTTCCCAACTTGTTCCCTACTTAATACTCTAATACATTTAGAAATAACTTCAGACTCACCAAGAGTAAAGGCACTCATATTATGACAATATTTAATCGCTTCAACCAAAAGATAAATTGCTCTGTCCTTATCCATAGTATCGAGTAATACCTCTAAATGATTTTCATCTTGTAGTTGTATATTATTAAATAATTTTCCGTATAATTTTTCTTCCATAATTTTAATTTAATGAACCGTTAACCTTTTCCAAAATTGTATGTAAGGAATAGTTTATTTGAGACTTAATTTGATTTTCTAAATCAATTCTTATTTTTTCTGTTTTATTATCATACATATTTGTTAATCTATCCCAATCCCTCTGTACTAATCTAACATCATAATGATATACATGATTAGTCATACTTACTCGTCTATCATCTAAAATAACAAATAAATCAAGAGTTGTATTTCTGATATAACGTTTACCTGATAGAGGAGCGATTAAAAACTTAGAATCGTCATGTCTAATTAAACCTCTACAAATACTAACACAAGTCCTTTCATTTTCCGACAATTCATCATCCTCAGACTTCATGAATTTATATTTTAATAATAATGACCACTTAACGTACAACCTTTTAAAAATTCTCCTCATAATTTTATTTTTTATATTCAATTAAGTATAGGATAAAATATTGATAAAAACAGGTCTTGTTAAAAGTTTTTACATTATTAAAATATTTATAGATATGGATGAATGGATTGACGTTAATAAATTACCAATAAATGAAGCAACGATGACTTCATTAACTGCAGGTGTTTATAACGGTCCACAAGAATTAGGTATAAAAAAATGGAAAAAATCCGAAATGGGTCCATTTTACGTAAGTTTAAAAAATGAACTTAATAAACTTAGTAAACAAAAAACTCTAAAGAATAATAAAGCTCGTGTAGTAGGAATGTGGGAAAAAGGTACTGATGGTACTTACGATGTTCCGACACATGATGTACACACTATTAATGAAGATTTAGCGGTTTGGTTTGGTACTAAAAAGAAACCAAAAGGTTCTTCACAACCAAAAGGTCCTTGGGTTAACATATGTCGTAAAGATAAGGACGGTAAACATCCTCCATGTGGAAGGCCTAATACTGATAAAGGTGCGTACCCTAAGTGTAGAGCGGCGGGTGTTGCGGGTAAAATGTCTGATTCACAAAAGAAAGCGGCGTGTCAACAAAAAAGAGCGGCTGAGAAAAAAGATACACAAAGTGGTAAAGGTCAAAAACCTGTGATGACATCATACAAACCAAAAAAGAAAAAGACTCTTGAGGAGTCTTTATCTAAAATTATTAATAGAGTTTTAAATAGTCTTTAACAAGTTAATAAAATTAGTCCACGTATTTAAATCGTTCTCATTTCTACCTATATTGGCGGAATAACAACATAATACAACATTTTCTTTAGTGTAACCTTTATTTCTATCTAACCTATCTAAAGAAGGTTGTTGGGGATGTTTCTTATAGTTTGATGGTATTAAAGGGACTTTAAACCAATAACACAAACCGTTTTGTTTTTCAAACATCTCATTAATATCACTAACCGTTAAAGTATTTTCTAAGTTACGATGTTTTGAATCATTTATTAAGGTATTTTGCCAAAGTCTTACTCTTCTTTCTTTTTGTTTAATACTCTCCTTGATTCTATGTTTAGGTTCTAATCTTTTTTTTCGTTTATATTCTCTTGTATCAATTAAAATACATTCTTTACATTTACTACCTCTTTGTGTTTTATAAAAATCATTTTCTGACTTTATTTTACCACATTTACTACATTGTTTATCCATACTAATAAATGTATGGGTAAACATTAAAATACAAAAAAAAAGAGACGTTTAGTCTCTTTTATTTTTTAACAATAAGGTGGTGAACATCTCTTTTTACCATCGAGACCTTTTATCTTTCCTTTACAAACTTGTACTCCATGTCCATTACTATATGCACTGGGAAATACGTCGTACCTCGCCTTGGCGGCCGCTTTACCACGAGCACATAATTTAGTACCCGTTTTCTTTCTACCTTCCATCATAACCATATCTTTATCATCTATATTCATAGATAATTCCATACCATCTTTTTTTGACTGATTCATTATAAAATCAAAAACTTGGTCTAAAGTATTTTTAGATTCTGCAATATGGTCTTGTGCCCAATCGTGACCATTCTCTAAAATAGATTCTACCATGTTACGGTCTAAATCTAATAGTAAATCACATTGTCTTCTCATTTGTTCTAAATTAGAAAAGAACATATATCTACTACTTTCGTACGCCTCTTCCCTTAAAACTTTTTTTATAAGTGTATTTAAATTTTTCATATATTAAGATATTTCACATATGCTTTATCTGCATATTTTATGAACTTTTCACCATATATTTTGGCTAATCTATCCATAATTAATTGGGGATTTTTTCTCATGTATCTTAAAATGTCAGCAGGGATTTGCTCATCATATTTACCAAATAAAGATTCAATCTCCTTTTCTCTTGGTTGCATTCTAACATTAGGTTCGACACTAAATTTAGAATTACCAATCTCGTCATCAAATTCTTCGTCAGATTCATTAATAACTCTTTTAATGATTCGATTTAAATCTGATTCCGTTAATCTTACTGTCTTTTTCATTGTTTATTAATTTGAACCTGAATGGTGTCTACGACCTTCCATCTTTTCATAATAACCCTCTTTAGAACCTTTCCAATCCCAAGGTAAGTCATTTTTAATATTATAATCTAATTGTTTGTCATCAACACCTTTAAGTTTTCTCATCAATTTTTTTATTAATGTTTCTTTTTCTTCTTCTTTGATGATTCTCTTAACAATATTATGTAAATCGTTTTCAGTTAATCTTATTATCTTTTTCATATTAATTATAATATCCGTTTATCCCCCCTAATTGTACGGCATCTAATTGCATTACAGTTCTTGTGTTACCAGACGCATCTATACCATCAGTCCATATTGGGTGTGGAGGAAAGACAGTTAAAGTATTCCCACTACAATCAAGTATACATAGAGGTTGTTCAGTGTTAGCGCTAAAAATTTCTTCGGCCATTTTATTTTTCGTTTACTATTTGAAACTTTATTTGTCTTTTATAGGTGTTCACCTCACCCGAACTCTCAACTTTTAAATCGATGAAATATTCGTTTGGTATTTTATCTCGAGTATCAAAAATAAAAAAGTACTCATTAGGTGTTCTGTTAACCATAGTCCATTGTTGTACCTCTACTTCAGTTTGACCTTCTCGAACATATACTCTATAATAAATATCAACTTTTTGTAATAATTTTTGAGTTGTAAAGGATTGTTTTACAATAACCCCAACTTTTCTGACATCACTATTTAAAATTTTCTCATCTTGTTTGATACCATAATAGTCAAACCCGTATAATTTAGGCTCTACCGAACTTGTTCCAATTTGTATTGAGTTTTTAAATGGATATAGAGTGAAGTCATTTAGTATTGGTGAAATAAAAAAACCGTTTAATTCTAAGTTGTACCATTTATCTGAAAAAGTACAAGGTGTTTTATAACCAACTAATGGAGGTACCACAACTTCATAGACACCATTGGTTCTTCTACATGTCGGTAGTCCCGTTAAAATTGGTGTTCCCGAATTATCTAATATATCTACTAATGGATTTGAGTCTAAGTTAATCGGATTACCATTTTCATAGAGGTATAGATATAATTTATTTACTTTACCTAAAGTGAAAAGATTCCTATCGTCATCAATTGAGTCATCATAATTAGTTTCTAAATGAGGTTCGTAAAACGTTTGAGTGTGTCTTGTAAAAAATTGTACTTCATAAGCATCTGATAAACCTGTTAAATTTTCTAATTCAGGTTTAAATGCGATTCCCCATCCCGCAACATTAATTAATGAACCATCGATTATAGAATTGATTTCGTTAGTCATATCAAAGGCAATATTTTCATTACCAAATTCAAAATGTTGGACATCAATAATGGTTAATGCACTAAAAGGTACATTCCCTAAATTTTTATTATTATAAATTCCTGGTTCTGACCAATCATCTATTGTTGTTCTTTGGTAAAAATTTGATGGTCTATTAGAATAATTTCTATCATAATCAATCTCGTATTGTAAGTCGGCAAAATCATACCCAACCCCTTCGTCCCATAATTGAGGTGTCGATGGGTCGTCATTAATATATGGTATTCTAAATAAAATTAAGTCAAATGAGGTAGCTCTTTGTCTTGATTGTGATGTTGTGGTATTTAATAACTCAGGGTTAAAAGTTGAGGTGTTTACCATTCGTAATGTATGTTTAACACCGTCACCTACACAATTTGTGTTTATTGTACCTTCATTTATTTTTTCTAAAAGAAGAGATAAATCCAAATCAAATATAAAACGACTATATCCATTTGGAAATGTTGAGCTTGCTAGTTCACCAAAGAATATTTCAGTAACAGGGTTTCTACCTGTATTGGTGTAACTATTGGAAATTATAGTATTGTTCCTGCTAAAATATGAATTATTTATTGACATCAATTACTTTATTAAATAAATATCAATTAATTCTGATATTTTGATTTAATATAGTATTTTCAGCATCTGCTAATAATTGGTCAATCTCAGTTGTACTCTGTAGATTACCCGCAGCTACGGGTACAGGTGGCATTGTTGCAATAGGATGTACGTGACCTTTTATAAATAACATTATTTTTCTTAACAATGTTATTAATTCATCTCCTCTAACTGTTGGGTAAGTTTGGTTTAATATAGTTTTGGTACCTTGACCGATAAAACTATCTTGCTCTACCCCGTATAACGAATTTAATAATTTGGTACTTTCATTACCTCTTGGTCCTTCAGAGTCTTGAGATATTAAATATAATCTTTGTGCCCCTAAAACCCCATAAGTAATAGCCGAACCCTCAAAATCAAATGGAGTAACTGTTGATGTAACAACTTCACTTTGTGGACCTAATAAGGCGTTACCATTTTTATTTTCTGAAACTAAAAAGAAACCGCTCGATACTTTACCAGGACTTAATTTTATTTTAGTGTAAAATTTAATATAGTTATTTAATTCTGCAATATCATTATTGGTTTCCGTCGGTGAAAATTTATTTCCTTTTTGAAAAGTTGCGATTGATGGGGTTGTAATAAATGGAAATTGGTCTGTAACAACATACGTTGGGTATGGGGATACATTGACGTTAGAGGTAAAAACACCATCAATATATTTGTTTATAATAAAGACTACCTCATCAAAACTTTTATTTGTAAAACGAATTTCATTTAACAATGTATAATCGGACCCTGGACTTAATTGAGTTATTGTTTTCGCTTTGAAGTTTTTAGTGTTAACCATATCAGAATTAGGTGTCACATTGTATACACCGACACTACCGTTAAAAACATTTTGAGTATTCTCAAGATTTTCAATATCCCAGATAACCATTTTTTTAACCACTTTAACAACCTCTTTTAAATTAACTCTAACTTCAGGTTCTAAATTTTTCTTAGTTCGACCAAAAATAGATAATTGTAAAAATGCTCTATTAGAATTACCTACAGGTGGAAAAGTACTTTTACTTAAAGGTTCAATTACCTTACCCGCCCTAATTAGTACTGTATCTTTTTTTACAATAACATCTGCACTACCTCTACCTAATAAACCGTTGTCTAAAGGTTCAGGAAAAATTCCATATGTTTTTGGTTTATCTCTATATGTACCATCAGGATTTCTTAAACTACGACCCTCTTTAATTTGGTCACCAGCCGCTAAATATTTCTTCGCACCCTCATTATACTCAAACGGGCTAGTTAGTGGTGATGAAAATGGTCCTTGTATGTAGAATTGATTTTCATATAAGAATTTTTTGTTCTGATAAATAATGTGAACATATTCTTTATTTTCAGGGACTTGGCTAATATAAAAAGGTAATAAAGGTAAGAACACAAAAGGGTCTTTTGATGTCCATTCATCACCTTCTTTAAATTCTACTGCTTTTTTAGCTGATTCGTAATCAACATATGGTGCAGGTATAACTCTAAGTCTACCCAGCATCATAGGGTCCTTGTTATCATAAACAGTCCCCTCAAAAATTATTTGATACTTATTTTGTTCGGTTATTTTCATTTTTTAATTCTTGAGTCGTATTCTTTTTTAACCGTATTATATGTTAATTCTAACTTATCTAAATGTTGTGTTAATTTAATAACCGTTTCTTTAGTAAGATTAAAATCTTCATTAATAAAGTCCATAACAAATTGTAAATCTTTATTTGAATGTGATTTAAAATCTTTAATTATCTTTAATACCTTTTCAGCGTCTTGTTTTTTACTCATATTACATTTTTTTACCAAATGAGGATGCAGGTACTGTGAGACCTGCAGGTGTTATTGCTAAGGCTCCAATCGCAACTTGTACTTTACCATTTTCAGATTCTTCTTTCGCCATGGCCTTCATTTGTGAAAATTTAGACAAAATATCTAAGTTAGGACTTCCATCAGGCATTGCACCTGTAGGAACACCTATTTTTTGTAGTTCTTCTATAGCCCCAATAAAGGCTCTAGATTCGGAATAACCATCTAATATTTGAGATGCAAATAGTAAAGGTAATGGTATTTGAATTCCCCATCCTGTACCCGCAATTTTTAACAACCATAAGATTTCATCGATGACACTCTTACACCTTCTCCAATCACTAATAAATTGAGCAACAGTTAACAATAACTGTATTAATTTTAAAATCATTGTAATTCTTTTATCACTTTGTTCTCTGGCAATATCAGTAATTACTTGTTGAATTAAATTTCTAATGTCCCGTTTAATTAATTCAAATAACTCTTTTACGAAAATGGCACCTACTTTAGAAACTAAATTGATGACGAATTCCTTGAATAGTTTTGCAAACTCTATGTAGCTTTTTACAAGGTCCACAATTTGATTACCAATCGATTTTAACATTATAAAAATCGGTAATAAAATTTTAGGTGATAAAAGTGAATACACAATCCCTTGAGCCATTAATTTTACAAAATTAAGGTCTAACGCCGCATCTATATTACCTTCGATGGCTAATCCTTGCCATTGAGGGTTATTACTAATTGATTGGGTAATTGCGTCTGCGGCATTAACTAAATCACTATCAGGAACAAATTGTAAATTTTCTAACGAATCAATAATGGCGTCAGCATCTATAGGAAGTTTTACATTACCACAATCCTGATACTCAACAACCCCATTTTTTAAATTATCAACTCTAAGGTCAATATTTCTTAAATCTATTTCAGTAAACTCGAAGAAGGAGTCATCAACTCCATCTAATTCAGCAATTTTAGCAATTCCACTAACATCAATTTCTTTTGTATTGTCAAAACAAAGACCTAAGATTCTTTGTAATATTAAAGCAAATTTACTAGCGTCGCCCGCTTGGTTAATTCCGATATTCGCTTTAATAGATATCGCCCCCGTTAAAGATTCTATGATGTAGGCAATCATAGTTGTGAAATCAACTATTTTTATTGTTTTATAATAATCGGCCAGAAACTCCCCAACTTTGTTAACATTATTAATTCTGTTATATAATGTTACCTTGAACCAAGGTCCTGTTTGTCCTAAATTATCCTGTTCTACATATTGTATATCAAATAAATCTTGACCTGATTTACCAACATAATTTTGTCCGTTATCAATTGAATATGGTTGTCCACTTTGTATTCTTAGATACAATTCTTTGTTCATTGAAAATGGGTAAGTTTGTATTTGAACAGGATTTTTTTCATACATAACTTTACCAGGAGATTCAACAGGGTCTTTAATTAATAACCCTCCAATATCTACTGAAGGTACTTTAATATATAAAACTTGAGCATCAAACGTTTGTTGTTGGTCACACCCAACCGCGGTTAAACACTCCTCTAATAAAATTTCTTGTATCTTGGGTTCGATGTTCTTTAACGTTTTTAGTAATAAGTTTTTAATATATTTAATAGAATTACTACCTTTACCCCCTGTTAAATTGTTAATATCTAAAAGTTGCTCAAGCTGATTCTTAACTTGTTTTTCAAAACTTTTGGTTTTTTTCTTTACATCATTTAATGATGAAGTAATATCAGATTTGGTTTTTTCAAACGACTCACCTGCCTTTTTTTTCGCCTTTTTATAATCAGACTTAAGTTCTGTATACGCCTTAGTCGCAGTGATTTTGTCCTGTGCTTTCTTATAATCAGCATTTAAATCTAATGACGCCATTTTATTTATTCATTTTATATGTGTCGTTTGGTTTAGAAATATCTTTCTCTAACAAGTTTTGTATTATATCACCATCGACATCTAAATCGGATATTGAGAACGATTCTTTATTAGAATTACTTTTTTCCCATATACTTGCTTGTAACTTAGAGAGTGAAAGTTTTTTCTCAACACAATCGTTTATTATTTTTTGTTGTTTTTCAATCACAGGACCAATAAGAGTCATGTCTTCAGGTTCCTTCATCATTGACAACATTTTATTCTGAATTCTAATAGCAGTGTTTCTTTGCTCAACTAATTCATTGTATATTTCTTGCATCAATGAAAGTATAGATTCTTTACTTAAATTAATTTCTTTTTTTTGAGGTCTTCCCATGTTTAATAAATATTTTTATTTACATTTTTTATTTAACCATTTTCTCAACTAAATCAAGATAAATTATTTTGTATTTTTTCATTGAACTTCTAATCTCTTTTGTTGTTAGATTAGTCATTTCTCTCAGTGAGAGTAAGATTATATTTTTATTGAATTTGTTGTTAGACGCACCTACAAAAATGTTTTCGTAATTATCGAAAATTTCGTAAAGTGCGTGACCTAGTTTAATCTCATTTTCATTTAAATTTTCTTCTTTTAAAAAAGTATCTAACTCGACTAAGAAATTTTGGATTACTTGGGCTGAATCGGGAGTGTCGTTTTCTATACTATACGAAAAATCTTCATTGTTTTCTAAATCAAAAGAAATGTCTTCATATGAAATTTTACGATTTATCTCTTTTTGGTCTTTTATTATCTGACCCATCAAATAATTCTTACAAATCGTCCCAAAATATGAGTAAGCCTTCTTTTCTTTAGAAGGTTTAAACTTATCAATTTTAGTCATTAAGAAAGAATGAGTGTCAATATGAATTTCATAAAAATCCATATCTTTACGGTATAATTTATATCTCCTAATAATAGAAGATATCATCTTATCCAAAGGTTTCCTTAAAAAGTCATTGTATATTTTATTTTTTTCTTCAAATGTCTCGGCTTGTAAAAATTCAATTACCGCCAACTCTTCACGTACATCAAAATAATTAGACTGTTTAGGTTTTCTACCTTTTCTTTTTAATTCTACATCAGTATTTCCCGATATATTTAAAGATTCAGTCATTTAAACTTCTTGAGCATCATATTTTATGGCTCTGTCATTGATAAAGAAATATTCTTTTTTGGCCGAATCAATCCAAAATCTAACTTCTTCTTCACTAAGTACGTTATCACCATTCTTATAATTCCAGAAAATAGACCCTTCTCTTAAATTTGTGTGTTTATAACCTATCTTAGGAATTGACATAATTCTTATAGAATTGTGAGTCATCCTTAAAAAGAATTCATACCCAAAAGTTAATTTGAATGATGGTTTTAATAACCCAAAATTTAAAAAAGAATCCTTTTTAATAACCATTCCTGAAATTTGAAAATTTTGATAAGTTTGTAATGTGTCATTAGTTAACACACCCATTTCAGAACTAATATTTAAAGCGAATGTTGCCTCATTAGTGAACCCTGCAAATTGACCTTTTTCATCTGTATCAACCACTATTGGTAGAAAAGACTCAACATCAGGGTACGATTCTGAATATTTTTTAACATTATTAAACCATATTTTTGAATACTCATCGTCAAATTCAAAAATTGAAATCCATTTTGAGTTAGCATTTCTAACCCCATAATTTACCTGTTCTGAAAAATTAGGTTCTTTTGTCCATAAAACTTTATTCACTTTTAAATCTGAAAAATCAAAAGAGTCCAAATATTCAACTAATTGAGTTTCATTAGTATGTACTATAACTAATTCATTTATTTTGGTTTTTTGTATTTTTAATGATTCGATTGCTTTTGTAAAGTATTCGTCAAAACCTCTAGCACCTGAAGATTTGATAGGTAATATTACTGATACGTCAAATTTTTCCATATTGTTTTTAATTTTAATTTTTTATTCTGCTGGTTGTAATTTAGATAATTGCTCTTCAAACGATATTTGACGAGATTTAAGATAGTAGTCAAATAATTTTACAGTATTCTTATTGAAATTTTCTTTAATCTGTAATTCCCCGACAGTTTTTTTCATACCATCAAATAGAGTTTCATTTAAATTATCCTCTAACCAATTTTGTAATACATCTGCAATAAAATCTACAATTTGGTTTTTATTGTTAATCCAAATACCATTATCTTCATTTAACCAATGAGGTAATAAATTAGGAACTAATCCTAAAACAGGTATACCTGATTTCATAGATTCGAGAGGGAATGTCCCATAGGAACTTGTCTCATCAATCCAAACAGAAAGGAAACAATCGTTAAGTGAATTTGCAAATTCTTTTTCACTCAATCCTCTCATATCTTTAAATGTAATCCATCTATACTGAGGAAATTTAATATAAAAAGTTTTAATTATATTTGCAGTGTCTCTTGGTTCTCTTGTATGAATAGCAATAATTGGTTTTGGTGGTAATGTTTGATTTTTAAAATTATCAGAAATAAAAGGTTCTAACACATCAATAGATAACCCTCTCATTACGTTTGTAATATATTCTTTTTGGAATTCTGAAGTAGTAATACATTTAAAAAATCCTAATTGGTTCCATGTCTGACCTGGTTGTAAAGTCTCTAACATATGGTCATACGCTTGACAAAGAACTATTTTACCACAAGGTAATTTAGTAATCTGACTCATTACAAATCCGTAAAGTTCAGGAATAACAATAAAGTCTTCAGGTGCGACTTGTAGATTCTGACCCTCAATAGGTTGATGAGGTAATCTATCCATATAATCCTGACCTAACCAATTAGCAACACCTGCGTAGTCAGACTTTTCATGTAGAATTATTGGGTTGTACCCATTATCTAATAAGGCAATACCCAAGTTATATATGTAGGATATAGATGCCTTTGCATTACCCTTAGTATCTTGTACTAATAGATAAATTTTAGATTTTTTGTTTTTTAAGTTCTCAATCGACTTTTCTAATTTTGTAATTTGTTCCTGATTCATATTAATATTTATTTAATAATTTTTTATTTAAAAGACTATTAAAAGCGATTTTAAACGGTATAGATAACTCATTATTTTTAATACCTAACGTTTCATCGACTTCCTCAATTTCGGTTAATAACACATCTGTTAATAATTTAACCATATCGTATTTAACAACACTAATATGGTTTTCTGCAGAACCCGAATAATCTTTCCGGGGTTTTGCGTTTGTATACTTCTCAATAGCATCTAAATCAAGATAGTAGTGTTCATTTAAAATTTTTAACATTATAAAAACTTTTTTAGTTCATCTTCCAATTCCTTTATAGTACTAATTGTGTTAGGATGGTCGATATGTTTATTATATTCAGTTTCGAATTTTATTAAAATTTTGTCTGAAGGATATTCTAATAATAATGATGGGTTGGATGTAAGTAAAATGTCTATTTGTTCCCACATTGATTTTATTGTATAATTACTATAAAAAAATACTCTTTCTAATTGACATCCGAATTTTGAAAGGAAGAATAGTGAAGCTGGCTTAGACCTACCGATTTCGTCTGAAACAACTATAAAATCATGGTTATCTCTAAGATTAACATACACATCGTTTAAATCATTAAAAGTTGTATATTCAGTAGACTGAGAGTGACCAAAAATCTCCATTGGGAATTCCTCATATAAAAATGAAAATAAATCATCAGGTTCTTTAAATTTAAAGTGTTCTCCTAAATTTAATGAAGTTACAGGTAGAATCATTTCATATTTAAAGTCTGACTCATCTTCTATCCCTTCTGTTTTTTGAATTAAGAATTTATCGTAGGTTTGTTCTATTTTACCAATCGTATTTCTTAATACACCATTAATTTCAATCCCTATTCTCATCTTCGTATTTTTCTAATATTTTAGCAATTAAAGGGTTTCGCACATTTTTAGCGTTTCTAAAATCGTAAACCCCGATATCATTAATATTTTGAAATTTCTGTAATGCGTCATATAAACCTGATTGTTTTTTATCTTTGTATCTATCTGTCTGTTCCAAATCCCCAGAAATAAAGAATTTACTATTAAAACCAATCCTTGTCATTAATAATTTAATTTGGTTAGGTGTTGCGTTTTGAGCTTCCTCAAAAACTAAGATTGAGTTGTCTATATTCATACCTCTCATGTAAGCGAGTGCAAACACTTCGATAATTTCAGCCTCTTTTAATTTTTCTCTAGCGTCTTTACCAATAATTTTATTTAATAAGTAATATGAAGGGAAAATATAAGGGTCTAACTTTTCTTCTAAATTTCCTGGTAACGAACCAAGTTTTTCTTCCGCTTCTACCGCAGGTCTAACAATTATTAGTTTTTCATATGAGTTATTCGGGTCAATTAATAAATCTACCGCCGCTTTCATTGCTATATAAGATTTACCAACACCTGCAGGTCCCGAACAAATTGTAATTTGATTTTCTTTTAAAATTTTATAATACTCTTCTTGATTTGGTGATAAAAATTTATTTTTTTGTTTTTTCTTAACTACCGAATTAATGAATTCTTTTCTTGAGAATGGTTTAACTTCAGAGTCCTCAGACAATGGAGGTTGTTTTTTTCTTTGAGTCATATTTTTAATTATATTTATAAAAATATATTTTATTTTTAACAAATGTGAATACGAAAATTATTTACGTATATATTACATAACAATTATGTGTTTCTTTATCTTTTCTAAATTATTAATAACAAAAGGTTGTAAGGATTGAAAATAGTCTGTTTGTACTTTTAAAAGGTTGTCACTGTCCTCATTTCTGGTTTGACTTTCTAAGTGATACGCAACTAAAGAACCGTCATAATAATTATCAAATCCTAATGTTACACATTTTAAATTCAACTCTACGTCCTCAAAACAACTAATATAATTTTCATTAAAATAACCACATTTCTCAAAAACATTTTTACGTATCATCAATAATGCCGCAGTAGAACCCACAACTTTTTTTACATTGGTTGTAAAATTGTAATACGATTTTAAATTAGAGTGTGTCACTTGGAAAGCTCTTTTTTTATCAATGAATGTGACAATACCATCATGTTGTATTGTGTTATCTTCATAATGAAGTCTTGCACCAACAGTACCAACCTTTTTATTGTCATTAAAAATTTTTAACATTCCGTATACAACGTTATTTAATAATTTAATATCGTTGTTTGAAAATAACAAATATTCATAATCACTTGAAATGTGATTTTTAACTATATCGTTATTTATCTGTGCAAAATTATAATAGTCATACTCGATTAGTTTTATATTACCCATTGGTAATATATTATTTTTAATCCATTCTTTTTCTTCTTTAGAAGACCCTGTATCACCAATAAAAATATCAAATAAATCACTATTACAGTTTTTATAAAATGATTCTACACAATTAAATAAAAGATTAGTTTTACCTTTAGTGACAATAACGATTCCCACTTTACCAATATTCTTGATTGTTTTTTCAGTTATTTCAGGTATATAAACATCATTAGGTTTTAAATCTATTGGTAAATTTTTACCCCACTTTTCTAAAAATTTATCTTTAGACTCAAAAAATTCTTGATTAGGTTGACCTATTGATTCGTGAGTAATTTCAAATGACGAAGTTACTCCTAGTTTAACGTTATCTAAATAATTTGGGATGCAAAAACCGTGGTCATAAAAATGAAATTTACCAAAGGATTGGTCAAATAAATGTTTTATTTTTGTTTTATCAAATGAAATAAATAATCCATCAACACTTACAACAGGAATTAAAAAAGGTAATTTGGGTGAATACTTACTTAAAAATTTTTTACCTCCTTTTGGATGGTGGTATACTTGACCAACCATTGTCTGTTGCATCCTTTCCCAATAAACACCTGATGAAGGGAAATAACAAGTACCTGCTTTTCCAATTATACCGAATTCGGGATTATTAGAAAAATCCTCAAGTAATTTAACGCCCCATCCTTTTTCTAATTTAATATCGTTATGACAACAAACAATAATGTCATACTTAGCTTCTTTGATTCCTTGATTGTAAACTTCAGATAGTGAATATTCATTATGATTTACATAAGGTAATACTTGTACCCACTGAAGTCCTGATGTTAGTATAAGATGGTCATTAAATTTATCATTATACTCTTTGTCTTTATGTGTTGAATAGATTATTGTTATCATAAATTTCGTCGAATTTATCTTTCATTTCATGAAAGAATGGTGTTATTAAAGTTTGATGTGGAAAATCAATATAGTTATCATCATTAAAAGTTGGTTTTGGTCCATGAAAATGTAAAATTTTAATGCCATTAAACGGACCCCAATAAGGTTTATAATTAAACCTATAGTTTAATCTTTCAATTGATTCATTATAAAACATTTTGTACGCGTCTTGGTCGTACACATTAAATTTACTTAAATTTAATTTAATAAATTCAACGAACTCATTATAGGTATCTTTTAAATACCTCCAATTAATCCACATTACGCCGCTATTCATATCCCAATGTTTACCAACTTTTGTAAATTCCCCAGCACACATAAATGTATTAGGTTTGTTATCTAAAATGTCAGAAATATCTGACATAAACATAACATCATTATCGGTATACAAAACATAATCATCTTTAATATCAAGAGATTCACACACAATTGGTATATCAACTCTTAAAAAGGCTCCATAAGCAATTGTGTCATCACCGTAGTGTTTTTTTAAATCATCATAAAATGTTATCCTATGGTTTATTACTGTAACACCAAGTTTAGTTAATTCCTCGATATGGGAATCTTCTTCACCATCAAGTATTAAGATAGGTGTTAAAAACGGATTTGTTTTTTTTGCGGTTATCACCGCAACTTTATACATCTTTATATAGTTTAAATAACTATTTTGATTATGAGTGTTTAATCCAGTAAACCAATAAACATTCTTTGTTTGGTTATCTTTATTAGAAATTAATTTATACCAAGAACCGTCACCATAACTATTATCAGGTTTACCTAACATTTCGTTGACCGCAACTCTAACACCCGCAATATGTCTATGAACATTAACAAACTCATCAGTTTGATAATCATGACCTGAAATAACTTTTTTAACCAACGGACTCCAATGAACGATGTCATTTTTAACACATTCATATTTATGACAGGCATCAATATAAACCATATCACATTCTATAGAATAATCTGTAGTATAACCTTTAATTTTTCTAATATTTCCGTATAAAGAAGCTCTCAAATCAAATTGTTCCTCAACATCAACGTAATCGGCATAACTAGCGGAATCCGCATCATCAAATCCACCTTCCCAAGAGTCAATACATATTATAATTCCGTTTGGGAATTCTTGAGCGAAGATTGCACTACTCTCACCCATATAGGAACCTAACTCAACAATTGTAGGAGATTCCCCTAATATGGGTTTTAAATCTTGACATAATTTTCTTAACTCTAACTCAAAATCATGAGTTCTCATTACAGTCTTCAATTCTTTCATATTCCTGTAGAACCAAATCCATTCTCCCCTCTATCTTTATTTTTTTGATTTTTATTTTCGGTTAACTCTACCCATTTACCATTTACTACAGGACATAAAACCGCTTGAGCAACTTTCATTCCTTTTGGAATCATAACATTATAGTTGTTGGTGTTAAATATAATCACCTGTATCTCTCCTGTATAACCATTATCTACAGTACCTGGTGAATTTAATACCATTAAACCTTGTTTTAAAGATAACCCACTTTTAGACCTTACCTGAATTTCATATCCGTCTTTAATGTCTAAAGAAATTCCTGTTGGTACCAAAACTCTACCAAATGGAGGGATATCAACGTCAATTACAGAATGTAAATCAAATCCTGAATCGCTTGGATAATTGTATTTTGGCTCAACGGAATCAGGGTGTAACTTTACAAATCCAAGAGGTAATTTAGGGTTGTAGTTGGATAAATCATCCTCGAGAGATTTCATATCTAACCCAAAGTCATTTAAAATCATATCATAATCCAACTCACCGTTCCCACTCTCATCAATCATTTTTTGGAGTTTTTTTGCATACTCACTTAAGTCTAAATCATCAAGTCCATTCATTATTGTAAATTTTTTAATTTTTTAATTGTGTCGACTAAAACAACAACATCTTTTTCACAGTATTCTGAGATTGATTTTAAATCTTGTTTTTCCCAATAGGTTTCATGTACCTTATCACCTGTAACTTCACCATCTTTAGGTGTTGGGATTTCTAAACAACTACACATTAAATCTAATGAACCAATTGAGGAGTACGCTCCGTATTGCCAAATTTCTTTAGTGTCAATTGCCTTTACTTCCCATGGTTTTGTATCATAAGATGGAAGAATTTTTGACGGCATAATACCATTGATAATCATTCTTTTAGCTAACATCGGGATATCAAAATTCTTAAGATTGTGACCACATAAATAAAAATCTAATTTGTGACACCTATCAAGTAAATTTCTAACTTGGATTAATAATTCTTTTTCGTTATTACCTGAAAAAGTTTGTTTTTTAACATCTCCATTATCCATAACAAACGCCATTGATACACAAACTATTTTTGCAAACTCAGGTACTAGAGCAGCTCTTCGTTTAAACATAAAATTTTTAGAGTCGATGTCAACCGTAGCATCTTCAGGGAATCTTTTTTGGAACCAATCAAAATACTTTTCAAATTGACTAGCAATCTCAGGACTAAATTTTTGACAAGAATCATAGTCGGGACAACCCCCGACAGTTTCAATGTCTAAGAATAAAATTTTTGTAATTGGTATATTAATCATAACTTATTTAATTAGTGATTTGTAAAATTCTTTTCGCAAAGTAGTAACATTTTGCAAATTGTATTTGTCTTTAACAGTTTCATATAGTCTTTCACCCATATCTGTCATTAGGTTTGGATTTTGTAATAATTTTTTAATGAATTTATGCCAATCACTATGATTTCTATTTTCATTAACTAACATAGCATTACCATCAACAAACTCACCATTTTTTAGACAATGTTTAAGGTCTATAGTGTAAGGTCCTATTTCGGAAGCGATTAATGCCTTTTTATAAAATCCCGCCTCAATCACTTTTAATTGAGATTTCATTCTATTGAATATGTGGTTTTTGATTGGAGCTAAAGATATGTCAAACTTAGAGTAGTTAGAGGCATATTGTGTTACAGGTCTTGTCCATACTCTAACATAAGGTAATGACTTATCAGTCATATAATTTTTTTCCTCATACAACGTTAGATATTTTTTATAGTCTTCATCGATAATACTATATTTATCTGTAAATATTTCTTCATAACGAGCCCAAACAGTTTCTTCAGGTCTAATTGGTCTTTGTTTTTTTTCTCCCGTTTGTTTGTTAATTTCTGTTATATGACCTCTAGTATCGAAACCACATAAAACATATTGTATGTTATTTTTTAATGAACTGTTTTTTGTTACAAATCCATCTAATAACTTTAAATCATGTAAGTGGGAAGAACCACCTAACCAACCAACTCTAATTCTATCAGATTCTAATGTTGGTTCTTTAAACTGAGGTTCATTTGGGTCCACTGCATTTGGTAAAACAATTACGTTTTTGTTAAATTTACGTATTTCATTTGCAAATATTTCAGTAGTTGTTGTAACATAACTAGCTTCTTTTAGATTAGCAACAATTTTTTCATGTATTTTTTCTTGTAAAATAATACTATGGATAGGATGTTCTTTTGTCGGTAACCAATAATCATCAATATCAACTACTACAACAATACCCATTGATTTTAAATTTCTAATTATCGCAGGACAGGAGTCGTAATTTTGACCAATGTTTCTATGTACATGGACTATTTGGTACTTCTTCCAATAATTGGGGTCACTAATTCTTGGTTCATAATCGATATCGACATGAAAATCATCATTATACATGTTTTGTAACATTATATGGGGGTCAATCGACCTAAATTTACCAACACCTGTACGGTCTGATGGTAATACTAAAACTTTAATTTTTTCTGACATATTTTTATATATAACATAGAAAATATAGTCAGATAAACAGACATTATCAATATAATAATAAATAAAAAACCCCATCGATTGACGGGGTTCAAGTTATTGTACTTTTTTAATTTTGGTTACCTTACCTTCAAAAATGTGTTTTCCAACTTTAAATTGGAAAAGCTCATTTGATTTTTGGGTTGATTCGGTCAACAAACCGTTTTCAGATAAAACTTCTTCAACAGTTTCTCTCACAATATCTTTAATTTGTTTTGCGGTAAGTGAACTACTAATTTGATTTGGATTAGTTTGTTGTCTTTTAGGATTTGTCTCATTTATGACATTACCATTAGAATTCATTAACCTCGTAGCTTTCTCAACTAACTCATTTGATAAAGTGGGACCTGACATACCATTAGGTTGTGCAATTGGATATTCTATCATAAGTTGTTTTATTTCATCTGGTAATTTAGACCCCATAATTCTATCTACCGTAGGTGTTTCGGTATTATAAATTGGTTTTGATTGTTCCATCATAAATTCTTGTGGAATGTTGTAATTAGCTTTAGGATTATCAAAATTTTCAGTATTGGGAATGTTGTAATTTGCCAATGGTACATTTTGACCACTTCTCGGCATTTGATTATGAATATCCATCATTTTTTTGGATATCATTAATTTTTGTAATAAATCATTTTCGTTTGTCATATTTAAATGTTTTCTTCTTCATTATTAAAGACCGCGTTAATCACTACTCTTTTCATACTTCTATCACCTCTTGGATTATAACCAGGTTTTGGTGTGTTAAAATTTTCAGCGGTCGGTTTAAATGATAAAATTTTATCAAGTCTAAAAAGTCTCCACCCAGGTAATGGTTGTTCACCTTTATATCCTGTGTGTGAAGAACCTTCTTCATCCCAAGCTCTTAAAACAGGGTTATCCGCTTTACTGTAACCAAAACAAACAGGTTCAATAACACGTAATCCCCTACCACCTGGCTCGTCACCATCATAATAAATTACTATTTTTTGTTTTTTCTTAATAGAATCTATTATAGACTCGACAGAAGCTACTTCTAAAATAAGTGATTTAGTTATGTTGTAAAGTTTCATTACGCGGATGGTGTTGTGTATGGTTTGTTAGGTTGATATTCGTTAATAACTATTTCAGCTTTTCTTTCCAAAATATCTTGGATTGCTCCTGCTCCTTGGTTATAAACATCTAAAAATCCTCCCGTACCTTTACCTTGCTCATCACCATCGGCTAAAGCATCAGGATTAACACTTGAGTATTCATTTGCGGTCTTTTTAAAATCATTTTTAGGTAATAATTTAGCTCTTTCCGCCTCAGCTATTGAACTTAACTCATTTTTAGGTTGTTCAAAATTTAAAGGTTCATTTACTGCCATTTTTAAATTATTTTTTTAATTAAGTCGTTTATGCGTTTTAGGCTTTCGGTAACCTCCAAATTATAATATTCGGTGTTACTACTATGACTTTTTGATGGTCTATTTAAATTGTTTATTCCATTTTTTTCATGTGGGTCTATAAATTGGTTAGGAAGAACTTCAGACCTATTTTGTTTTAAACTATGTACACCATCCCTCATTGATGTTAGGGTATTATCAACCCAATTTCTAACATAATGACCTCCATTTAATATAAATGGTAAATCGTTTTCTCTTCCATTGAATGAATCAAACCAATTTTTCATTCTTTTTAGTTGTTGGTATGAAATTTCACCATTATCTCTAAGTTCTTTATTTCTTCTAAAACCTTCGGTGTTTTCATCCGCACCTTGAGCTGCGTCATGACATTGTTTTAAATAGGTCATAACATCTTCAGGTAATTGGACTTTATTTCCGTATAAATCTTTATTCACTGGTTTTTAAAATACTTATAAGTTTATTAATACTTATACCTTCTTTGTCGGCAATTTTTTTAATTGATTGTAAGTTTTTAACTAATATTTTACTAACAGGGGAATCTTTTCTAACAACGTCAGAATAATCACTATCCTTTTTAGATAACATATCCTCAACCATTTTAATCATTCTTTGTTTTTGTGCCTCTTCTAAAGAACCCTTCTCAACTAAACGTTGTTTAAGTTTACCCTTTTTTCTTTTTTGACCTTTTAATTTACCAAAGTCATTAGTCCTCTCAACAGGGTTATCAACACCCATATCTTTAAGAGTTTTTACTGATTCGATAAAATCCATATCTTTAGTTTCTTCATAACCAAAGGCATCTGAAAAATCAATCTCTTTAACAATATCTCCATCCTTTTCTTCACTTTCACCGTAATAAACTCTATAACCTCTAGTTACAGGGTCATTGGTTTGTCTTGTGGCAACAATAGTTTGGTCCATTGTCTTCTTTGGGTGTAAGTACATATTAATAAATGGAATACTTGAGTCTCTAAAGGTACCGTCAGAACCTATTAATTCATTTATTTCTTTAGTATCACTAACATCATCAAGTTCTTTTTCAATATCCTTCTTTTTAACTTTTTCTTTCTTGGTTAAAAATTTTTGGACAATTGATTTAACTTTTTTCTCATCTTTTTTATTGAAGTCTTTTTTGTTATCGGTTTTTCTAGATTCGGATAAAGTTTCCGCAACAGAATAATATAGGGAAATTTTATCACCTTTATCTTTAAGGAAAAAATAACAATTATTATTAAAGTATTCTTTATTAAAATTAATCATGACTTTTTTATCAATAAATACTTCGTTTTAATGTATTTATCATAAAAAAAGATGTCGAGTCAAAATATAAATCAATATGTAAGGAACAACCTATACCCAAAACTTTATTTGGATAGTTATGATATGTCCCTAACATCTGATGAAACAGATTTTAATCAGGAGGTTGTTTTCTCACCTTATTTAATCGCTCAAACATATGGTAATAAACTACCAATCAATATTGACATAAATAATATTGATACCGTCCAAAATTTAAATTTAACATATAAAAATTATAACAATAACAATATTTTTGTTTCTCAAAATTATTACAACCCTGATAAATTAGATTTGAAATGTTTTACTGCAGAAACTTCATGTGATATAGGTTTAACAGGAATTGATAACGGTTTAGTAAATAAAATGACAGGTCAAACCATAACATTTACTAAAGGTTTATTTTCAGATTTTTTAAAATTTGATAGGTTAAGTTTTGATAGAAGATTCAAAATGTTCCAAGTAACGGGGTATACAAATACTCCAAATGTAAGATTTTCTGGTTTTAATAATACCGTATTATATGAAGTCGTTAGTAAAAACGACCCTGTAATCGGTAGATACCACGAATTATATGGAGGGTTTTATCAAGGGTTTTATAAACTTCATGGTTATGATTATGAAATTTTTCCTGAAAGGATGACCAAAGGGTGGTCGGTCGAAATGATTCTTAAACCGAGATTATTTAATGAATATGTACTAGGACCTGGCGAGACAACATTAAATGGGATATACCCAAATAATAAAAATACATTTTTTTATTTTGGTACTAGAGCCGAGAATAAGTTTTATCATCATGCGGATGGTACTCCTGATTGTTTTACAGGTTATACTCGAGTAACAACTCCTTTAACGGGTTTAAGTACATGCGCATGTTGTGATTTAACAATAAAGAATAGTAGATGTATATATGTATACCCGCCAAGGTCTAAGGATGGTAAACATGACCCTAGAGTTAATTATGGTTGTGATACATGTGGTGGTTTAAAGACAAAACAGTTATCATGCGGGTGTGGTTGCGACAAACCACAATGTGAGAATTGTGGGTGGGAATGTCAAACACACATTTGCCCAACAACACCCACCCCAACCCCAACTCAAAGTCCTACACCAACCCCAACAAGTAATAATTGTATTGTTACCCCTACTTGTACACCTACATGTACTAAGTGTGATACTTGCGATGACTGTTTAGATTGTAAACCTGAAGGTTTTTCTTCTATTGAGGACACTTGTGAAAAGGACCCATTATACGACTCAATGTCAAATGCTTTTTCATTAAGATTATGTGGAGACCCTAAAAACCCAAAAATAGGTGTTAGATTTTTAAGATTTACAGGTGATTGTACAACTTCAGGAGAGTGTTCTACTAGTGGAATCACATACTCAACGGGATATACTATAACTGATATATGTACACCACCAATATACCCAAGATGTGAAAAAGAAAATCCTGCTTGGTTAAATGAAGAACATTGGTTCCAAGTTAATGTTGTTTGGGAAAGATATACTTGGTTCGATTACTGTGATTTAAAATATCGTGGTGGATTAGGTGATATAACTAAACAAGTTTATTTAGAATCTTTAGCAAATAATACAACCTCATTAATTAGTACTCCTTACACAAAAGAAAATGGTAAAGTTGCTGAAAAAATGGATATCATCAATTTAAATGAAAAATGGTTAATTGAGGGTAAAATGAGAAAGGGTAGATTAAAAATCTACATTAATGGTAAGATATTTCACACTATCGAGGATTTTGAGGAAATTATACCAAGAGCTCTAAATACTGATAAAGAAAAACAGGTTGGTGTACCATTTAATATCTCATGGGGCGGAGGAACACAAGGGCTTAGAGAAAACTTAACCTTCTCCTCAACAACAATTCCTAATGGACCCTATATCCAAGACCCTGAGTGTTTTCCAACTAATGATTTAACGGCAACAACATTCAATGGGTTAACTACTAATATTTTAATCGAACAAAATTTTGCAGGTACTTTTGATGGAGGAATCTCACAATTTAGAATGTATGTAGAACCATTATCGGCACCTGAAGTTAAACACAATTTTAAATTACTTGTAAGTAAATTTAATATGTTTAATCCAGATTGTCCTAATTGTTCAACAACAATATGTAAACCTGACGACATTACTTATATACTTTCTGCAGATACTCCAACCACAACAACTGAAGACCCATTTGGTAACGAACCTTTAGGTAGATTATATATTGAGGATTTAAGAGATAAAAATTATTTGATTGAAAGGAAGTTAAAATTAACTCCTAATAAACCAACTACAATGTATTGGGAGTCCGATGAATGGTGGGGAGACCAAGGAAAAACTTCTGAATGTGTTGGTTACGCTTGGGCTCATTGGGTCGAGGACGGGCCAATCAAACATAGCGGTATCGCTCCAATAGTTCACCCAACAATTATTTATAAAGAAGCTCAAAAAATAGATGAGTGGCCTGGTGAAAATTATAAAGGAACTTCTGTTAGAGCGGGGGCCAAATATTTAAAGAGTATTGGTAGAATTGAGCAATATTTATGGACTTATGATATAAACGTTTTAATATCGACTGTATTAACTAAAGGACCTGTTGTTGTCGGTACTAATTGGTACTCATCGATGAATAGACCTAATATTAATGGTTTAATGAAAGTTTCGGGTTTCAAGATTGGAGGTCATGCCTATGTTATCAATGGTGTTGATACAATTAAAAAACAATTTAGAATTAAAAATAGTTGGGGTCGTTCTTGGGGTAAACAAGGACATGCCTTTATTTCTTTTAATGATATGAATAAACTTATTAGACAAAACGGTGAAGTTTGTTTAGCTATAGAAAAAAGGTCTAACTAATGAGTGAAATTATAGTAATAAAAAGTATAAATTACGATGGTGAATTGGCGAATGTGTTATTTAAACCATCGGGGTCTAACAAAGTCATTAATTTGGGTAATATTACATTACCTTTTGAATTCGACCCTTCTTTATTAGTTCCTCCTTTAAAACCATATGGTGATTACACTATTTTCCTTGTTGAGGAAAGTTGTACTTATTATTTAAACGTTCCTGCACCAACTCCAACTCCAACACCTAGTAACACAACTACAAAAACCCCCACACCAACACCAACTCCTACCCAAACACCAACTCAAACTATTGACCCTTGTAAATTTATTACACCAACACCAACTAAAAGTGTTACACCAACTAAAACACCTAAATCATCTCCAACACCTACACCAAGTTGGGACCCGTGTATAACACCATTCCCAACTAAAACTCCAACACCTACTAATACTCAAACGCCTACATTAACTCCAACACCAACACTTATTACTTATTATATCACGAGTGAATCGGGTAATCCTATAATTTCTGAAGATAATAATTATATTATTCCTGAAGATTGTGAATAACGATAAATATATATTATTAAATGATTCAATCAATAGAAATAACTGGTGCGTCAGGTACAGGTCCTTACGACATTGAGGTATGTGATATCACATTATCATTGTGTGTACCAATTGCGTCATCAGTTCCTATACCACCAACCTATCAATTTACATTACCTAACGTTTTAAGTGGTGCAACTGAAGTTGTTGTAAGATTAATTGATTCTGAGGGATGTCCTTGTTTACAGGTATGCCCATGTATTTTACCTAGCCAAACGCCAACATTAACCCCTACAATAACACCAACAATGACAGTTAATTGTAATTGTCTTGAGTTTAATAATGAGGATGTTATTGAACATACAATTTCTTTTATTGATTGTAGTGGTAATAATATAGACACTGTTATTTCACCTGAAACGGTATTAACTTTTTGTGGTAAAAGTCCTTCAGTTAGTAGCCCTTCAGTTATTGTTACAATAGGGGATTTTTGTGTTGGAGGAGTGTGTCCTCCCCCACCACCGACATTAACTCCTACACAAACACCGACTAACACCTCAACACCAACAATTACACCAACAAAAACATTGGTACCTTTAGTGGGATATTTCCAATATTGTTGTGACCCGTCAAATATTGTTATTATCTCAACAATTCCTCTTAGTTATTATCCATTGAGTGGAGTTTATTATGTTGAAAGTGCAGGTTTTAATGGTTGTGTTACTTCAATACCTCCAACATTTTCACCTAATGCGTATGTTTACATCGATGCAATATCGTTTACTTCATGTTCTGATTGTGAATCAACTTATCCATGTCCTTCACCAACCCCTACTGTAACACCTACCATCACCCCAACGGAAACCGTTACACCCACTGTAACATCGACCCCAACTACAACGCCAACAGTTACACCAACGGAAACCGTTACACCCACTGTAACATCGACCCCAACTACAACGCCAACAGTTACACCAACCGAAACTGTCACTCCAACAGTTACTATAACACCTACTAATACCGTCACTCCAACAGTTACTAAAACATCAACTCCTACTATTACTCCCACTAAAACTTCAACTGTTACCCCAACTGTAACTAGAACCCAAACGATTACACCAACTAATACGGTAAGACCAACTAATACTCCTACCAATACTATAACTCCAACAAAAACTCAAACACCAACTATTACACCAACACACACAATTACTCAGACTAATACGGTAACGCCAACTAACACTGTTACCCCAACTAATACCATTACCCCAACAATTACAAGAACTCCAACTAATACCATAACACCAACTAATACACCTACTAATACTGTAACTCCGACTAATACTATAACTCCAACTAATACTGTAACTCCGACTATAACACCTACTAATACCATTACCCCAACAATTACAAGAACTCCAACTAATACCATAACACCAACTAATACACCTACTAATACTGTAACTCCGACTAATACTATAACTCCAACTAATACTGTAACTCCGACTATAACACCTACTAATACTGTAACTCCAACTAATACTATAACTCCAACTAATACTGTAACTCCATCTATCACGCCTACTAAAACTGTAACACCTACTAATACTATTACTCCAACTATTTCATTAACACCAACAAGAACTCAAACTCCAACTATAACACCTACTAATACTGTAACTCCAACTAATACTGTAACTCCATCTAATACTGTAACTCCGACTATAACACCTACTAATACTATTACTCCAACTATTTCATTAACACCAACAAGAACTCAAACTCCGACTATAACACCTACTAATACTATTACTCCAACTAATACTATAACTCCAACTAATACTGTAACTCCGACTATAACACCTACTAATACTATTACTCCAACTAATACTGTAACACCTACTAATACTGTAACTCCAACTAATACTGTAACTCCAACTAATACACCTACTAATACTGTAACTCCGACTATAACACAAACACCAACTAATACTGTCACCCCTACAGTTACTCCAACTATTTCATTAACACCAACAAGAACTCAAACTCCAACTATAACACCTACTAACACTGTAACTCCAACTAATACTGTAACTCCGACTATAACACCTACTAATACTGTAACTCCAACTAATACTGTAACTCCGACTATAACACCTACTAATACTGTAACTCCGACTAATACTGTAACTCCAACTAATACTGTAACTCCGACTATAACACCTACTAATACTATTACTCCAACTAATACTGTAACTCCAACTATAACACCTACTAATACTATTACTCCAACTAATACTGTAACTCCATCTATCACGCCTACTAAAACTGTAACACCTACTAACACTGTAACTCCAACTAATACTGTAACTCCAACTAATACTATAACTCCAACTAATACTCAAACTCCATCTATCACACCTACTAAAACTGTAACTCCAACTAATACCATAACACCAACTAATACTGTAACTCCGACTAATACTCAAACTCCATCTATCACGCCTACTAAAACTGTAACTCCAACTATAACACAAACACCAAGTAATACTGTAACTCCGACTATAACACCTACTAATACCATAACACCAACAAGAACTCAAACTCCAACTATAACACCTACTAATACTATTACTCCAACTATTTCATTAACACCAACAAGAACTCAAACTCCAACTATAACACAAACACCAACTAATACACCTACTAATACTGTAACTCCGACTAATACTGTAACTCCGACTAATACTATAACTCCATCTATCACGCCTACTAAAACTGTAACACCTACTAATACTATTACTCCAACTAATACACCTACTAATACTGTAACTCCAACTAATACTGTAACTCCATCTATCACGCCTACTAAAACTGTAACACCTACTAATACTATTACTCCAACTAATACACCTACTAATACTGTAACTCCAACTAATACTGTAACTCCATCTATCACGCCTACTAAAACTGTAACACCTACTAATACTATTACT